TAATGATTTCAGCACTTGTACCACCACTTGTTGTTGCAATAGTGTTACCACCCATTACAACAAGTCTTACTTCTGTAATGATTTCATTAGATTCTGAGTTTAACTCAAAACTATTGTTATCTAAATGGTGAATTTCAAATGATAATAAGTTACCATCAATGCTTAATGCTTGAACTAAAATGTTTGCTGTACCTATATTGTGATTTACAATATTGATTCCTGGTAAAATATTTCTTATAATACTGTATTGTCTTACATTACTACCACCTGTAAGCTTGAACATTTTTTGAGCAAGCAATACACCTTCTAACATTCCTTCAGTGTAAGTCTTTGAATTTTCTTGTACGTAGTATGAATTATGTCCCTCACAAACTAGTGCAAAATTTAACACATAAAAGTCTTGAGGTAATTTACCTTTACCTTTATGTATTTCTATAGCTTTTGAACGCGAAGGGTTTACCTTAAGACCCAGTTCATAATTAACCTTCATTGCAACTTTGATAAGTTGTTGAGGATCTATTGAACTTTCTAAGTCATAAGTTCTCATGTCTATCTTGACACTTTCAAGTAGTTCATCAAATTCTTTATATTGTACTTCAGTCAACATCGTTTTTTATATTAAATTATCTAGCAGTGTGTTTAAGATCTTGTGCAGCATCTTGTGGAATCTGCATCATTAATCCTAAATCTCTCATAGCAAGTTGTTCTATTTCAGGAAATAAGTGTTCAGGAACATTATAAGGACTATCTTGAATAAACTGACAGTCATCAGCAGGATCACAGTTATAGTTAGAAATGTCACCTTCAAACACACCTTCAATTCTTACAGCATCCCATTCTAAATTAGGAAAATACAGATGACCATCTAAATACCAATAATATTTTTTCTTATTATACTTAAATGTTTTTTGTCTTTCCATTTGTTGGAAAGTTGTTGGATATGTGCTTGTAAGATCTTCTGACAAATCTAATGATGTAACAGCTCTAATTAAAGGTCCCCAATATCCATCATATAACTCAGGTAGTTTATCTTTTGTTCTTTTAAAATAACAACCTGTGTCAATACCATGACATTGAGCTTGTGCTCTGTCTACTTCAATCAGTTCCACAAAATCTAAAGTTTGAAATACTGATTGATATTTCATAATGCGATTCAAGTTATCTTGTCTACGCATCATTAGTTTTGCATGCTTGTTAACAAGAGAGTACAAGAAACGGTCAGTTAAGAAAGCGTCTTGCTTAACTGCTTTTACTTGGTTACGCACCCTTGATAATACTTCACCTATTGTAATCATTTGTTATAATTCAAATTCGTTATACATTGATATGTCTTGTTCAACCTGTTCTTTAAAAGATTCATAACCTTTAGTTCTGAACATACTTGATATTTTTATCTTAGGATCAATTTCTACATATAACTTCCATTTTTCAGGATATGTTTTACTGACCATTCTTTTAAATGCTCTTGTAGGTTTGAATCCCCAAAGCTCATGATTTTTAAATCTATACTTTGTACCATAAGTAGTATAGAAAATCTTTGCTAAATGTTGATCACTTTCCCAGTTGCGAAATTCTATGACTTTCATATATTCAGCACTGGTCTTGTAGTCAACATTTGGACTACGCCTTGGTTGACAAGTTCCTATGAATAGATGTCCAATTTGTTCTGGAATCTCAACACCATCTCTATTCTCAATCACAGTAGACCAAAGGTTTGTGTTGAATGTGTGAATTATCTTCTTTACATCAGCAGCACTAAGGTCTTTTGCAGAAGGAACTTTTTGTTTAAGTAACTCAATAAATTCTGAGTTTAAAGTTCCTTCAGCACTGGGTCTAAAACGAGGTGCATTAAGATTTGGTTTTCTTGCATCTTTCATATGTTACCTACAATAAGAATTTACTAAATTTTTGGGACATTATAAAGAACTTCTTTGATTAATTAGACTGTATATGTGAATTCACTTATAAGTCCCTTGCTAGAGTCATGTATATGAATGATTGCAGAACGTGAGTTTCCAACGTATTTGTTATGATAATGGTAGTAATCTGAAGATGTCAATGCTGGAATTATTCTTGTTACAAAACCATTTTGTTCATTCTCAGTTACAAATTGAGTTGTTTTACGTCCATGATAATGACCTGTGTAAAGCATTCTATATTTAGAAAAACCCCATTCACTAGCAAATTCCACAGCATATACTAATGGATTGTTTTTTGCTGTTACATCACCATGTTCAAAACATAACATGTTTAAACCATATGTAACAACCTTTCTCTCAGCGTAGGTTACATTAAATTCTATGTCTTCCCAACTCTTAAATGCTTGAGATACAGCATGTAACAAATGAAATGAACTTAATCTGTCATGATTACCAGGTATAAACAATACTTCTAATTTCTCACAGAACTGTTTAGCTATACCAATTGCTTGGCATATTCCATCAAATGCTTTTATGTAAGCTTCAGTTGCCATCTCAGAATTCTCAACTGGAGTTCCTTTTGTAGTTGTACCACCAAAGGTATCCATGTTAAGCGTATCTGGGCCTATTACAAACACTATCTTCTCTAAGACATAGTTTGTATGAGCTTTCTCAATTAAGTAGCTTACAGAGGCTCTGAGGATCTCTGCCATGTCTTCATTACCTACTTTGCCAAAGTGCAAGTCTTGTAATGATAAAACCCCACATACTTTTTCTTTAGAACTAGTGTTCTGCCAAAAAGCTGCAGGGTCAAGTGGTGTTATTTGAGGTATCTGATAAGTTTCAAGTAACTCAAGAAAAGTACTTTGTATTTTTTCTTCTTGTGGTACTCTACTTACTAATGCTGATACTAACCATTTTGTACCTTTCTCTTTATTCCAATACTGAGAAAGTTTCCAAATTTTTGTGTCAATTTTTAGAAGTGAGATAATCTCTTCTGCACTACGTGGTTCTGTTGCAGAAAGACCTACAATTTTACTAGTGCCTGATTCTAAGTCTTCATGAATTTCAATTCTTTTAGAATCTTCATCTCTGTTGTGAAACCTGTCTTTGGCGTCAACACCAAGTTGTTGTTCTAGTTCAAATAATATTTCTTCATTTGAAATTGATTCAGATTTTTTTGTTAAATTTGCTTCTACCATTTGGATGATTACAGAATCTATTCTGGAACCTGCATCATTTAAAACTTTAATGACTTCTTCTTTTATCTTTTGGTAATAAGATATTGAAATACCTAGTCTTTGAGATTCAGCTTCTGCTGACTTCTTTCTTTTTAAGCTATGGTATACTGCTGCAATAATATTCATAGGTTATTTTTATTATGGTTAAACTTTAGCAAAAATAAGAAATTAATTAACAATTTCTTATAAATGCAATGGTTTTTAAAAAGATACCCCCAGCTCTCGCCAGGGGCACTTCTATCAAAACAATAGGAAAACCAACAAACCTAAAGTCAGATTATTTTTGAATATTAACCATTTATAAGTGCAAAACATTCTGCACTAGCAGTACAAGGACCTCCCATTACAATTGAGATAACATTAATAGGTTGATCTTGTCCAGCAACACCATATCTAAATACAGGTGCTCCACTTATACTGCATATTGCAAATTGAAGTCCTGAACCAGTATCTAGAGTAGGTAACATTGTAGTATTAATCAATACATATCCTGCAGTAATATCAGTGTAATGGAAATATAACATTTCACCACCAACCATTAACTCTTCATATGGTACAACTACAGTGTAACAAGTAGGTTCAGTTTGGTTTTCTTCACATGCTTCACCTTCTGCAAGATTTACTTCAGGAGAATTTGTTACTGAGTCACTTAAAGCACAAAAGACATGAGTATCAAGACCACCAATACCACCTATTCCAAATTGTTGTGGAACTCCATTACAATCTGTATAGTTTACAGTTTGAATTTCAGCTGCTGTTGTTGTTGCAGTATAAGATATACATGGTGTAGGAGGAGGAGTACAAGCAAGTACTGTAACACTTGATGTTGTTTGAACCTCACAACTTCCAGATGCACTAATTTTGTAAACTTTTATATAATATGTACCAGCAGTTACTCCTGTAAATGTGTGAGTATATGTTGAGGCTGTGCCTGTTACAATAAAATCATGATATTGTAAAGGAACAGTAGGTGCACTTGTACTAACTAATTCTACAGTTAAGTTTGTTGCTGCTCCTATAGCAGCGTCATTAAATGTTAATTCAACAGTTTCACAATCTACAGAATCACTATAAAATTCTGTTACAGGTACACATATTGGTGAAGTACAAGCTTCTGTTTCTATTAAAACAGGACAAACTGTTCCACCGCATGATGCTGGTGTAACCACAGTTCTAGTTCTAGTTCTTGTATCTGCTTCACAAGCTGACCATTCGCTCCATGCGGAAACTACACAATCAACAGGAACACAACATGCTTGAGTCTCAGTTAAAGTTGGGCATACTGTACCACCACAAGATGCGGGTGTTACAACTGTCCTTGTTCTTGTTTGAAAACCACCAACACATGACGACCAAGCACTCCATCCAGATACTACACAATCAACTGGTGTACAGCATGATCTAGTTTCAATTAATGTTGGACATGCAACACCACCATTTGATGCAGGTGTAGTTACAGTTCTAGTCCTTGTTTCAATACCATCAATACATGATGACCATGATGACCACGCTGAAACTACACAATCCACAGGAACTGTACAACTTTGTGTATCTGTTAATGTAGGGCATGCTGTTCCACCACCACTAGTTGGTGTTATAATAGTACGTGTTCTTGTTTGTATTCCATCTGTACAAGTAGACCAACTAGACCAAGCTGAAACCACACAATCTACAGGAACTGTACATGCTTGAGTTTCTGTTAGTGTAGGACAAGCAGTACCACCATTTTGAGGTGCTTGTATAACTGTTCTTGTTCTTGTTTGCACACCATCAACACAAGTTGACCATGCTGACCAATCAGACACAACGCAGTTAACAACTGGAAGTGTACCATCGCAACAATCACAAATTCTTGCAGCAAGAGTTTGAATTACTTGGTTAATATTTACACCAGGTAAAATTCCTAAACAAGGAATGGCAGGTCCAGTATATCTTACGCATGTGTCAAGAACAATCTCTTCACATGGTTCACCTATACAATCTGGTGGTGGTGGAGCTGGAACACATGGTGTTGGCTCTGTACAAGGTTGACAATATTGATTAGGATACATTATATTTAAATTTTATTTGTTTATTATTATGAACAGATTATTTCACCAGCACATGCTATAGCTCTATTAGTTGATATTGTTCCTAAGCAGTTATAAGTTTTAATCTTAGGTGTACAAGGATCATCTATACCACATTTTACATATTTTTGTGATTCATAAATGTGTTCTACTGTAGACACACCTGTTGCAAATGTTTTTGTAATAGATTCTAATACAAACATACTACAATCACCATCTACATCATAATTTAATACTGCTGTAAAAGGAGCAATTGTATTTGCTACAGTATTACCTGTTGATATGTCTTTTAATGTTAGTATTGTTTTTCTTCTTTTTGTCAAATATGTATCACCATCACATATTGCGTTAAACTCATCATGCACAATATCTTCAACACTAATACAATAAAGCACTGCAGATAATGCAATTATACCAACTGTTGTTGTAACTGTTGAATCATCACATGAATATTGAGCAATAACTTGTATTTGATAATTTTTAGTAGGGTCTGGCACAATTGTAATTGTGTGACTATTTGTACCAAATGGTTTAGTTACATTTAATATTGGTGAACCAACAATAGATGTTCCATTCCACTCATATGCTTTTACTAGATAACTTAATGGTGCTTCTGATACAGATCCTGTATTAGGTGCAGACCATGTAATTGTTGATCCTGAAGTAGTTAAATTAGTTATTTGAAGATTTGAAACAGGAACAGGAATACATGGTAATGTACCATTTGAACAACAATTACTAACTGCTGTTCTCATATCACAGATTGTCAACCACATATTTACTATAGTTTCTGACAAAGTAGTTGGATTTGCAACCCAACCAGCAATTTGTGACATTGTATTTGCAGGAGTAGTTAATTGTGCAGCAGCATCTAAGCCAGCACATTCTTTTCCTATTGCTGTTGATAAAGCTGCGTTAGTTCCTAACAATGTTGTTAATTGACAAAACTTACTTTCAAATGCTGAAAAAGCTTGTCCAATAGGAATAACTGCTCCTGGTGTTGCACTACTTGCACATTGAGATACAACAGATATTGTTGTTCCTGTACCACCACCACCTGTATTTGATTCTAATACAGTAACTCTATTTTGTAAATTTGTAATTGTTAAGTTAATACTTGTTATTTCATCTATGATTTCACATATTTTAGATGCCAAGTATGCACTATAATCATTTGGAAGTAATGCAGTTATTTCATCTCCATCTTCTGTAAAATACAAACATGCAGGTAATGAAATTGGTAATACTGTACCACCACCTCCAGAACCCTCATCACAACAATTATCTTCAAAATAACATTGCTTATCAATAATCAATTGCAATGCTTGAACAATTGTAGTAGGTTCAACAGCACCTGTAGGTACTAAACATTTGAAATCTAAAGTAGTAAGATCAATAACTCCAGAAGCTATCTCACATAACTTTATTGCTAACTCATAAACAACATCTGTAATTGAGTCTCCTTTGCAAAGTTCAATGCAAGGAATATCTGGACCTTGCCAAATAACGCATGAAGATGATATTTTTGTACATCCATCTTCAGGTTTTAAATTTAAGTTGCTGTTTATAGGTTTCATTATATTGTCTTGATTTTTTCTTCAATACTAATTTTTGAACAACTTCCACCAAATGTTAACCCACAAGTATTCAATTCAAGAGTTCTTAAATAAAGTTCTCTCATATCACTTGCATATTCAGCATTAACAGTTGTCTTACAAGATTTTAAACCATAACGCGTTTTCTTGTAGGAAACAAATACTGCATCTGCAAATACTTCACTTATGCGTTCTAATGGATCCATATTATGTGTTGTTTGTTTTATTTTGATCTGTACTCAAAGAAGGTTTAACCACTTGATTCTCAGATTGTGTTTTCAGTTTAAGTTGATTCTCAAAGTTTGTAACACATGTGCCACATACTTCTCTACCATTTGATGCAATTCTTTTTTGACATCCACATGATAATTTTGATCCACAGTTTTGACAATTCATCTTTTTAGGTTTTAATTTTTTATATTAAGGGCATGTTACACAGCAACCTGTCATATATTTTTTAAGCAACTTGTCAGCATATGCTAACATTTCAACACCTTGCTTAGGTGCGTGACAATATTCTGTCTTAGCTTTTGCAGCATCAATGTACATTTTTATATAACGTAAGTCATGTAATTTTTGATGTTGCTGTGGTGAAGGCTCACAAGGTTCTAATTGTACTTTACAAAGTTCTTTGTAATAAGCATTCATAATTGTTGTTGTTCTTAAATGATAATATTCAACAAACACTTTTTCGTTTGGTGAAACACTATATTTAATTGTGTATAGTCCATCAGGCAAAGAAATTAAAGTCTCTGCTAGAGGATGTTGTAAACTAAAGTCTTTTGCATTTAAATTAATTGCAAAACCAGGAGCAATCTTGGGTTCTGTAATATATAAAGGTTCTGTAAATCCAGGAAAGAATATGTCTAACCTAGGACAGTCTACAGGTAATGTCTCAGCATAACTAGAACTATCCCATATTTTGAGAATAGTATCACAAGCTGTATCTGGGATATCTAACGCCAGAATATGTTTTATTGCCATGGTTTGAATTTATTATAATAGAATCTCTACACTTAGAATTTACAAAAAAAAACTAACATAAACAAAAAAAGGAGGGAAGAGTTGCACCCTTCTCCTCCTTCTTTGCAATGTATGGAAAGCAAGATCAGTTATTACAACTGAACTTGAAGTTGTACATGATTACCAGAACTTAACAACAATGTGTTAAAGTAAGTTTCAAATGCAGCAACACGAGCATCAACAATAACTTTTACCAAGTATTGATCAGCATCCATCATACCAGTAGGGTTGCTCTTACGAGGAACACTATGTAAAATGTGATAAGTGTAGTACTTAGCGTTACGAGACAACTCAGTAAGAGTAGTATCATCTAACACTTCACGTAAACGTGAATCTTGAGTCCAAGGCTCTTGTTGATATCTTTTAGCTAAGATTAACTCTCTAACTAAAGTTTCACCATAACCTTTTCCTTGGTAAGCAACAGTAACTTCTGCAACTGAGAAACAAGACTCAGAACAAGGATCACCAGTTGAATCAACTGCAGATGCATAGATATAAACTGGCTCAATTTCAAAATGATCTTTAGGATCAAAAGAACAGTTACCAAATTTAGTGTCTACATAAGCACCAGTCAACTTCAATTGTACCCATTTTTCATCTAAAGCAATAGTTGCCCAGTTTACAGGTTTTGTAGTTGTGATTACTGGAGTACCAGTTGAGTTGTCAGTGTACAATAAAGAAGCAGAAACAAAGTTACTAACAATAGCATCTTCTGCAATTGCAGTAGCCCATGCTTCGTAAACAATTGCTGAATCAACTAAAGTTCCAGCAACATCACCTGCGCAACATCCTGTGAAAGCATCAACAGTTTTGTAAACGTTGTGAGTTAAAAAACGTAATGCAGCAGAACCTTTAACATCTACACGTAGACGGTAAGTTGTGTTACAAGTAATATCACAAGGAGCAGCAGCACCAACAGTGATTACGTGATTTACAGCGTTAGCTGGTTCAGTTACGTAGAATGCACTAACGTACTTAGGGTTGATACCTTTTGACTTTACAGTCTCTTTGTATCCACCGTGGAAAGGACCAATCTTGTCATTAGCGTGGAAGCTACCTTGAGCAAGATAAATTAATGGAGTTGCAGCATATGTAGGTGCAGCAGCGATGTCTTGGATAATGTTATCTTGTGCAGATACAACACCAATTTCACCAGCAACCAATGCTAATGTGTTTTGCCCATCTTTAGTAGAGATACCATCTGTTCCTACTAAGACTTTTTGAAAGGCGTGTGGAAAATAAGCCATAATTTTTATAATATTTAAAGGTTAAAAGAATTTATTTTTTTGTTTTTGTTTTATTTTAAGAATAACAATTTATACTTAATAGAGTTGATAGTACTTTTAACGTTATCTAAATCATTAACAACTTCACTGTAAGGTGTCATTGTTTGTAATCCAGATACCATTTCTTTCATCTCTCTTAAATAAGATAATGCTTCTTCTACAGAATTCAAAATTCTTGGAGCAGAATCTTCATAATTTAGCAATTTTTCTGATGCTCCTTGAAATCCTTCAGCTATAGCGTCAGCGTGACCTGGTAAAGAATCATATAATTCATTCAATGCTTTATGTGCAGAAAATGAACCTATACCTGTAACTTTCAAATGTAATTTGTGAAAGCTAACAGATGCATTCATTAGTTCATTAACACATGCTGCAGTTTGAGCTTCACATGAAGTAGCTGCAGGATATCCAGCAGTTGTTCTTTTCAAAGTTTTATATTGTCCTGCAAAGTCCATATTCTTAATTATTAATTGTTGCTTGTTGTTTGTTTCTTGAATATTGGTTAAACAATTCAATATCTCCAGCTATAATAGAACATGTTTCATCAACAACCATTTCTATAATATCATCTTTTAATTCACACTCAACATCAATATCTGTTGTTCCAGTTGAAGGATTTATACATCCCAAGAATGAAATATTTCTTGGTTTTCTATAATAAACTAACTGTGGTACAGAAAGATCAAAGTCACCATTTGTGTAAATTCTAAACTTATTACCTTGAACTGTTGAAAATGTCTCACCCCATTTAGCACTTGGTGATCTAAAGTCATCTCCTAAAAGTGAATCAACATCAGCAACTTGTGCCAAGTAAACAATTAAAGGTCTTTCAGGACAACACTCTGTTATAGCATTTACAGATATTCTTTTGTAAAACATGTAGTTAGTAGGAATAACAGCTGTTTCATAATACAAAGGAAATTTTGTAGTTGTTAAATTTTGCTCTACAATAAGTACTTGCAAATCATCAATGTTCATGATTGTTTGCTCACTACCCTCTTTTCCTTGGTTATGACCATGAACTTGCCTACGTACCCATTCAAGTTGAGCTTTATTAAAAGCCTCAACAATCTGCCAACATTCAATGCTGTCATAGTCCTGAGAAGAAAGTTTATTCAATCTTTCTCTAACTTTAATTTGTAGTAGGTTGTTATTCATTAGTTATTCCAGTATTTCTCTACATTTTTTGTTACATCAACTAAGGTCTCCTCGTTTAAAGGATTCTTCAAATGTTCTACAACATCAGAAGAGTTTTTACCTAATAAGCTACTGCTCTTTATGTGATAGATAAATCCATCAGCTCTAGTTGCAATAATCTTATAGAAGTTTGCATCTTTAACAAGTGATCTCAATTTCAATGTTTCCATGTCCATTGAACATACATCCAAGAATCTTTCTGCAGTTTTACGTTTGTCTTTATCTACAGTTTCACCATTGATGTATTTATCCATGTTGTCATAAAGTATGTCAAGTGGTGTAGATTTTTTGTACTGCGTTGAGTTACCATCTACTACTTTACATACGTAGAACAACTTGTTTGTGTTCTTATCAAATAACTTCTGTAACTCAGCCAATGCTTTGTTACGTAATTTTTTAACTTCAGTTCTTACAGAAGCAGTTTCTTCATACTTATCTAAGTAAAACTTAGGAGGTACTGGAGCTGTTCTAGCAGTTTCTAGATTTCTTACAACTGCAGAAAAACCACCAGCTTCAATAGCTTTTAGTTTAATCAAGTCATAAGGATCATTAGCAGGATCTAAATAGATTGGTTCATTACCAAATCTCATAATAATCTTACTCCAAAATGCATCATTATCTGGTCTAAGTAATGTTACTTTATTCCAGAACTGTTCATCATTAGGATCAATTACATTAGAAGCAAGTTCTTTTTCAAGTTGAGCAACTGTAGCACGTATTTGTTTAACTGCTGCTTCTCTGTCTTCTTCAGGTAATTGTTTAATCTCAGGAGCAAATTCATTTAATCCTGTTACATACCTTCTGATACCATTGTTTTCTAAACATGCTAACTGTTCCTCGTGAAACACTCCTTCAAAAAGTACCATGTCATACTTTTCAAGACCCATGTTAGAATTCATTGTGTCAATGAACGGGCGTACTGTTAAGGTACTAGACCTCTTAAAGGTCTGATGTTTTTCAATCATTGTTACTTCCATAATTTTTTTTTGTTGGTTAAATAATTTTCTTCTTTTTCTTTCTGTTTTTAGCAACTTCTAGTTTAAAGCTCCTGAACCACGTCAAGGTAGTTGCTTCTCAGGAGAACCTGGGATTAACCCAGGCAAGTATTTGTCAAGTTTTACCCTGACGTGAGGAGGTGGAGTCTTGTAAAAGCAGGGACCTAGAGGCTATTACACCTCTAGGTTTACTTAGTGTCTTCAAGGATCCTTAGAATGATCCTCCAGTAATTGGATTTCTCATAACAATTTTGAGAACTTTAGTAGGGTCTTTAACCCAGATAGAAGGCATGGTTTGAGTCATGAATACTCTGTAACCATTGAAATTACCTGAAGATGCAAAACCTTGACTTCTTCCCATGTAATCCATAGTTCCATTTTGGTAGAACCATTTCATTTCACTATCCCACTTCAATTTCAACAAGTAAATGTTGTCATTTGTGTTGTCAGTGATGTCAAATACGATGAAGTTATAAGAAGACAATGGGAAACCATCAATGATTGGGTTTTCAATGTCATTAGTATGAACGTTATCAAAAGCTGGGTTCAACACAAACTTAACGTTAGCTAAGAAAGGAATAGTGTAGCTAGTGAAAGCAAATCCAAAATTCAAATCCATTGCATTAGTACCAGAGATAGCACCTAAACCAGACTTGCTCATGTCAGCAAATAAAGAAGTACCAGATCCAGCTGTGCTGAATGCTTCTTTCTTAATTGCCTCATTCACCATCTTCATACCAGCCATACCAGTTTGAACAATGATTTGACGGTTAGGATCAGGTCCTTTAAAATCAACTTTACCATTGTAGAAGTTGAAGATCTCAGAACGGAACAACTCTAAGTTGAATGAACCTTTGTTGTAGATACGTTTGAAAGAGTTGTCTAATTGTGACCAAAGACCAGTTGATAATCTGATATCATCAGGACCATCTTGCTTAATACGTCCACCTTGTCCCCACATTAAGTAGGTTTCAATGTCGTTAGCAATTTTGCTTAAGTGTGCAGATTCCATTTTAGTTACAAATGAACGAGTCAATGTACCATTGTCATAAGCTTTCTTAATGTAGTCTTTACCCATTTTAGCTACCATTGCATCAATGTTAGTTAAAGAAGGATCTTTTGCAATGTTAGAATCAAATGACTTCCAGATCTCAGTTACAGGAACTGTACCATCTGCATTCATTCCACCTTTCATCATCATTTCTGCGCGAGAAGAAACTGAATAGTGTACGTGAGCTTCAGCACCACCAACATAGTTGTAGTACTCACGGAAACCTGCGCTCAATTCTCCAATGTCAGAGAAACGCTCACCGTATTCACCACGAGCAGAACCTTTTCTGAAGAATTTAGTACCTGGCTTTAAGAATCTTTTGTCAAGAGCTTTTGTGTTATCATTGTTCACTAATTGAACAGTGTAAACAAAACCATCACCTGAAGGAAGAATATCTTCTGCAGTGATATAAAGTTCAGCACCTTTGTATTTATCATAAGTGATAATATCACCATGTCCAAATACACGCTTGTTAATTTTGATTTTGAAGGTAGTACCATCTTGTCCTAAAACAGCAACGCCTGGCTCAACATCTTCTACAACGTAAGGAAGATCCTGTACGATAGGAGTTTGCCATTTGTACTCACCACGAGGGTTGTCTACAAGAATAGTGTTTTTACCACCAAAAGATGCCATCTGATAAAGAGGCATTTCTACCTTTTGGGTCTGTGCCCATAAGTCAACTGGTCCTAAATCCATAGGATCAGTACTCTTAAGCATGTTTACCAAATGGTAAGAATCTATGTGAGAACCAACTTTGTAGTTAGTATCACGTAGAAACAGTCCATTGTTTAATACGGGTGTACTCATTTTTTTTTAAATTAAAGTTTAAAGTTATAAATTATATTTGTTATTGTCTTTTAAAAATATTAGCTGCTTGGCGAGGTATTTTTCTTGCAGCAGGTTTGTCTTCATCCTCATTACTTACAGTTGAAGAAATTTTACGTGCTTCTTCTGTTTTAAGTTTTCTAACAGTATCCTGTGTTACCTCATTTTTTGCTTGTTTTCTGATGTTTTCTTTATAATCATCTGGATCAGAAAGCAACCATAATGTTTCAGCAATCAAGTCATAACGTGGTTCTTTTCCAAATTGATGGTCTTCTAAAAGTTTACCAAGCAAATTTGTAGGACGTCCAGTCATACTTTCATACTTAACAGTTGTTAATTCATCCCACAAGAACTTCTGACGCTTACCATCAATCTTTACACCATTTAGTTCAGCAGGTTTTAAAGTATTATATATGTTATCCATATACTCTTCTTTTTTCTTATGCTGCTCTGCACGGAATTGTTCCTGCTGTGCAATTTTTGATTGGACTACTTCTTCTTGCATCTGATCCAATTTTGGTTTGAACTGTTGTGCTTTTTTTGCAATTGTACCAGATTCAACCCATTCTTGTAACTGATCTTCTAATAGTTCATTATCTCCATTACCAAAGTTTGTAGCTTGTAGGTATTGACGAGCAATCATTTCTTGATGCTCAGCATTTGTTGGATCCAATGACTTTATCTCTTCAGTTTGAGATAGTGCACGAAATAATCCTTTTATGTCAGTGCCACCTTTTGCAACGTATTCTGCTGCATATTGTAGTTCTGATGGAAGTGATTCAAAGAACTCTTTTGGAGTTTGCTCTCTTAAAGCTTTTTCTTTCTCATCAAAGTTGGCTTGAATTAAATCTTTCCAATCCTTGATAGAGTATTCCTCCATTGGTTTTTCATCTTCAAATGGAACTAATAAACCTTCCTCAATTAATTTTGAGAATGTTTCTACCATTCCACTCTTATCAATCTTTTTGCGTCCTTGTTTTTTATCAGCGTCTTCTAGACCATCTGTATCTTCCAAGTCTGCGTCTAACTCAGCTATTGCTTCATTAGTTTCAGTAGATGTTACTACTTTCTTTTTGTTTAGATCTTCTGTTCCATTATCCTCTAAGAAGGACATGTCTACAGGTTTTCCTGTTGAGAATATTGAAGGTTTCTCATCACCTTCTTCTCCATCAGATGTAACAATGCTTTCAGCTCCAGGCATTGGTAAAAAGTCATCAATACTTTCTATTGTTACATTGCTAACAGATGTTTGTTGGTTGTTGTCTGTTGTACTCATACTTTTTTCTGTTTAGTTGGTATTATTTACTGTTCTTCTTCATATATAATCTACAAATAAACTTTGAAGATTTACACCCTCAAAGTGTATAGGCTACACATTTTTTGTATTATATAGCTATGACAATTATTTTTGGTCATATTTATTTTTATTTGTTTGTGCAACTTGTAATTCTTTTTGTGCAATTCTTTCTTTTGAAAGTATTTCTTGACGTTTCAACTCAAGTTTTGCTTGATCAGATGTTTGTTTGTTTATCTCTCTTTCTCTAGATATAGACTGGTCTGCCTGTTTAGCATTCTTTTTATCAAGATATTCCAAGGTATCAATATAGTCATTCTGAGCATTTGCATCTCTATCTTGCATTGCAGTGTAACCTGCAGAGCGTATCTCAGCAACTCTTTCATCAGACTCTCTATCAAGTGCTTTCTGTTCAGCGTCAAATCTAAGTTTAGCTTCAAGACGTTTGCTTTCACCTTCTTGCTTCATCTTCTCAGTTTCTTGCATTGCTTGCATTTCTTGTTGTTTAGACATAGATGTTTTCTCTTCAATAGACTTCATAACATGTGTAATCTCAGCCATAGAATCAGCTTTAATAATGTTACCTAAATCATAAATAGAAGCACCTGATGTATTGTTAGAAATTGCAAGTGAACGTATTTGTTCAATTACTTGTTTCTGATTAACCTTTGTTGAGATAAAAATGTTCAAGTCTCTAGCCAATAATTCAGTACCATTAATTTCAAAGTTAACCTTTTCATCCATAGTAGTTAAGTATTGTAATCTTAAACTAGGTTTATTAGAATGATAGTACTGTGACAAATCTGTACGCATCTGATGCACACGTGGCATAAGATACTCTGAGTGTTGTGTGAAGTAAGGTTCTGTTTGAGAATAACTCATGTTTATTGCTTGTTCTACACCCTGTGCAGTTTCTTGTGCATTTACAGCACCCATACGCTGAGGTGATAAACCAATTGCTTCAAAACATTGATTCTTAAAGTAATTTGATAATTGTATACGCGACATCAAACGATTAGTCTGCTCAAGATTTAATACTTGATAATGATTAAAGTTTGTTGCATTTTCAGTATTTGAAATAGAAGTATCTAAAGGCAACATCTGGAAATTCTTCATTGCCACATATGCTTTAGAGAAATTGTTTTGTCCCCAATCTTCACCCATTGAGTGACGTGGTAAAGCATTTTGATCTAACATAATAACTGTTCCTAATTCATCTACAAGGATATCAGCTATCTGGTTATTAACCAAGTTGTAACCAACTTGATATGGTTTCATCTTATCTACAAGAGACATAGACTTTGTGTTTCTATCAGAGAACACAGCTCCTTCAACAGGAAGTTTACAACCATAAATTGTAAAGTCTCCTTTAAATTGAAAACGTATAGGTTTTACATCAAGATACATTGGAGAAAATCCAAATATATCATGATTGCCATAGTAAGCTGGTCTATTAGGACCAATCTTGACACCACCCCAAGTTTCATTAATCCAAATCCAATCAATGTGTTCACCATAAACTAATGTTTCTCTATTTTTGTTTTTCATGACTGTAGTGTCATAGATTGGTTTATCTGTAACTTTATAAGTTTCATCAACAATCATGTCTATCAGTATTCCTTTTTCATCTATTCTTGACAAGTGACCAATCATACGTTGTGACTTCCAGTATACTGTAGTTGCACGTAACATACCCATATCTTTAAATTCTTGTAAGTCTTCTGACTCATTTAGAATTTGGAAAATAATATCATCCCCAGTATTCATATGCATTTCACTTGCACTTAAAAACTGACGCATTCCTAAAGAAGGACCATTTGTATTCCAGTCATGTGATTTTGTAGGATCATAGAATGAACCATCATTCTGAACACCTTGTATATTATAGCCAGCAGATTTTACAGGATATATTGCTTCAAGACTGTGCATTTGATCTTCATCCATCATATAACCATACTTATCAATAACATCTGCAAGAGTAAGTAAGTCTATTCTGCCAACCCAGTTAGATTGTGAGATGTATCTTGCTTCTGGAGATTTATGATAAAATGTTAAAAGAGGATTCCATAATTCAACTTCATAGTCATCTTCTGTCATTTTAAAATGCCAGAATTCTCTATCTGTAATAAGCATGTCTCTGAAGGCCATATTCTCTAATTCTTTCATAGAGAATCTTTCTTCATCTACATTATGTTGGTGAGTAGCCCATTGCTCTACAAGTGATCTATAGTCCTTTTTAAAGAAACCTTCAATCTCAGGTAAAGTTTTAAGTGTCTCAGGAGACATCATCTGTTGTGCTTGAGCAGCTTGTTTTTCGTCTTCTAAATTTAAACCCATCTTTTCAATGGTCTCTTGCATTTTTTGCTCTGCTCTTGAAACAAGTACTTCCTCAACCATAGAACGTTTAGCTTCAATCATTTCATTGTATGAAACATCATCCACTGCACGATATGTGATTTTGTCATTTCTTTTTGCAAACTCACCTGTCAAAACATTGATGACGTTTGGTACAATAGGAAAGAACTTTAGTTCAAATGCACTCTGATCTTCTTTTGTCAGAACATCAATAAGTTCTGCAACTTCATTGTCTTCTTCAACAATGTAGTCTGTTTTGTCAATAATACCGTTTGCAAGTTTGTAGTTTTTCAACAACCTTCTTGCATTTCTGCGTATTTGCTTAAGACCTTGCATTTCAAACCAGTCAAGATTCCATGCTCCCCATGATTCATCTTTATCTTTTCTACGCAGGAATTGGATAGGCTGAGTTAGAGTACCCATTTTATTGTTCTCTACCTTAGCTCCATTTTTAAGCTGCATTGCGTTAACTACTGTTGGCATAACCTTATGTATTTATTTTGTTTATCTAATGTTTTTGAAAGGATTCCTAGGCTTTCTCAACGCTGTAGATGATGAGTTCTCATTCCCCATGTGACGAAAAGGACTCACTCTTAATTTAGTATTTTTATTTGATTTATCCAAATTAGAATCATCTCTTTCAATGCGTTTTGAGTATCCTCTATTTGATTCTTGAACTTTGGCAAATGCTACTAAAGCACAGAATGCCACTAGTCTATCCACGTTAAGTCCTTCTCTATATGCTGCCATTTCCTTTAACAGCATAATATCAGGTATTCTTTCTATACCATATGTTTGTTTTACAATAGTTCCATCTGCCATTGTTTCTTGGTCCAACTCTTCTTCTAGGAATTGGATAGCATATGATATAAGATTGGTTTTAAATAGTGTTCCAACGTTTCTCCAACCATATTCTTGAAACACATTTGTGTTACTAGACAGTTCTTTAAGAAATAATATCTGGCTTTTTGGAACCAGGTACTTTTGCTTTCTTCTTGATATCATGTATTGAATAAACAAACTTATGTTATTTTCTACAATTGTCCAAGCATTGTACCATTCAATTATCATTTCAAGACGTTCATGTGTTTTGTTCAAGTCATCAAAACGTCCACACCATGCTGCAACAATCTTATCTCTTTCAATATGTTGTTCAATTGTACCGTCAGCTTTGTGTTTTGTGACTTCCTGTGCTGTCTTGTATACAAAGATAGAACATAATGAATCAGACGTAGTAGTCTTTCCTTCAGACACAGGGTCAATGGAAGCATAGTAAGTTCCAAACTGAGGATCTTTACAGGGCTTTTCATAAATTACTACAACTCCTTCTTTATCAACTGTCTTAGGTGATATAGGAAATTCTGATATTGGAAGTTTACGTGATTCTTTTGAAACAATTTTACCATGCTCATCTCTTGATAAATCTACAAATTCTCTAAAGTATTCTTGATCTTCAATTCTTCTAATCTGTTTTGTCAAAAGATGTAAAGGAAATTTAGATACTTTTCTGTAGGCAAAAGCTTCTTCAATGTTAATTGGTTTCTGAGAAATACGTAACTGATAGTCTTCAGGTTTAAGATTCTTTTTCCATTCTAATCTTTCTTCAACAATCATTGCCAATGCTTTCTCTACCAAAGAGTTACCATACTCATCTATGCAAGGTAGCATTGACCATTGTTCTGGAATAAATAAACCACACTTAGCAATCTCTCCTTCAGCATTAACAAGATTTGTTTCTACTGCAAGTACATCTTTAGAGATAGGATTCATGATCATTTCTTTCAATGGTTCACATTGTTCCAAATCTCCCACTGATCCTGCAGCTACAAACATACCTGTATATGTCATACCAGATTTCATTGCTGGTAGCAAGTACTCCACTGTCTCATTCATCTTTGGTGCAATCCCTGCCTCCTCATGATAGAAGAATGTACAAGGACCCCCTACACCATTTGTTGGATCTTTTTCAAGGGCAAGTCCAAATATTACAGACTTTAATCCAACATCACGTTTTTTTCCTCCTTGATTAACTTCAATTTTTTGTTCCCAGTTTAAAACTTTATCTGGATTACAAGGTCTATACCATGCAGTATGTGTATTTAAGAAGTTTCTATATTCTTCTAAAAAACGCCAAGTACCTTTTTCATTTATGTAATCCTTTAGGGAACCAGCCATTTTGTTTATAGCACCTTCCTCAAAGTAAAATAAGTTAATCATTTTTCCTGCGTGGAAATAAGAGGATGCTATCTGACGTTTCTTTAATATAGCAGCATGTTGAGAAGAATGCTTTGCAATTTCTTCATACAGTGCCATATGGTATTGGGCGTCCCTTACATCTGCAAAGGTAAACTTTGCCACCTCCTTATTGTAAATAGGTAAAAAATTTATCCACATGTAATAGTCTCTTGCCAAGAGCCATGTGTTTTTCTCACCTTTATAAATTACTCCTTTTCTACATTTTTCTTTTTGGTCATCCCAATATTGTATGTAGTCTTTTGTTCTTAGTGGAGCTGTACAAAATAATTTGTATTTATTAAATCTTCTAGCTTCCTGATTAAACAACAATGATGTTTCATCAAACTCGTATTTTCCTGGCTCTTTAAAAATTGACCATAAAAATTCTACATATAATTCTTTTGTTTCAAAGTCAGTATATGACCATGATTCAGTTTTAACATCATATGTTGGTACACTTAAATACATAATTATTCTTTAGGGTCTTCTACAATTAACTTGAGTGTTTGTCCATCACTATAGTTCCAGATTCTTTGTTTGACAACATACGTTTCTGAACCAATAGCAATCCAATCACCTTTTGATGGTGTATTTTTTACAACTCTTGTTGTAATGTACCCATCAGATACATGTACTACTTCCACTCTAGTAGTTCTGTTTGTTTCCAGTTCTTTGTGTAAGCTCATCTAATAGTATTTTGTTACCTTCTGTTTTCTTAATGATCTCTTGTACTGTTTCAATTTTACTTGATCTTATAATAGCGTATTTTGATTCACTACCATTCCAATAAGCAAGACTGTCATCTCTATGGAAACCTGTCCAAGTAGAGTTGTACCCATTGTAATGAAAAATCCAATCATAGCATGATATGTCCATATGTTGTGTTTGTTGTTTAAAATGTTTAACCTTGGTCATACGCAAGGTGTTGGCCTCCTCGTACCTGGCTTTTCTGCTCTTCCATGAGATCCTTATACGCCCCTTTGAACGATAGACGTATTTGCTCAAACTTTGCTGCAGCATTAACCAAAGAATTGATGTTACCATCCCTGCCGTGCTCAATGGTAGTCGTTTCCATATATTTTGCCAAGCCATCAAGCATGTGTTTAATACCCATAAAAGCCCTGTATGTAGGAGTTTCATAAAGTTTTTTGCATAATTCAATAGCAGCGACAATTGAGTCATCTTCTGTAGAAAAGTCTGCATTAATTTGTGTAAGTATAAGTTCTTCTTTTTCATTTTCAGGTGTGTCAAAAAAGGGATTTAAATCAGGATTAGGACAGGTCATGTAGAATAAGTATGAATATACATTCATGTAACTATCAGGATATTCTACCATGATTCTTTTTAAAAATGCTAATGTGTAACAATGTTCTGTTGGAACAAGTACACCATTATCTAAGTCAAATAATTTTACCATTAGTGTTTCTTTTTAATTATTTTTTCTGCATTATTCTTATACCATGTCATAATTGCAAGTACCTCATCCTTTAAGTAAGGAAGTTCATAAGGTACTATTTCTTTTATAATAGGTTCTCCTTCTGCATTCAACTTAGAAACTGGATAACCAAAGTCATCTTTCTCATCTTCTTCTTCAAAAGAGATATGGTGTATGATTAGTTTACCAGCTTTTAAGTTAGGATTATGTTTAAGAATCATGTACATGTAAATTGACAACTGTAAATTATAATGATTTAAGTTACAATCGTCAAGATGTGATACTGGTGCATTCATTCTTTGAGATACACCTTCCCAATTCTTAAAGGATTCTGTTTTAATTTCTTTATTTGTTTTGTAATCTGTAATGTGAACATGCCCATCAGCCACTTCTACCAAATCACTTTGACCACATATTCCAGCAGATTTCATGTAGACCATGTGTTCTGGATAAATACCATCCATAAGTTTTTGAGAAGATGCTACCTTTAAACCATGCTCATCCTGCATTGGTCTTATAACAGGTAATACTTTCTCATAGCGAACTATGGTATCACAATTTGTGATGTCTTGTTCTCTTTGGTCATGATACCAGTTTCCTAGTGTACATGCTCTTTCAGATTCTTTTTTCCATACTCCCTGTATCTGGTCTACTGTCATTCCAAACCACTTACTCTTTTTACTTGTAGATGATTTCTTTGCAATGTTTGTAGAATCAAATGGTTGCTTTAACGCACCAATTAATGTTGTTACACTTATCCATCGTGTGTTATCAGAAGGATCTACTGAAGTGTAACTGTGGGTTTTTGGTTCAAATACTAAACTCATAATTAGCTTATTTTGTTAATACTCTGTCTTATTAAGTCTTCCTCCTGTTCTGTTGTTACAGCACTCCAAAATTCTTTAGGACATGATGATGCCAAAGATCTAGTTTTCAATCTTAATGAACAACCACATTCAGAACAACATGGTTGTGTACCAATGACAGCACACTTGTCTCCTTTAACATCAAGGTAAGGACACTTTACGCAAATCTCATTTCTAGAGAAAGCAATCTCTTCAATGTGTTCTTTTTTAAATATGTTATTTCTAACACCTTCAAAAATCTTGTTGCGTTCTTTCCAAATTTTAATTGTATTATTCAACATTGTCTAAGTAGTTTTCTTTTAATTTGGTTACTTCTTTTTTTCTCTGTTGTTCTAGATCCATCTTTTGTAGTATTGCTGTATAGTTTTCTATATCAGTTTTTACTTGTAGTGATGTTTCATACATTCTAATAGACTCAGAAGGATCTATTTTATTTAAAAAATTAATATACTTTTCCAGTTTGTTTTCAACACGTTTCCTCATAAGCACAAAAGTTCCCATGTTAGGAACGTTTATGGATGGAGCATTTACAGAACTTAATTTCTTTTGAGTTGTTCTATAAAAAAATGCTACTACATCATCTACCATAAGATGATCTAAACCTAAAGACTCTGCTGTCTTCTTAGTTATTTCCTTACGCTTTATTGGATTCAACTGCTAATATGTTATAGTCTAACAATACATTCCCTTTGCCATAAATGTTTAATGAAGAAGATATTTGTATTTGTCTCTTCTTATCATTAATCTTTTGTACAATACCACGCTTCTCTAGCTTAGCCATTCTGTTACGTACGTTTTGTGCACGCACAGAAAACTCTTCCATTTCAATATTCTTGTACAATCTTTTGGCAGCAGCATTACAGAATTTACCCAGTTCAATAGGTCCCCATAATGCAAGTAATGTTAATAGTTCAATATCAGATGGTATTAAATGCTCCTTCTTAAAGAAGATTAATTCTGTAATAATCTGATACTTAACCAATTCATAAGAGCTAACTCTAATCTTTTTTTGAACTCTGTTTACTTCCATGGTTTTTAATATTTTAATTTTATGTACCATTCACTCAGGATTTTCACCTGAACAACCCTCTCATTATAGACTTGTGAGTCTTAACTGTTCTATTCCACCAAATAGAATGGGTATGCTTTTTTTACACTTACATCAGTGCGGTACTGGCTAGTCCTGCATGGCATTCACCGTTGTTGCGGGGGTGGGATTTGAACCCACGTGGTTTGGCTTATGAGACCAAGCTGGAACCAACTCCAGTCTACCCCGCGATATATTACCAAATAATTGCGATGTCTCTTTCTGCAATCATAAGTTTTAAGTCTTCACCAATAGAAACAACTCCTGCACCTTGCAAAGAATAAGTTTCTACAAATACTTTGTCACCTGCTACTACAGTTGTTACTTCATCACCAATAGCATACACTTCTAGTGCAGTCCATTTAGCCATCATTTCAGCTTCCATTTGAGCTTCAGCGATAGGATCTAACATGATTTTAGATTCTGGTTTTACAGGTTTGCTAAGTAATACTCTAGTACCTATTAGTTTTTTAAATTCTGCCATTTTGATTTTTATTTATTTGTGTTAGTATTTACAATGTTTTGATGATTCAGTGTTTGTGGGACTATTTTAACCCCACAAACACAAATCAAATTTCAAATAACAATACAAGTTAGTTTAAACTTGTAAGGTTTAGTTTTTTCATTCTGACTTCTCAGCTCCACCTGGTACATCAGTTCCCTCCTCATGGTCAGGGGTTGTCATGTTAGCTATCATTATAGTAGCTTGAATACGCTTAGCTTCTTCTGTTACAGCCTTGGCTTGTAACTCAGCAAGTTGAGCACGTAGAGAGGCAAGTTCTATCTGGCTGTTATACCAGGCAATAACTTCATCTCTTGTTGGTTCTTTGGTTTCTTCTGTTGCCATTTCTTAATTTTTAAAGTTTAGTTTAATAGTAACCTCAATACAAATATACTTCAAAAGTTTAACTTTTACAAATTTTTTTATTATTTTTGTTGTATGGAAGGAATGGTACTTATAACAACCCACCCAATAAAGAAGTCTGATTTAGGGTTTCATGGTAATTTATTTGGTGGTAAGCTTTTAGCTTGGATGGATGCTGCTGCAGCTGGATATGCTATGGAAGAATGTGATACTCCACGGATGGTCACTGTTCTCATAGACAAATGTGTATTTAAAAAGCCTGCCAAGGAAGGTCAGCTAGTTAAAATCTATGGGAAGATAATACTTATAGGTCAAACATCTGCAACTTTGTACATGGAAGCTAGGGCACACAATGTATATTCAGGTACTCAATCTGTAATCTTACATACAAATATGAGATTTGTCAGAATAGATGAAGCTGGGGATCCTCTTCCTATAGGAGATAGAACAAGAAATAAATATAAAAATAATGCAGAAAGCAATCTTTAAATTTAACGGGGGGCAAGGAGCCCTCTTATGTTCCAAATGCAGAGGGATAATTAAGACAGGGGCTACCATGTCACAATTTGAAAAAGATGCGATGCTAGGCAAGCAGGAGATGCTTGGTCAAGAATGTTTAGTATGTAGAACAGGTGTTAAGTATTCTTTAACAAGAGTAGAAGATGGCAAGATCATTATGGGTAAATCTGTTAAGTGGATTAAATGGAAAAAGAATGGAACATTTAAAAAGATATTTGCACGACCACAGGTTGGGTTTTCCTGTATAATAGATTCTGAACATGGTTTATCATACACATGGTTAACCACTTCAGTTGAAAGTTTTGAAAAGGTATCTGCAAATGAGTTACGCTTCAAGACTAAGAACTCAACATATATACTGAATAAAATCAAAGTAAACCCTTCTAAGATCTACTATGTAGATGAACCTTTTCAAGATTAAACTAGAAACTTATAGCATGCATATACATAATAAATTTCAGATTGGTGCTATTGTCTATCTTAAGACTGACATTGAACAACTACCTCGCATTGTAATTGGTATTCTAATTTCTGGAGATGGAGCTTTAATTTATAAATGTTGTCAAAGCACAGATGACAATTGGCACTATGAAGTTGAACTCTCAGACACAGTAGACATTCTCCTTAAAACTTCTAACTAAAAAAACCCAGGCTATTGACCTGGGTTCTTTGTTTTAATGTGTTTCTTTAGTCAATTATAAAGTTGATGAAAGGTTCATTAACTGTACCTACAAAACTTCTTACAATAAACAAGTCATCTCCAATAAACTTGAACTCAAGCATTTTACCAAACTTAGCGTTTATGCTTGTTAAAAAAGATTGCTTGGTTAATCTAGAACCATGGTAAACATATCCCAGTCTCATACTAAAAGTATAAGGATCTGAACTTATGTAAAAGTTCAATCTGTAGCTGTCAACTTCTGGATAGCTATCACCTTCATTAGGGAAAGAAGGAGTTACTTGAACAAGACAATCTTCTCCTAAGAAGATAGGAACACTCTTGCCCCCTTTTGGTTTCTTACCTTGTATAGGACTTCCTAATACAGGTTTGCCATTTTTTGTGAACGCATAATAATTTGCCATAGTATATATTTTTTAAATGTCTAACAATCTCACTTATAATATAGGAAATTCTTCTGAATATATAGCTCACTGCTGTAACATTTATAGATCAAATTTGTGACAAAATGAGCTATAACAAATATTTTTTTGAACTCTACTGGAACTACCCCCCATGCAAGGATTAGAGAGTGAGTACTCCCTATAGTAACAACCCCCCACCATAAAACACAACACCTATACCCCCATGTGATTCAGCACATTAAATTATAACTTATGTATCATTGGTATCTAATTTCTGGACACTCAATCCTTGCAAAGTCATGCAGAGAAGCGTACCAGTACTTCATTGAGTACTGCAGGGAAGACAGACACTGAGACAGTGTCACCAGAACAGAACACACACAGAGATATTCTACACGAGTGTCTCTGTGTTTACTGTATATAAGACCTATGATACAACACCTTAATCCCCATTACAAATAGTAATTCATCACTCTAAATAAATCATATGAAGCATCCTTTAAAAAGAATGATTATGCCTGTACAGATAGTTGCATGGCTTGTAATCCCTGTTGTCATGGTGACAATTGTAACTGCTGCCTTTGCTGGTAGTATCTCTCTATTAACTTCACTAACCTTTAGTGAGGTAAGTAACTCTACGCCAATGTGGATATTCAATGTCTTTACTGGTATTGGTTACATAATAGCTACTGGCTCATGGTTGTGGGAAGAGGCATAACTCTCCCACAATCTTCAACACCTTAAATCCCTTATTATTCACTCACAATTTATCATTTAACCCTTTAATCAAATCAATTATGAACAAAGTTCAAATTAAACCAACTGAAACTGGTGCTTTAGTAAACACCTACAAGAACAATCCTGCTTATGGATACGTAACTCTTCAATCTGAAGAAATGAGCGTAGAAGGTGGCTGGGTTAGAAACTCAACACGCACTGCATTACTTAGAGCTGAGACAAGCTTATTAGAAAAGTTTGTTAACACCTTTGGTAAATCTGGAAGTGTTACTGGACGTATTGTAGTAAGAGAATTTGCAGAGTCTCAACTACCTGAGAACTTTCAATCACGCTTGAACAAGAACGTAGACTATGAAGATGCTATTGCACCTTACGTTAAACGTGCTGGTAAAGACGGTATTGAATTAACTATTGGTGGTGAGCGTATCTTGCGCTTTGCAGACTATGATGCATCTGGTGTAGACCAAGATGTACGCGTTGCACATGACAATGTTAGTGCTATTGCTGCATCACGCATTGTAAATGTAAATGCTGCTGCATTACCTGCTTAATTAACAAGACTGCTGGCTGGGGAATAAACTCCTCAGCCACAGTTTTTTCCAAATAAACACACTGAGGTGACTGCTTAACATGAAGACAAAAACAACAGAACAGTTTTTTCCTCAAGTCCTACTCAACGCCTTAATTACCCTTGAATACAACAACACCTAAACCCCCTCTTTATTTTAGTATTAACAATTTAAAAAACAGATTATGTCTCAAGTACAAATCATCCCTAACTCAAAAACTGGCAGTGTAATCACAGCCTACAAAAACAATGCTGACTATGGTTATGTTCAGCTTCAACAAACTGCTATCACCGTTGATGGTGGTTGGGTAAGAGAGAGCAACCGCTCTACTCTATTACGCGCAAAAATGGACTTGTTAACCAAGTTTGTTAGCGCTTACAAAACTTTGCAATTGCCAGGTGCAATTGTAGTAAAAGAATATCTTGAGTCAGAAGTGCCTCAAGCTATTAGTGATAAATTCTTTAACAAAGAGTTAGCTTATGAAGATGCAATTGCACAGTATGTAAAACGTGCAGGTGCAGATGGTCAAGAGTTAACTGTTGGTGGAGAACGCATTCTACGCTTCACAAGTTATGATGCTAACGGTTCTGATACAGACGTTAAAGTAGCACATGACAACGTAGTTGTAAAGGCAGAAGGTAAAATACAACCTGCTCTTACAGCAAATTTAGGATAATTGGTTTATAACTGTGGTAGGTATAGAGTGTAATGCTCTGTACTTACTGCAGTTTTTTTCTTATCATTCTTTAAAACAATAGGTGTTGTGCGACAAACTCACAAAGATGTACAAAACTTCTTTGTAACTCATTGATTATAAAAGATTTATGTGCGTGAAAGGAGGTGGCTAATCTCCTCTCCCACATATATTAGTCAAAAAATATTCTCTCAAAAACATGTTGTAGTGTATAGTAAATAGCTATAACAGACAGATATGCTTACACAGTGAGCAACAAAGTGATATGTTTCTTTCAAAGTTTCATATGTTCTTTCTTATGTTTCTTCTATAGTAAGTTTAAGATAATTAGTGTTATCTCTCTCTATAGCATAAGAGCATCCGCAATCTTTAAAAAACCCTCAAATCAAGTAATTATGGAATCAATGAAGAACTTTCTTATTCAAGTTACATTGCCTGATGGGCAAGTTTACAAAGAATCTGTTTATGCTCATACAAAATGGCATGCTATTGATAAAGCATATACAAAGATGTATAAGTATCAAAACAACCGCAAGATGTACAAATTATACAAACCCTCAAAATTAGGACATTTGTATGACAAGTACTTAGTTATTAACAATCTATGGAGCTTAGTAAACTTATTAAATGATGATAAGGTATTGTTTTACATAAGAGATGAGTCAGATAATTTTATTAATTATCCTCTTGACAACATCATAAATGCAGAACAACCTTACTTAGTCAAACTAATAAGACAGAAAAGGTTCTATTATTGCTATAAGACCATAGCATAAGTGGTGATGAAACAATGCAGTTTATATGTTAGCTAACAACATACGCATACACTGAAGAAGGTGTATAACAATGGTCAAGTGGAGGGATATGTGCTCCCGCATAGGTTCAAGTCCTATCTTGACCACGCGATTTGGCTCATTACCAAATAGTATGTCCAATATGATGAGAAGTGAGGTGATTCCTCATGTGGAACTTCTGATAGGGAAAGGCTCTATTTAGATTGACTATCTGCGGAAAATATCAAAGAGAAGTAAAGAATAACGTACTCTCATAAGTCTATTCCTAACCTAGCAATAGGGACAGCCATAACACTTGTAGTTGGATAAAATAGAGTGTTATATAGTCAGGTATTGCGTAATGTGAAAGAGGTGATCACATCCTTAATGGTTGCAACGTCACAGGTTCGAATCCTGTCCTGACTACATATTTTGTGCTGAAGGAGTAATCATGTTGGTAAGTCAAAGCAGTTTATTAGAGTGAACTGCTTGCTTTTAAATTCATACACACATACTCAAATAAGAAGTATGTTGTGAAGTGAAGCCAGTATGGTTACAAAAAGACTTTGTTTCAGGTAATAAAAAGCTCCCTTGGGAACAAAGCAAAAAACAATCAGGTTCTGACAAGATAGATAAAACGTTATCTTCAAGGTCCCTGTATTAATATTTAAATTATTGTTTCACATAAATTCTCAGAAAATGATTTACAAATTCAACAAAGATTCCCTCAAGTATGAAGGTGTGTTTCTTAAACTAAGTCTCTTCATTGTGCTTGCAATTGTGTTTGCATCATTAACATCTTATGTCGTTGGACATTATAGAGGTTATTATGATTATGAACATGCCGTTGTAACACCAGAAGAACGCATGATGGTTATTCAAGAGAATGACAAATTCTCAAAAGAAAAGTTTAAAGAGTATCTCTTACAACTGAACATTAAGTTTCCTCACATAGTATATGCTCAAGCAATACTTGAAACAGGTAACTTTAATTCAAAAATCTTTACTCTTAACCACAACCTATTTGGTATGAAGCAAGCACGTGTTCGTGCTACTACAAACCTTGGAAGTGAATTAGGTCATGCTATGTATGGTCATTGGCGTGAAAGCGTTGTTGATTATGCTTTGTTTCAATGTGCCTTCCTAACAAGTATAAAAACTGAAGAAGGTTATTATCAATACTTAAAAGAAAATTATGCAGAAGCTCCAAATTATGTCACAAAAGTTAGAGAACTCTCTCAGAACTTTTAGTAATGGTGTATCAGAATTTATCAAATCTGTTAAAGAAATTGATACTCCACCAAAAACAAGGTATGAAATTCTTGTTTTAAACAGACAATCTCGCAATTGTAGAAGACAAAGTTTCTTTCAAATGAAAGATGCAATGTCATCTGTACATCCTGAGTATTTGTTTGACACAGAGAATGAATACTTTCTGATCAACACCTGTACCCCAGAACAAAAATGTATTAAGCTAAACAAATTAGATACACATGGGAAAAATGAAAGAAGTATTCATGCTAATGCGTGAAGAAGAATCAATTCAAAACAAACATCTTGACGATGCTTATTGGTATGATAAATACCTAAAAGAACAAGAACAAATTCAAAAACCAGTTGTACAAGATTCTGTACAGGATTCTGTACAACAAAAACCAAAAGAACAATGCTAGCACTACAGATTTATTTGTTATTCTCTTACTTAGGAGGAACAATTTTTTCAATTATGACATTATCTCAAGCACGTATGTTAACTGTTGCTGACATTTTAATGTTACTATTGTCTCCATTTGCAATTATGCCTATTATATTGGTTCAAATCATATCTCAATGCGTAGATATAGATACACCAGTAATTAAACTTTAAACATTTAACTTTAACTTATAGGACTTGTAGAAATACAGGTCCTTTTTTTCTGACAATCATATCACTTAACTGTGATGGTATCCATTATTTACTCTAAAAATGACAAAAATGAAGAATCAAATTACAGCTACGGCACAAGGTCTATTGACCTATGACAACAACGGTAAACCTCAACTTGAGCGTTACACTCACAAATTTCAATCTAAATCAGATTACAAACCAAAGCACATTCAACAAACAAGTGTTGATTTAGAAAAAATTCATTTGAACATGGTTCAACGCCAAATGTTCAGAAGATTAATGTATGGATTGAAAGAGTATACGCCAGAACAAATGGCAACGTTGTCACCTTCTGCAATCAGCAAAATTGTTGAAGACTACAAAAAAGCTAAAAGAGCTTTGCACATTATGAAAGCTAAAAAGTATTATTACGCTGAAACAAAGCTAATGAATGCTATTTTTCCAACATTTGATTTAGGTTCAAAAGATCATGATTGGTTTTTAGAATTACCTAAAACTGCAACTTTAAGAAGCCTTAGTATCTCTACAAAAGAAGTAATTCAAGAGTTTGTAAAACGCAAATTACTTCCTAAAAATTTCTTTAGTATTACAATGCAAAATGTTTCATTAAATGGCTAAAGCAACACAAACAGATGAGTCCATCAAGTATGGTGGACTCTCTAACGCTGAAATCATGCTTGTTTACCATCGTTTTAAAATGTACGTAGACAAACTTGATGAAAACTTAAACAAGAATCAAATCACAAAGACAGTAAAGACTCCAATGGGTGAAGGCACAGCAGTTATACAAGTTTCTGATGAGCATATTGCCAAATTTAAAGCTACAGAATATTACATTCTAGCAAAATCTGTAGTCAAAAAGCTGGGACCAATTGTTGAACTGTTAGAAAGTTGTGATGACACTTTTAAACAGTTATCAAATGAACTACGGTAGAGTAAACAATGTTGTGTCCTATTCTGAGTTAATTTCTTTAGAAGCTAAAGGGCTATATGCAATTGTTTGTTCTTTATGTGGTAACAAAGATTACTGTTATCCTGCAATTTCAACTTTATGTAAGATGTCTGGTAAAAGTAAATCTACCATACAAAGACTTCTTAAAGAATTAGTTCAAACGGGTGTTATACAAAGGTTGTATGACCCAACTCAAAGGAAAACCATCACCTACAATCTGATGGATAAAAGTAAAAAATCTTAAATTTATAAATCATGTCAAAAAAATCATTTTTATCACAAATTCAAGAAATTGAAAACAAAGAATTAGAATACAACGACCATGTGTTGATTTGTATTGAAGCAGATGACAACGGTATTCCTTTAGGAAGTGCTGTAAAAATTAAAGGTACTCCTTTTCAAACATTAGGAATGCTTGATCTTGCAATAAGAAAACTTGAAGAAGCTCGTGAGTCTATTCATGAAAAATTTCAAAATGTTGAAAGTGCATCACGTGCATTGGATAGCATGCCAAAAGAAATTGTTGACAAAATCAGAAGATTTGAAGAAGAAGCACGTCAAGCATTGAAAGATGGTGACATTTCTAAATTAGAGGAACTTAAAGACAAAGTCAGAAATGAACTTGGAATTACAGACAATGAAGATGACAGCTCAAGTCCAGATGATTTCAATATTGATGACTTTAAAGGAAGATTTTAAAGAGTGACGAGTGTCATGGGTGACACCCATGAAATTTCTTCCCTTTCTCTTTATATTCTTCTCTTTACTTACTATTCACTGGTGAATACCATCAAGTGTCACCAGTGAATACCTTTACATTAAAAAACCCTTTAAAAATAACACTTTTCAATCATGGGAGTAGACATTTATGGAATCAGTCCAAAGTTGACTGAAACTAAACCAGAAGTACCAGATAATTATGAAGAATTATCTCAAGAACAAGTCCAAGCTTATTGGAAAATGCGTGAAGAATGGGAGCAATCCAATCCAGGTTTCTACTTTAGAAACAATTGGTGGCACTGGCGTCCATTGCAAATGCTAATTTCAGTATTTAATGAAACAGAAGAACTTCTTATACCAGAAGAAAACCTAAAGCAATTAGGTGAAAATAGTGGTGGAGGAATTGATGACAAAGGTACATGTGAACAATTAGCAAAATGCTTTAAAGATTATGCTGCGCACATGAAATCAAAAGACATTAATGCTGTCTACTTAAATACAGGTTGGTGGAATGTAAAAGATTCAAATACCTTCTCTTTAAAAGATGAAGCAATTATTGAGGCATTAAATGCTAAGTACCCAGGTATTTTCTTTGAACAAGCTGAACTAGATGGTGTACTCTATGAGCCATCACACGCAACAAATATTGACAATATAGAAGAATTTGCAATCTTCTTAGAAAACTGTAATGGTTTTCAAATCTACTAATTCACAAAATAAAACTTAAAAGAAATGATCTTATTACAATCAATTATCGAAGGCACAAGTTACCAAGTTAAAACTCTACCTAAACAATCTTTTGAAAAAACTTTGACACGTCACATTTGTGACTTCAAAATTACTTCTCCAATTGCAGAGTTTGCAAAATATCCATTAGGAACAATATTCATCACAGATGGATATGATTTTCCAGAAGATGACCATTTACACATTCGTAAAGAGAATGTTGTTGCTATGTTTTATGATAGCACAGTTTTTCCATTAGCACATTTAGAAAAAACTCGTTTGCAAGAAATGGCTGAATTTACTGTTAATTATATGATTGACAGTGAGTTCTATGGTATTGAAAAAGCAAAAGCAATGGCAGAACAATTTGCATCTTATGGTTATGAATATGACTGGGATACAATGATAGCTCCAAAACCTACAACAATAGGTGAATTACCTTCTGGTACAAATCTTAAACGTACTATTGCAGCAAACTACCCTGTACCTTCTGTTAATGATTGTGGTTTCCACATTGATCCAGATATGTGGTTCTTGCTTGTGAGAAATGTACTCAGAGGAGAAAACACTTTGTTAGTAGGACCAACAGGTTCTGGTAAAACAGAAATTGTATCTCACCTTGCACTTGCAATGGAAAAACACATGTACATTCAAGACATGGGAACTGTTCAAGATGCTCAATCAGCATTACTTGGTGTTCACCGTTTGAATAAAGAAGGTCACTCATCTTTTGAGTTTGCACCTTTTGTACATAACATTCAAGCAGGTGGTATCATGTTGTTAGATGAGTTGAATCGTTCACCTCTTGCTGCAAATAATATCTTGTTTCCATGTTTGGACAAAAGACGTTACTTGCCAGTAGATATTGCATGTGAAGATTGTGATCGTAGAATTGCTGTTAATGAGAACACTGTGTTCTTTGCAACTGCAAACCTTGGTTCTGAGTATTCAGGTACACATTCTATTGACCGTGCATTACTAGACAGATTCTTTCCTATAGAACTTGATTACCCAATGGAAAAAGATGAGGTAAACATTATCAAATTACGCACTGGTATTGATGAAAAGTTTGCAACTGCAATTGTACGTGTATCTAATGAGATACGCAAGCAATACAAAGAGCAAGAACTTTCAACTGCAGTTTCTGTTCGTCACACACTTCAAGCTGCAAGTCTTATTGCAGATGGTTTTGATGTAGACAAAGCATTACTTGCTACAATCATGCCTTTGTTTGAAGATGGTATTGGTGTTTCAGAACGTTCTAAAGTACTTTCTATTGTATCTGCATTTTAAGTTAAACAAAAATATAAAGAGGGATGAAATACTCCCTCTTTTTAAATAAATTCTCATGAGCAAATTAATAAAAGATTGGTTTAACAGAAGAGCTGAAGACGCGTACACATTCAATGATGAATCAAAACGTTTCTTCAACTGGGATAAAGATAGGAGTTCATACTCTTCATACTTTATCAGAAATGACGACTCACTAAAGGAAGCTTCTAAGATGATTGGCTCTATGTTTAGAGTGATTGGTGTACCTAAAACATTTAAGTACTCTAATGACATCCAAACAGGTAAAAGAGGCTATCGTGATGCTAAGGTTCAAGTACCTTTAAGCATGTTAAGAGATGAAGAAGGAAATTATCTTGACAGAGATGAAAAACTATTAGACGCTTTTTATGGTGCTGCTATTCAAAATGCTGCTCTTGCAACTATGCAAACAACAAAAGAATATGAGAAAACCATGTTAATGCGTGATACTTCAAGTGGAGTAAGTGTAAAAGACTTGCTTGCAAGTGTACTAAACACAGAACGTATTGACAAAAAACTTGCAGACCGTCTTCCTGGTTATTTAAAGTTTGTTCAAAAATACAAAGAACATAGATTTGAAAACTATGAAGGCCCTGGTGTAGAAGCACCAAAACAAAAACGCTTACTTGATCTTGTGGTAAAGATGTTACGCTATCCAGCTAACATTTCTGAAGAAGACATGGAAGATTTTGGTGAACCTCTAAAAGCAATGGAGCGTATTCTTAAAAAACATGGTGGTATACCAAGTGACTTTGATAGTTGTGGCAGTATGGCAACAAGTTTGTCAAACATTGTATACAAATACACTGAAAAAGAAGAAGAACCTCCTGCAGGTGGTGGATCTGGTGAAGATGAATCTGATGATGGTGAATCTGAAGGTACAGGCACTCCTACAAAAGCAACTCCTGAAATGAGTAAGGGAGAACTTAACGATTTTGCCAAAGAAATGATGGGTGCGTTAATTAATCCTGAAGAAGGTCCTTCTGGTAGTGATGACTTTAAGAATGAGTTTGAAGAATTTGTAGATGATATGTCTGAAACAACTCCAACTCCTCCAAGTTCTGATATTAACTGGGATGATGAAGGTGAAACCTCTCAAGGAAAACTTAACTGGAAAAAAGCTGTAGTAAATGAACATTCTAAAATTAGATACAGAAATGCTATAACAAAAATTGACACAACAAAAGCTGCTGTGTTACAAAAGTTGTTTGCTCGCAAGAGTAAAAACTATGAATTTAGCATGAAGTCTATGCGTTCAGGACGTTTGGATACAAATAAAATTGCAGAAGCTGCTCAACAAGTTCCTACTATATATGAAAGATTTGGTCAAGTAACAACAAGCAAAGTTTGCGTTGGTGTTCTTATTGATGAATCTGGATCTATGGGAGGTACTAAAATAGAAAAAGCAAGAGAAGCTGCAATTTTTATTAATGAAGTATTCAAGAAAATGCCTGATGTAGAACTATTTATTTATGGTCACACTGCAGATTTAAAAAGTGGAGAGTCTGTTGACATGACAGTGTATCGTGAGAAAGGATTCATCACTGATTCATTTTCTCTTGGTTCTGTTATACAACAAGCTAATAATAGAGATGGTGATGCTATATTTGCAACAGCAAAACGTATGCGTAGTCAAACAGAAAATCAAGGATTACTTATTGTAATATCAGATGGTGCTCCAAGTGCTGTGGGTTATGGAGGACGTAGTGCAATTGAAGATACACGTAAAAAAGTTACGCGTGCTCAATCATTAGGTTTTCAAGTAATTCAGATTGCAATTGAAGAACATGTTCCTTCTAAAGAGATGTTTGATTACTATATTCAAATGACAGATATTAGAAATCTTCCAAAAGATTTAGTAAATTACATGTCTAAGAAAGTAGATAAGCTTATCAAAGAAAAGATTACTATTTAACATTATTCCAGGTGGTAGAAATATCACCTGGATTTACTTAACTTAAAATCATGGCAAAGTCAAAAAAAGAAGAATCATCAGAAGTTGAGTACACAGTTGGACAAATTGTAAGGCACACTAAGTTTGGTAAAGGAGAAGTACTAAATGTTACAGCAGATGAATCTATCAAGGTACAATTTGGTAGACGTCAAGTAACACTATTGTTAAAGTACAATAAAACCACATTGTCATTTTAAAACCAATAAGTAAAAATGATAGAAGCCAATGACAATCAAGGTTTTATGAGCATAAAAGTCCAGTTTTTTAAGGAATAAACTGGACAAAGTGCATGAAACGTTACTAAAAATTTATACAAACATTTAACAAGCACCAATAAAACATTTAACAAAACCTTTCGGTGGTAGGTAAACCCAATTAAAACTATGAAAACAGAAATCAAAATCACAGACTTAGAAAATGTTGAATTTCCTATTATTATCAAGGATAAAAGAGGGAATATAATTTATAAACAATATGAAAATGGTGGTTGGTATAAATACACCTACGATAAAAATGGTAATGAATTAACCTTTAAAGATTCAAATGGTGATTGGTATGAATGTACATACAATGAAAATGGTAATGAATTAACCTTTAAAAATTCAGATGGTTTTTGGAGGGAATCTACTTATGATGATGAAGGTAAAGAATTAACTTGTAAAAATTCATTGGGTTATTACAAAATTAAAGGCAAAGAGGTTACCAAAGAGGAATTTGAAGCTTTTGTAAATGGTACTACTGAATACACAATGGAAGAACTGGTTGCTAAACTTGGACACAACTTTAAAATTAAGAAGTAATTAAACTAAAAATCTTTAAACAACAAACAAAATGACACCAAAAGAAAAAGCAAAAGAATTAGTTGATAAGTTTTATCAAAGATTTCCATTAAAAATGAATGTAATTACAAGAAAAGGAGATTTATCTTGGGAATATGATAATTGGGAAGAAGCCAAACAATGTGCATTAATAGCAGTTGATGAAATAATAGAAGCAGGTAAAGATGTTGATGAATTTGCAAATGCATATTGGTATAAAGTTAAAGCAGAAATTGATAACCTTTAAACAACAAACAAAATGAAAGAATTAGAAATTCAAGAGACAAAAGCAACTGAAATTGCAATACCAAATAAAATAACATTGTATTGTTGTGTTTACTTCAATGACAATGGTATATTGTTTGCCAATTCACCTACAGAAGATAAAAGATATCAAGAGCAATACGCATTTAGTATGGGTAAAAATGTAGGAACATTAAGTATTTATAAGTTTGAAGTAGATGCACCTAAAATTAATTCTTGAACAATACTACAACAAAACATTTGGAGGTAAAGATGAGCAATAAACAAACAGCAGTAGAATGGATAGAAGATAAAATACAATCTGATATGACATTTATTGAAATTCTTGGGTTAATAAGACAAGCCAAAGAAATGCACAAACAAGAGGTAACTGATGCTTGGGAAGATGGACATGATTCTTTCTCAACAAGGAATGCAGAACAATATTACAAAGAAACATTTAATGTAGAACCAACATGATAACATTTTTATTAATAGTATTGGTATTGTACTTAGTTTCAATCCATAACACACTTCAAAAATTTAAAAAATAAACAATGACAAAAGAACTAAGATTGTGGTTAACATCTTTGTTAATCAAATGGGCTATGAATATATGTCCTGAAGGTAGTTTTAAAAGTGCACCTTATCTATTTGTAAAATACAACATAACTAATTTAAAATAGTAATATTATGAATTTACATCAAGTTAAAGCAAATGAACAGTTTTTTAACACTATTTTAAATAGTGTTGATGAGTATGGAATTTGGTGTTGGAAAGATAAAAATCTTATCTATAAAAAAGTAGGTAACAAACTTACAGCCAACTCAGAAGATTTAGCATACATAAAAGAACTTGTTTCAAATGAATATTTTGAGAATAATTTTGTAACATCAACCTAAAAGAAATGGAAGAAATAAAACAATTAGTTTACAACTCTGTGACTTGTCAAGAGTGTAATGAAACTATTGTAAGTTACAATAGACATGACTACAAAACATGTTCTTGTCCTAATGAAGCAATGGTAGATGGTGGCACTGACTATCTTAGGTATGGTGCAGCAGATATGACAAAAATTAAAATCTTTGCTGTTTATACAGATGATGATTTTGAACTTGTACGCAAGTACGCTACACGTGGAGGAAGAGGTATTGATGGTAAACAACCATTAACTTATGTTCCTTTATGTGAAATGAATGATGACTGGTTAGAAGCTGTATTAGATTACGGTGGTGCTAACTGGCATGTTGATCTTATTAAAAAAGAAATTAAATACAGAAAAGACCATGGCAGAACTGCATGAAACATTGATGGGAAGAAAACTTATTGAGCAAGTAATTCCAGATATTGCTGACAATCTTGCTAAGATTGCAACAGCAATGGAACAACAAACAAAAATCTTTACAGAAAGTGCTATCCAAGTATCTATTTGTTTCTATGAAGATGATGATGGCAAAAAAGTCTATGATATTGATCATATGGAAGAAGAATTTTATCAAAAGTTAAAAGAACTTGAATCATGAAAAAAGTATTAATTGGACATGTTGGTGTTGACTCAGGTCAGTTACTATTATGTGATCCCTGCAACATTGATTCTCAATGGAAAGAAGAAGAGTTTATAGATATCAGAATCTATGAACATGTGACAACAAAAGAAAAGCTACAATATAGAGTAGACTTTCCTCATTATGAACAAGAAATACCAAAATATGGTAAAACAATGAATGAGTTGATTAGTACAGGTGAATGGAAACAATTTGACGTAAGTGATTCAGCACAACATTCATTTAGTTACAACTCTTGTTGTCTTGCTACTTTGTCTGAAAAACGCAATGGTCAGTTACACAATGAATTTGGTCATGAAGTTGGAGTGGCTTTTTCAACAGCATGTGGTGATGGTGCGTATCCTGTATATGCAATGTATAGCAATGACGGAATTTTAAAATCTGTAACTGTAGAATTCTAACTTATGAAAGATTTAAAAATAAACAAAAAACCATTCAGCGAAACAAAACATTATTCTGGTACTTACACTTGTGACTGTTCTCAGTGGGAAGATGAATTACAAGAAGATGTTTATGAATTTACTCTTATAGTAAACATTGACAATGAAAATGAATCAACATCAATAGAAGAAATCATATGGGTTGGTAAACAACCACGTGATTTAGATGGAGCTGAAGATTATGTAAAAGAAAACTTTTTTGAACTTATTAATTAATTATTATGGAACCTTTAGATGAATTTTTAGAGAAAATAGATTCTCCAGTACAACAAGAACTAATTGAAGAAAGATACAGATTTGCTCATCCATACATTGATCATGAAGGAAGAGAACAAACTTCTAGTGTAGAATTACATATAGACTTTGAAGCTCAAACTTTTAAAGTATATCCAGGTGATGGTAGAGGTGAATTTGGTTTTGTTTCAGGTTCTCACAGATTTAATATGTGGCTTGCAACTACAAAATGTTTAACAGCTGCTATTGAATTTGCAGTAAAATCTTTAAATCTTGTAACAGATGAGTCATCCTTTACATCATAGTATTTCAAGCCAAAAGAAATGGGGTGGGCATGTAGATGACTACTTGCCTATCCATAATTGGTTTGATGAAACTAAAATGCACTATCCTGATATGAGGCATAGAGCATTAAGACATCACTCAGAAGGAATCTTCTGGTGTGAACATGAATTTGGCACATATATCACTAACTCAGAAGGACGTATGGTTCCTGTAAGAGCAATTGGTGAACAACATTGTATGGAAGACCTTGGTTGGATTCCAACAATTAAAGATTATCTAGATCACATGGAGGTTCAAGGTTGGATGTTTAAACCAGGTGATGGAAGAAAAATGTTAAAAGAAATGTCAAAAGACAAATCTGATTTTGTAAAAAAAGATAAATCAAAAGAATCATGAGTGAAGAAAAAGAAATCACAATCAAACAAATCCTTGACTGGTGTTTAAAGAAAACACAAGAAGGTTCTGAAGTTATCCTAAAATGGGATGGTGGAGGAGATTCAGGATGGGTTCATCTTGAAGTAGATGAAGAAGACAGTAGTGATCCTGAAGCAGAAAAGCTTATAGACATGATGTATGACCAACTTGACTATGGTTCATGGGCTGGTGAATTCTCTGCATCTGGTGAAGCTTCGTTTGATCCTGAAACACAAATGTTTCAAGGTACTGACTATTACACAGAAAATGATTCACAAAGTGTAGAAACAAATATTGAAATTAGAATTCCAAAACACATTCATTTTAGTGATTTAGAAATTCATACAGAAGATCTAGACTGTACTGTTACTGTTACTTTTGGTATTAGAAATGGTTTTGACCATCCTGATGCAAAAGATTTAGCTACACAATTAGAAGAAAGACTTTCAACAGAATTTATAGAAGCTGCTAAGGATGACGTAGATGATGAAAGTAATATTGAAGGATTCTATGAAACATATAATTTATTTAGATCTGATTTTACAGAAGACGGTGATGACCTTGTATATATTATGAAAGAAATATTATATAATAAAAGTTTTACCACTGAAAACTATGTAGAGATTAATTTACAAGAACTTTTAGAAGAAGAAGAAGCTGAATAACCATGAACTATCAAGAACTAAAGTACACAGTAGAGAACCAATCTGGTGTCTCTTATGAAAATGCATTGATTCTATGGAAAACAATGTACAAAGACTTCAATGATTTTTTGACAAATGTAATCATTTATGATTCTATGAAAGATTTTGGTGATCATTGTGCATCAGTCTGGAAAAACGTAGAAGTTGCAACAGCTCAAGATGCTTTTAGCCAAGAAAATCTAGAAATACGTAGGTTATTCTTCAGAGCTATTGGTATTGAAAAAATGTTTCAAGAACTTGACCCTGAACTTATTGCTGAAGAAACTATTGTATTTAACAATTCTGTTTGGAATGATAAAGACAAAAGTATGGATGTAAAAATTATTCATGATAAGTATGAATTATACAAAATCAAAGGTGATAAGTTATTTCCAGAAGAAAAGTCTGAATGGCGTAGAGCTAATGCAGATATCTATGCTGTACGTTGCTGGTGTACAACCACAGGACGTGAGTATTGGATTTATGTACCAAAAAATGTTGGTGAAAAGAAAGATGCAATTGAAGCAATTGCTTGGACTTTTCAGTTAAACATCTCTGACCCTGAAGCATTGTATCGTCAAGGTGATATCATTATTGCTCAAGCAGGTGTTAATTCAAAAGAATTATCGCGTCCTTATCATTTGGATAAAGATACATACTTAAAACTTTTAAAAGTACAATCATAATGGCAAAAACAAATTGTCATGACTGCATTCACTCAAGAAGTAATTCATTCATGAACTCTGCACACATACACTGTGCTATGTACTGGAAGTATTATAAGAAAAACAAATCATCTCATCCTAAAGGTACAGAACATGCTGTAAAAAATGGATGGTGGGATTTTCCTTATGATTTTGACCCAGTATGGATGACAGAAGACTGTAGAGAGTATAAAGAAAAAGAACAAGTACCTGAATCAAAATTGTAACATGAAAACAAAATCAGCAAAACGTGTGGTATTAGCCACAGGAGAAGGAGCAAATACTCATGCTATATCAAGCAATGAGCGTATAATCTATGAAGATTTGGGAAACCAAACTTTAAAACTTATATTAGCAGAAAAAGCTTTGATAACACATGAAGAGCATGGTCCAATCATGCTCAATCCTGGTTTTTATTATAAGACAAATCAAGTGGAGTTCAATCCATTTAATAATACAGTTTCTTACGTTTTTGACTAAGAAATTGTGAAAAATTCACAAAAACAAGGGTTTAAGGTTGCAATTTGTGATCTTAGACCTTGTTTTGTGTATTAAAATATTTTTTGTAATATTGCATTTAAAACCAAACTAATGAAAAACTGGACAATCTTTCCAGGTAGAAAATACAATTACATTCATACAATGAACATTACCATTGATGATATAAGAGCTGTATTTTTTCCTAAAACTTTCTCTGAGAAATATAGTTATCTTGGTTTAATACCAGGATGGAAAAAGAATGAAGCTATGACAATGCTCAAGGCCCTTGTTATTGCAATGGACTATGAAGCAAAACCTTGGTGGTGTCCAAGATGGTTTTTGCGTTTCTTAAACTTATTTGGTTCTGATAATTCTATTGTTAGAGTTAGAAATAGACGTCTTCACAATCTTGAAAAGAAACTTACAAAAGGTATTATGATGTGGGACCACAAAACAAAGTGGACGCATTATGACTTAAGAATTAGTATATCAGCTCCAAGATATCTTCAAGATTTAGCTGATGCTATTGAGTACAAAGTGTATAGTCTTGGTAGACAAGATGAACTTGTTGAAGAGATTCTTTCTTTAGACCCAAATGCTTCAATAATAAGAGGTAGTGCTACAAGACTGGGAGAACAACTAATTGAATTAAAAAAATCTTTAAACTTATATATACATGAAGATTGAAATTACAATGACAGAACTTTTACTCATAGTTGATATGATTAAAAATGGTGTTGAAAAAACTGAACCAAGTACTTCAGATGAAGACTTTTTAAATAACTATGTTGCTGAAAAAAAACCAGAACAAAATGACACATTTTGACACTCCTCCTCCAATAATTCTTACTATAAAACATTATGGTAAAACACTTACTGCTGAACTTCCATGGGATTCACCATTAGATGATGTCTATTTAGCAATACAAGGATTACTTGTAGCTGATGGTTTTCACAATGATGGTATTGAAAATTTCATTATTGAACAAGGAGAAGAACTTAAAGAACTAAAACACAAAAATAAAGAATATTATGAAAGTGAAGATTAAACTCTTAAATAAAAATGCTGTAGTTCCAGTTTATGCAAAACCAGGTGATGCTGGGTTAGACCTTGTTGCTACACACATTATTAGTTATGACAAAGAACAAGTAGTATATGGAACTGGACTTGCAATAGAGATACCAGAAGGATATGTAGGACTTGTATTTCCACGCAGCTCAATACGTAAGTATGAACAATACCTCAGCAATTCTGTTGGTGTTATTGATTCAGGATACCGTGGAGAAATTCAAGCAACTTTTAACTCACGTTTTTACGCAGATGTAAAATACAAAGCAGGTGAAAAGATTGCACAATTAATTATAATGCCTTATCCTCAAATTGAGTTTGAAGAAGTTACTGAACTATCAGAAACTGAAAGAGCTGATGGAGGTCATGGTTCAACAGGTAAATAATATGACTTTTAAACTATATTTAGAATTTAACTCAAGAAGATTTGGATTTGCTTTAATACATGAGAAGCAATTTGTTTCTTCTGAATTTAAACATAAGTTGTTTATACATTTCTTATGGTTTGAAATTGGAGTTAAATTTCTACAGTAAAACTTTTATTTATGATTGTAAATAAAAACAGTGGTCAGGTTATAATAATTGGACCATATGGTAGTGTATTTCTATATACACATGATACAGCAGATACACTTATCAAAGATGTACATGACGCATTGAAAGTAGGTACAAGATGGAATGATCCTGATTACTTATCTAAAATGATTTTCTGTAGAATGTTACCTATAGAATGTTGGTTAGAAGACAAAGGTTTTGGAATTGGTACTCAAATGTACAATGACGTAAACCTACTTATATCAGTTAACACTATCAATCAGACTATAACAATCCATTCTATGGAAGATAAATATAACAAAACTTTGCTTACTTTTCAAGAATTTGTTGACTCTTATGCCAACAATGCCAGTTTATAATAAAATCATAGCAATATAGTACAGTTATAATTTTAAATGCGTATATTTACATATTCAATGTTCTGAGAATAATAGTATTTTAGTGCCAGAATATAAAACACTGAAACTCAAATGCTATATCAATTGCCAAATGGTAAATGTATAGAAATCTCAATAGAGCAATACTTGAGAATGACAGATGATGAATTGACCATGTATGTGGCTTTCAACTATGGTGAAGAAATTAATGATCCTTTTGCTTTAAGCGTTTTGAAATATGGAAACGTCACAGAAAAAGAAGAAATTATTGATGAAGACTCAATCACAGTAGAAGAAGAATACATTGAAGATTTAACAGATGTTCTTCCTGAAGAAAAACTTTATGATGATGAATACATTGACTACGACAACTTAGAACAGTAACCTTATTAGATAAGAATGCTGCAATCAAAATTAAAAACATGCTCAGCTTGTGGTGAAGACAAAGTAATATGGAAAAATCATGAGGGTGAAAAGTTCTGCAAAGACTGCTGGAACAGAAAATCACCTGTGAAATTTCCTAAGAAGACAGGAATATTAAAACTGACTTCTGATAAAAGAAAACCTTTGGATTTACTTTACACAAAAATGAGGAAGGACTTCTTGTCTAAATCTGAAAACGCTACATGTTTTGCTAAACTTCCTGGATGCCTTAATTCCATGGCTGAAAATCTCACAATACATCACACAAAAGGACGTGGAAGATACTATCTTGATAGTACCACATGGATTCCTTTGTGTATGACATGTCATCAATGGGTAGAAGAGCACCCTGCACAAGCAAAAGAACTCAATTTATCACAATCTAGATTATAAAAAGAAAAAAATGAAAAAATTCATTGGTTATTACATTATTGGTGCAAACACAAAAGAAGATGCACAAAATGAAAAAGGTTTAATGCTTTGGTCTCCAAATAAACCAAATGCACTTAAACGTTTGTTGAATGAAATGTTGTTGGGTATCTACTGGGTAGACAAAGACAGAGTTGTTGGTGGACAAGAAAAAGGTAAAACTATGCAATCTGAAGGTCAACCTGTAGAACTTGCAAAAGTTAAAGATGTTCCTGTAGCAGAAAAACCTAAAGTAAAAGAAGCTCCAAGAAAGCCTCGTCAAACTCCAAGGGTTAATCCTTCAAAGAACTAAACACAAAGAAATGGACAACTCACTTGAATTAAATAAAAGAGAGTTGATTCAACAGGAAGCCCTGACTGCATCTACCACCCATTATAGATGTGGTCTGGGTATTTCCATGGGTGTAGGTAAAACCTTAATTGGTTTACGTCACATGGAAAAAGAGTTTCCAAGTTTAAAAACTAAATTTCTGGTAGTAGCTCCAAAAGTTTCAATCTTTGAAAGCTGGAAAGATGATGCTAAAAAGTTTGGACTAGAATACTTGTTGGATCATATTGACTTCACAACGTACATATCATTAAGTAAAAAAACAAGAGAATATGATGTCATCTATTTAGATGAGTGTCATAGTCTGTTATTTACTCATGATTATTATTTGGCTACATACACAGGTAAGATTCTTGGTTTAAGTGGTACTCCACCACGTTACAAGAACTCTGAAAAAGGTGAGATGGTTAATAGGTATTGTCCTATTGTCTACACTTACATTACAGATGACGCAGTAGAAGATAAAATTCTTAATGACTACAAAATCATTGTTCACAGATTACCATTATCAAATGCTAAAACTCATAAGGTATCAACCAAAAAAGGTGGATTCTTTATGACTTCTGAATCTCAGAACTATGATTATTGGTGTGGAAGACTTAATAGTGCAGCAAATCCTGCACAAACTAAAATCTTTAGAATTATGAGAATGCAGGCATTAATGCAATTTGGTTCTAAAGAAAAGTATGCCAGACAATTGTTAAACATGATGGATGACAAATGTCTTGTCTTCTGCAATACAACTGATCAAGCTGATAGAATTTCTGTACATAGTTATCATAGTAAGAATTCTAAAAGTGAAGAAAAATTGCTTGCATTTAAAGATGGTGAGATAGATGAACTTACATGTGTTCAACAATTGAATGAAGGTATTAACATTCCAAACTTAAAGTATGGTATTATACTACATGCATATTCTAATGAAAGAAAAGCTAGTCAAAGAATAGGACGTTTATTGCGTTTGAATCCTGATGATAAAGCAATCATTCATATACTTATGTATGGTAATACTGTAGATGAAGGCTGGGTTCAAGATGCATTAAGAGATTTAGACTCTGAAAAAATTATTTACACAGATCCTGTTTGTTAAATTATGCACAACACAATAGTTAAATTCACAAAAAAAGATGGACAACTTGTTCCTGCTTCAGAAGCTGATGCTGGAAAACTAAAACTTTTTGCAATGTCTTTGAAAGAAGGCACTGAATTAGAAGTTTACATGTCCATGACAAACAACGTTGACAAAACTGCTGGACAACTTGCAAAAGTCCATGCGTTAATTAGAGAACTTGCAAGCTACACTGGTCACACCTTTGATGAAATCAAATTTGTTATAAAAGACAAAGCTGGTCTGTATAATATTACAGGAACCAGCTCATCTGACAAACAATTAAAAAGTTTTGGTGATTGTTCTAAGGAAGAATTATCTACAGCCATTGAAACCTGCATTGAAGTAGGTCACATGTTTGGTTGTAACTTATATTAATCTTCAGATTCACCAATTAGTTTTTGTGCTTCTTCTAAAGTTACTTTTTGAACAAATCCTTGTTCTTGTGCTTTAGATTCAAATTCTCTACAAAGAATTAAGATTGTCTCATACTGACTAACCCATTCCTCTGTAATGTTTTGGTCTTTAATTTGTGTATGAGCATTCTGCATTTCTTCTGCAGATTTACCTTGTACAAAAAAAGCAACAATTGCTTGAATTCTTTGATAGTACCCTGTACTTATCTTAATTTCAACAATTGCACTTGGCATAATAACTTCAACCGTTGACGGTTGGTTTTCTGCACTTTCATTAGTTTGATTTACTTCAGACATGTCGTGTAGTTTAATTTCAACAAAAATAAACAAATAATTTAAAGTTTCAAAAAAAATGACAGAAAAAATTGCTATTCATCCAAAAGACATCAGTTTAAAGTTAGCAGACCTATTGAAAGAATCAGGTTGGCACAATGTCCTTAAAGGATTTTTGCTATCTGAAGACTTTGATAAAATTATTTTTGCTTTAAAAGACCAAGTGGACAACGACAAACGTTTTACACCTCCTTTGAAGCAAGTATTCAGATCCTTTCAAGAATGTCCTACAGATGACTTAAAAGTGGTATTCATAGGGCAAGATCCCTATCCTCAAATGAATGTGGCAGATGGTATCTCTTTTTCTTGTGGTAACACCATGAAAAAAGAAGCATCACTGCGTTATATTCATAATGCAATTGCAAAAACTGTTTACAATGACAAAGTTCTAGCAAAAGATTTATCTGCAGACTTAACCCCATGGGCTAATCAAGGTATTCTTATGCTAAATACTTCTCTTACAACAGAAATTGGCAAAATTGGCAAACATTTTAGTATTTGGGAACCATTTACTAACTATGTACTTGACATGATTAACTCTATGGACAAGTCAATTATTTTTGTCTTTCTAGGTAAAAAAGCTCAGGAATATGAAGATCTTATTTCTGACAAACATGTTAAACTTTATGCGTCACACCCAGCATCTGCTGCGTATCAAAAACAACAAGAGTGGGATTGTAATGATGTTTTCAATAAGATAAATGAAAAACTTACAGAAAATAATCAAAAAATTATTGCATGGTAGTTTGAAGTTACAAAATTTATTTTTATATTTGTAATCACAATCGCAACGCAAAAACGCAAACGTACATGTTTAATTCAAAAATACCTGATTCTATAGGAACTCCTATGGCCTCAGAAGGTGTCTCTGGACCACCTCCATCAAAACCATTAGTAAGCTTTGAACCTCAAAGTGTACCTGACAAACAACCTGTTAATCATCCTCCACATTCCAAGATTTGGAAACGTTATGGAGATCTTATGATGGATGGTGTTAATTATCTTAACAACCGCGCAACAGGTAAAACAAAATCTCTTAGAACACTATGGCCTTCTTTTAATAAGATTGGTTTAAATGGTATGGAGTGGCAATCACTTTATGTTATTGGAGCAAGACCAGGTATTGGTAAAACTCTGATTGCAGGTTCTATTACAAGAGACTTACAACAATTAAATCCTGATCAAACATTTTCTGTTTTGCATTTTCAATTTGAGATGCTTGGTAGAAATATGGCAATTAGAGAATTATCTTCTGCATCAAATCTTGATGTAAGATATTTACAGTCTGCACAAGATGAGGGAATGCCTCCTTTATCTGAAACTGATTATAATAAACTTAGTGTATATGCTCAAAAGCAAGGACACAGAAGAGAGTATGTTGTTGATACTGCTACAACTGTAGCTCAAATGCAAGAGATTGTTGAGAAGTTTTATGCTGAAACAAGATTACCATTTGTGGTAACACTTGACCATACTTTATTAGTAAAGAAAGGTGCTTCAGAAACAAGTAAACAACAAACATTAGAGTTACTTGCAATTTCAATGACAAACTTGAAGAATAAGTATCCTGTTATTTTTATTGTATTGACACAACTTAATCGTGAGATTGACAATACAGAACGTCATTCACCTGGAAAACTATCACAGTATCCATCTGAGTCAGATGTTTTTGGTTCAGATTCATTATTGCAATGTTCTGATGTTATGATAGCAGTAAACAAGCCTTCAAAACAACAAGTATCCATTTATGGGCCACAGCGATGGGTAATAGAACCACATATGAAAGACTATCTTGCTTTTCATATTCTTAAAAATCGTTTTGGTGACACAAGTATTCAATGGTATCATGCACATTATAAAACCATGACCCTAGAAGAAGTAACTGCACCAAAACAAGCACCACTTCCTGCAAGAAAATCATAATAATTAAATTAGTAAAAACGTAAACGCAATGAGCAACGCAAACGACAAACCTAAAAAGCATATCTCTGAGATCACTGCTGACTTCAAGCCTTTTTGGCAACCTCTCTTTACAGAGATGAAACTTGACTCACCAACTTTTGGTGCTAAACTTTGCTATATGGGTAAAGAATTTAGCACAGATGGTTCACGTGAAGCATGTGTAAGATTCTTTCCTAGTGAATTAAACAGTGGTAATGATTATTACACTGAACTATTTGATTGGGATCAGTATTACTTTACACCAAATCACAGAACATTGTACAAACTTCCTCAGAATCCTCATTGGAAAAGTGAACCAGAAAAGTATGTTGAAATTCCATCTGACAAATTACCAACATCAACCTTTGCAGTAAGATTATCTGATCTTGAAATTGTAAATAAATCTGATGTTAAATCCTTGGTTCCTGTTATGAATAATGGCAAACCAATTCAAGGTACAATAAATGCTTCATTGTTTGATAGTTTAACTACACAAGTTGATCCATTCAATGAAGAGTCTTTTGACGAGGCATTAGCAGAAAAAGAAGACAACCACTATACATCACTGACAATAAGAGATATTTATTGTATGATACAAAATGTGCCAATGTCTAATAAAAAATGGTTAAATCAATTAATTTCTAAAAACAAGTAAAAAATGGCAGAAACAACTGAGTTTGCCCTTCCAACTAAAATTGTGAAGGCAACAACAAAAAGTCCCAAGAACATGATTATCTTCAGTAAGCCCAAGGTTGGTAAAACAACTTTGTTAGCACAACTAGATAATTGTCTTATTATTGACTTGGAGAATGGTACTGACTATGTAGATGCAATGAAAGTTAAAGCAAACAGCGTTGCTGATATTGCTAAGATTGGAAAAGCAATTACAGACGCAGGAAAACCTTACAAGTTTATTGCAATAGATACAATTACAGCACTAGAAGAAATGTGTATTCCATACGCAGAAGAACTTTATTCTAAAAGTGCAATGGGTAAGTCATGGTTTACAAAAGGTAAAGCAGAGTATGGCTCTATCTTGAACATGGCAAATGGTGCAGGTTATCCATGGTTACGTCAAGCATTTGAAAAAATTCTTGGTTACATCAAAACTCTTGCTCCACATGTTATTCTTGTAGGACACATTAAAGATACACTTCTTGAAAAGAATGGTGCAGAATTTAATTCTTTAGACCTTGACTTAACAGGTAAGTTGAAACGTATCACAACTTCAAACTCAGATGCTATTGGATATTTATATCGCAAAGGAAATCAGAATATTTTAAGCTTTAAAACAAATGATGAGATTGCTTGTGGTGCACGTCCAGAACATTTAAGAAACGCAGAGATTGTTGTTTCTGAAGTAAATGCTGATGGTTCTATCACAACCTCATGGGATAAAGTATTCATTGACTAATTAACACAAATAATAAACAATTAAAAATCAAATAACATGTTCAAATCTAGTAATTTCAACCCAAACGCAGGTGCAAATGCACCAAAAATCCTAACTCCAGGTACACACGTATGTCGCGTAGCAGACATTAAGCTTGACGCACCAGCTTACAAAAAAGATGCATACTTTGTAGTGGTAACACTTGAAGGTCCTGAACGTCCTGAATTTGTAGGATTACCTATTGACAAAACAAATCCTTCTTTAGGAAATTACAAAGGTCAAATTGGTAATGTACGTAATGGACGTTATCCTTTTAGTGACTACACTTACAATGGTACAGAAATCAAACGTGATGATCAAATCTATCGTTGGATTAACAACTTAGCAAAACAACTTAATTTGTTCAACGCAATGAATGCTGGTAACGGTATTTCTGGTGGAACAATTGAAGAGTATGTTGATGCTGTACGTAACTTTATTGTAAAGAACTCTCCATTTGCAAGTTTTACTTTTGGTGGTCAAGAATACTTTACTGAAGGTTATGACAAAGCTAATTACCGTTTATTCTTCCCTAAACAAGAAGGTGCTAATTTCCCTTACTCTGTATTGGAAGATGCTGAAGGTAACATGGTAAACTTTATTCAATTTGATGCTGCAAAACACATCATTGTAAAAACTGAAGAAGCTGCAGCTACTGTAACAGAATTTGGTGGACAAACACAAACAAATGACATGTTTGCTGTAACAGGAACAATAACAACAGATCATTTTGCTAGTGGTATTACTACAAATTCATCAACATTAACAGCTGGAACAATTTCAATTCCTGAAGGATTAAACTTGTAATTTCTTATTTGTTTTGTTCATATAATTAAGGGGAGGACTTTGGTTCTCCCTTTTTTTTTATACTTTTGTAAACTATGTTTTCATCCAAACACTACATAACAGATATCAATACAATACCATCTGCTTGGATATTTGAAAACTATCTTGGTTTGCCACAAAAATTAACAGGTCAAAGTGTTAGAATTAATAGTCTTTTCAATTTAAATGATAAGACACCTTCAATGTACATATATTACAATGCTGAGCATCAAGTGTATAAGTATAAGTGCTTTTCTACTGGAAAAGGAGGAGGTGCAATTGATTTAATGATGCATATGTGGAGTTTTAGCTTTACTGATGCTTCTCACAGAGTGATTAAAGATTATGTTGACTACCTAAGAACTGGTAAAATCTGTGAAACAAACATTACTCAACATTCTAAATGGAAAGTTGATAGCTGGAAAACCAGGGGATGGAGTCAAAATGATGCTAAGTTTTGGTCTGCATATAACATATCAAGTAAACTTTTAAGTAATTACAATGTAATTCCATTAGAGAGATATACTATGCAGAAAGTATTGAATGACAATGAGATAGAAGATGAATTCACAGTAGTTAGTAAGCATATATATGGTTATTTTACAAGTGATGGTATCCTCTATAAAATCTATCAGCCAATGAATAGAGATCGCAAGTTTATTAAAATTTGTGACTACATTCAAGGTTATGATCAGTTAGAGAAGAAACCAATTATTGTAATTGCTTCTTCACTAAAAGATTGTATGGCAATTAAAAGCATGGGCTTAAACATTGACGTTATAGCACCTGATAGTGAGAATAGTATGCTGCACCCAGATGTCATCTTTGAATTAAAAGAAGAATATGAGGCAGTTGTGACAATTTTTGATAGCGATGACGCTGGAATTAAAGGTATGAAAGCTTATGAAGAAAAATATAAGCTGCCCTTTTGTTATTTACCATTAGAAAAAGACATTGCTGATATTGTCAAACAACATGGTATAAAGAAGGCATTGTATGAGTTTGTTCCAAAACTTAATAATGCTTGTGACAAATATGCAAAATTGCATTCAAGTGATGATTAATTTCATTATTTTTGTAGAACTTAACAAATTATTTTATGACAAACTGGTATTACCCTTCTATTAAGAAGAAGATATTAGAAGTTGAAGACATCCCCAATCATGAGGAAGTCATTGGCTTTATATACAGAATAACCAACTTAAAAACTGGTAAGTTTTACATTGGCCAAAAAAGTCTTTACCACAAGCGTAAGACTAGAATCTCCAAAAGAGAAAAAACACAGACAGGTACTAGAAAAATATTTAAGCAAACAATTAAAGAATCTGATTGGATGAGCTATTATGGTTCATCTGTAGATTTAAAAAATGATGTTGTAAAAATGGGTCCTGAAAATTTCAAAAGAGAAATCTTGGAAGTATGTTGTACCAAAAAGTATTTAAATTATTGTGAACTTTCACATCAAGTAAAAAATGATGTTCTAAAAGGAAACACATACAATGGTAATATTTTAGGTAGATACTTTGCAAGAGATATGGAAAATTGTAAATGTTAAAAAAAAATGGCAGTAGCTAAATTTACCACAGATGTTGCATTTGCTGAACGCATGCAAAAAGAAGAAACGTTTTTCTCAAAGCCTTTCTTATTATCCTATTCAGGACTTAACAAATTATTGTTTAGCCCTGCTTTATTTTACAGTCACTATGTTTTAGGTCAAAGAGATGACACTGAAAATCCAGGCATGGTGGAAGGTAAACTTATTCATTGTCTATTACTTAAACCTGAATCATTTGATACAGAGTTTATTCTAAGTGCAGTAAATACACCAAGTGATAATCCTAAAAAGTTATTGCAAACGTTATTTGCACATCATAAAGAACTAAAGCGTTCTGGTGATACAAGAGAAGAATTGCATGAATACAATGATGCTATTATTGATATTCTTACAGATATGAATCTGTATCAATCTTTGAAGACTGATGCTCAACGTCTTGACAAAATTATTACAGAAGATCATGTTGCCTATTGGGATTACATGAAAAAAGCTGAAGGACGCACCGTGATTGATCATGAGATGCATTCTTTTGCAACTTCTGTAGTTGAAAAGATTCAAAGCAAACCTAACATTATGGATGTTATGGGATTCTTTGGTGACAGCTTTAATGGTGTTACAAAACAAAATGAGATTGAACTTGCAATGTTTGATGAAAACTTCTTGTTTGGTCTTAGAGGATTTATTGACAATCTTGTATTTGATTCTAATGCAAAAGAAATCAGAATTAATGACTTGAAGAAAACTTCAAAAGACATTGGTTCTTTTACAGACAGCATTGAATACTTTCGTTACTGGATGCAAGCAGCAATATACTATAAGATGGTTGAACATGTGTACTTAAGTAAACCTGAGTATGCAGACTATAAAATATCTTTTAGATTTATTGTTGTAGATCCTTATATGCAAATTGCACCAATCAAAGTTTCTTATGTAACCATGAAAGAGTGGTTAGTTAAAACAGATGAGATGATTCTAAGAGCTAATTTTCACTTTGAAAATAAATCTTTTGAACTTCCATATGAATTTTTAGTAAACGGTGAAATAGTACTATGATCTCACAGATATACAACAAGTATTTCCAAAAGTCTATGACCTTCTTATATCCACTTTTAGGATTCAAGAAAGATAAGCATCAGCGTCCTCTCCAGACATATTTGTCCTGGAGTGGGACCACTTATAATTCTTTTTCAAGAAAACTAATTTGTGTATATGAAATAAAAAACACAGAAGATTGGAAAGTATTTGAAAGAGAATATTTAATTACACACAAAATGTTAGACATGTGTGTGCCTCTTGACAATAACAAGATTGTATATATCTTTGATTTTAATTCCATGGCAAGTGATTATGATGCTTTTCTTGCAGGAAAGTATTCTGAACTTTCTCCTTTTGTAAAGAAAACACTTACTGATTACTATGGAGTACATACCCCTGAGTGGGTTTACATTGAGTCTTTTTTATTTCCTACAAAATACTTTAAACAATATTCTCAGATACTTGATGTTGAAGAGGATTTTCTTAAAAGTGTTGGTGAACTATGTGATCACCATGATAAGGAAAAAGAATGCTTTATGGAAGAATGCCCTGATGGGTTAGAATGGATTAATTAACAATTTAAAAATAACAAAAACTAAATGCAAAAAGAAACCAAATGTATGTTTGTGTATAGCACAGACTGGTATGGACGCAAGAGCTTCCGTATGATGCCAATGTCACATGAATGCCCATTCAATGAGGTAATTTATGATCCCAACACTAGAGTACTTGCTGTAATCAGTAAAGACAAGAAAGACAAACCTCAAATGCTACCTAAGTTATCTGAGAAAGGTCAAGTAATGCAACTAAAAGGCGTTGAAGGTCAACAAATTATTGAGGAGCGTAGAATCATGGAAACATACTATGAATACTACATTGATAACAAATCTGACATTGAAAGATTTATTCAGATGTTTGCAATGAACAGTGATCATGAATCTTTAAACATTATCAATGAACCTATTGATTTAACTAAAGGAACCAACATGTAATGATTAGACAGCGTAAATTTTGGATAATGGACTATGAAACCATTGTCAATTGTTTTATTGCTGTTTTTCGCTCTTATGATTCTGATGAACAACATATTTTTGTTATTGGTAAACACCGTAATGATATTCACTTGTACATCCAGTTTTTGTTAGAGAATCAACAGAATAAAGATTGGCATTTTGGTTACAACAATTTAGCGTTTGACGCGCAGATTACAGAGCACATACTTGAAAACTTAGAATTCTATTCTGCCAGAGATGGTGAAGAGATTGCTGGTAGAATATATGCTTATGTAAAGACTATTATTGACAAATCAAACAAAGGTGAATTTCTTGATTATCCAGAATTTAGACTGACTATTCCTTGTCTTGACATTTTTAAGTTGAATCATTGGGACAGTAATGCAAAACGTACTTCTCTTAAATGGGTTCAGTTCTCTATGGACTGGCACAATGTAGAAGAAATGCCTCATCCTCACGGGGAGAGAGTTGAAGACTTATCTACTTTAGATATGGTAATCAACTATTGTATTAATGACGTGTTATCTACCAAACAGATTTTTACACTTAGAAATCCTAAAGGTGAACAGATAATGGCCAGTCAGATAAACTTAAGAGCTGAGTTAAGTTCTGAATATGAATTATCCTTACACAGTGCTAGTGAGCCAAGAATTAGCAAAGAGATGTTTTTGCACTTCTTAAGCGAAAAGCTAAGTAAGAATAAAAAGGAAATCAGAACTATGAAAACTGAAAGAGAAAATGTTATTGTTAGAGATATCATTTTACCTTCTGTAAAGTTTCATACACCTGAGTTTAATGCAGTACATAACTGGTTTAAAAGTCTTGTTGTAGATACAGCAATTGAATCTGAAAAAGAAGAAGGTCCTAAGTATAGGATGAACTTTAAGAACACACCAACTGATTATGGTTTAGGTGGTTTGCATGGCTGTACTAATTCTGGTATTTATGTAGCAGGTAATGGAAAGAAAATATTAAGTGCAGATGTTACTTCATTTTATCCTAACCTGGCAATTAAAAATGGATGGTCTCCAGCTCACATACCTAAAGATGACTTCTGTGAACTTTATGAATGGTTCTTTGAAGAACGTAAGAAGTATCCTAAATCTTCTCCACTAAACTACCTGTTTAAGATTATTCTAAATTCCACTTATGGTTTAAGTAAGAATAAATATTCTTTTCTTTATGATCCAGAGTTTACATTTAGAATTACTATCAATGGTCAGTTACTGTTAAGTATGCTTTATGAAATGATTGCTACCAGAATTCCTGGAGCAATTCCTTTAATGCAGAATACAGATGGTTTAGAATTTCTTGTAGATGATGAGCATGAAGCTAAATTCTATGAGATTTGTAAAGAATGGGAAGTACTTACGCATCTTCAACTTGAAACTGTAGAGTATCAGAAAATGATTATTGGTGATGTAAACAATTACATTGCAGTTTATAAAGATGGTAAGACAAAATGCAAAGGACGTTTTGAATTTGAAGAATTACCTCTTCATAAAAACAAATCTTTGTTGATTATATCTAAAGCTTGGTTTGCATATTTTGTAAATGGAAAAGATCCTGCAGAGTTCTTGAAAGAGAATCGTAACATCTTTGACTATTGTGCTGGTGCAAAACTAAAAGGTAATTGGTACTTTGAAGAAAGAGGTATTAAAAACAATGAGTATGTAGTTACAAAACTGCAGAAACTTGTACGTTATTATATCTCTGAGAAAGGTATTAAGATAATCAAATGTAACCCAGATGGCAGGGAAATTCAACTGGAAAGTGGTAAAACACTCCAGACACTCTTCAATAAATTTGAAGATAAAGAATGGGAAGACTACAATGTAGATGAAAAGTTCTACTTAGATAAGATCTATGAAGAAATTAAAAAAATAGAAAGCACATCACTTGTACTTCCTTCTTATAACCAAGTTAATCAACTATCACTCTTTTAAAATGAAAAGAACAATAAATGGAATGAATGCTTATTCCAAAATCATTGGAGCAGCTTTGCCTGCTAAAACTGACACTTACACACCCATTGCTCACAGTAATGTGATCCATAGGGTGCGTTCTGAAATCACAAATGCTGGTTTCATTATTACAGGTGAAGAGTATCGTTGTTCTAACGATGCTCAGGTAGCCATAGGAACCTTCAGAATGAATTATAAAGCTGATCCAGACATTGAGTTGTCTGCCAACTTTTTAAACTCTTACAACAAGCAATACGCCTTTCGTTTTAACCTTGGTGGTTTAGTGAAAGTATGTAACAATGGTATGATACTAAACAACAATAAGTTTGGTGCGTACAAACGCGTGCATAAAGGTGCAGCTGACCTGTTAGCTGAAGGTAAAATTGCAGACTTTATCAAAGATTCTGAAGTATACTGGGAAAACCTAGTAGAACATAAGGATAAAATGAAGGATGTACTATTGACAAGCACAACTCAACATGATTTATTAGGTGAATTGTTTTTTAAACGAGATATTTTAAATACCTTGCAGCTTAATCAAATACGTTCTGAGATGAAAAAACCAAGTTTTGATTATAAGGTTGACAATGATTCTGCTTGGGCACTGTATAATCACATTACATTGTCTCTAAAAGATTCACATCCAGCAACATGGATGGACGATCAAACTATAGTACATGAGGTTTTTGCCAACATGTTAGGATTAGAAACTGAAGATGCATTGACTGCAGTTTGGAGTACTTTGCAAACAGTACAAGACGCACTGGTTGAAGAATTAGTAGAAATACCTATTTTTTAAAAGTTACAGCAATAGCAGGGGCCTAAAAACCCCTGTTTTATTGTTCACAATAAACTATAAACCATAAACACATGATTGACATTATTAAAGAAGCCTATTTAAAAGTCAAAGACAAAGAAACTGGCGTAAACAAAGTATTACTTCTGAGAAGATATTTAAAAATTAAATATCACCTTCAGATTTCAAGAACAAGCTTAATTAGTAGACTTAAAACCTGGAAAAAAGAAAGAATATGACAAGATTAATTGGCATCTCTGGCAAAATAGGATCTGGTAAAGACACTTTTGCAGAAATTATTAGGTTGCTTGTTACAGCACCCTTTATGACAAATGAAACCATTGAACATTATTTGAAAAACCCTAATCCTTACATCACAAAAACAGAATGGGCTGTCAAAAAGTTTGCTGGTAAACTTAAAGAAGTAGCTTCTTTGCTTACAGGTATCCCTGTATACAAATTTGAAGACCAAGACTTCAAGAAAACTAATTTACCAGAAGAATGGAACAACTGGTATCCTAACCAGGATCGCTCTGAACCTATGACAGTAAGAGAACTATTGCAAAAGCTTGGTACTGAGGCCATGAGAAATGGTCTTCATACAAATGCTTGGGTAAACGCCACATTTGCAAACTTTAAATCTTCATCAAGATGGTTAGTTACAGATGTACGTTTTCCAAATGAGGCTACTGCCATCATAGAAAAAGGTGGTATTTTAATACGCCTTGAAAGAAATTCTGACACAGGAGATCATCCTTCTGAAACAGCACTTGACAATTATGACTTTAACATTGTCATTAAAAACACAGGAACATTATCTGAACTTATTGATAGTGCCAGGTTACTCTGTGGTGAATTAAATTTATTAAATAACAATGAGGATTATCCTCCTCACTTTGAAGGTTTTTTTTAAAAATATAAAATTATGATAAATGAAGATAAATTGTTCCTTGTTTTAGATGAAACAGGACACAATGTAGAATACACAATTGAAATGCCTTCTGAGGAAGATGCTTACTTTATGAGAAGGTCTAGATCAGAATGTTGGTCTGAATCTGCAAGAGGCGAACTTATCCTTACAGTTTTAGACTCTGGAGAAGGTTATAGAATCAAGTGGGAAACAAAGCCAAATAAGACCCTAGATTACGCTCAAACTGTTGAGTTGACCATTATGCTCAATTTCTTAAATAACATGTCCAGAATGCCTAATAGGTACTCTGTTGTGAATGCTGAGTTGATTGTTGATATTGTATAAATGAAAATCCCCCTGAAAAGGGGGACTTTCTAACAGAAGAAGAAACCAACTAAACTATGAAGTATAGCTTTTTTTATATTTTATGATAAGCTTTTCAGCATCTCAATCATTTTAGGGTGTGGATAAATGTCTACTTTATCCTTTCTCACAGAATTGTGAGTATAAACTCCTGGTTCACCAGCCAAAGCTCTTTTACTAATGTCCCAAATGTCTTCATTATAAGATAAGGGAATTTTGTAAGTTTCTTTCCATAAAAGTAATAATTCTTTTACACTGGCAATCTGAGCATCTGTGTAGTTGTGGTAGTATTTGAATCCTTTGTAAGGTTTTTCAAGTGTACAAACTTCACTAGCAGGTACTTCTCTATTGACATAGTTAAAGTATTTACCATCTTTTAAAGTCAACTGACCCCAGTTACAGATTTCAATACCAATTGATATCTTATCTATGCTCTGATACTTAACGCCAGCTTTTGTAAATGTGTCTTGTTTTAATCCTAGGTGATAAGCCCAGTATTTAGACCTAAAACCTTGAACAATTTCACCATCCCTAGCTCCTATTCCTTTACCAGAAATAGAAACACATGTTCCAATCTTTTCTGAATTAGCTGCCCATCCTGCAAACACTTGTTCAGCATTTGCGTTACCTGCAGTGTGATGCAAATAGATTTGTTTTTTTGGGTGTTCTTCTTGAAAGTATTGACTTGTTGGAAATGCAACTTGTTTTATATTCATGACATTTAAATTTTAGCAAGACTAGACTAGTCTAAGTCATATTCTCTATTTATATTTATTAATTGTTCTGCATACTTATCTCTCTGTACAATCAGATACTCACATCTTTCTATTAATCTTACTCTTTCTTCCTCTGTAAGTTTAAGAATAAGAGCTTCTTTTTGGTCTATCATTTTTTTATACTCTTCTAAATTCTGAGTATAAGTACTGTTTTGATACCACAAAATTGCAACCAAAAGAATAATTGTAAAAGATTGTTCTTTTAATTTACCAAAAAATGTATCAGACATAGATTTGTTTTCCATTAGATTTGATCCTCAGATGATTTGTCTTTATTAAATGTAAACTTATCTAAACTTGTAAGACCTAAACAGCCAAACGCTAACAAAGCTACACTCTCTACTAATATAGATGAAGGTGCAACATCAACAGAAGAAAAGCTATTATGATACATTGTAACACAAAGTGTAATAGAACACATAATTCCTACAACACGCTTAGAACTAACTGAACCTCTTTCGTCAGTTAGCATACACTTAAGATAACCTAGTAATTTTTTCATTTTAGTTTGATTTTCCAGTATGAAGAAATGCCAATATAAGGTTGCAGATTTTGTGATATGCCAGTTTGCACACCAAAAATCTGATCCTTTTTGTTTTTGTATAATAAACCTACTTGAAGATTAGCTAACTCAAGACTTTTGTTTATAGAAATTCCACCTCCTATATACAACTGCCTGCGTTGTTCTTGTTTTACATAACCTGTAACTGTAGGTATTTTGTAATTACGCAAATATGATCTTGACTTTAATAGATTGTATTGCACTGTATCAGTTACAATAACATAACCAAGATTGTCCAATTGTAATGAATCACGATAGATATTTCTAGCTCCATAATTATTTGCAAGTTTTAAGTATTGTGATTTAAGTTTGTTATAACTACTATCTGGTACAAAAACTGTATCTCCTGGTAAAGAAATTGTATCTTTTATAAATAAAGGAACTTTCTTAACCTCTTTTTTGATAACCTTATTCCAAACAGTATCATATACAACATTATCTTTACCTGGAACAAATACTTTTTTTGTACATGATCTTTGTAAAAAAATGATTGCTACTAATACAGCAATTACAATTAAATATATACGTTGGTTCATTTGGTTTGTTTTTAAATTAGCGTTTCTTTTTAAGAGTTAAATCATATCTCTCATCCTTGACAATTGCAGGACTTTTTTCTTGATTATTTGAAGGCATTGTTGGTTCTGATGAACGTTGTGGAACAAGCACATATGTCTTTAACAACTTGACGTCATCTTCAAGCTGCTCAATTTTAACTCTATCAGCACTTTGTTGCACAAGAAGCAACTTGACATCTGATCTCATTTCTGTTATGTCTCTCCATAACAACATACCCACAAGACCAATTAGAACAGGACTAGCCCATTCTTTAAGAATGCTAATAACCTCTGCTCTAGGGTATTCTGTTTTATTTGTACTCATTTTTTGTAAGAATATAATTTTCTATAAGATAATTTATACCCCTACCTCTCTCTTATATAATATACAGAATAATTTACAAATCACAAAAGAATCTCAAATTAATATGTCAATTTTCAAATATTTTTACCATCTTTGTAGCTTATGAAAAATCAAAATAACATTAAAACTTAACACTCTTATTTTTGGTAAAGAAGGGTGATTTTTGTATCTTATCTAAGTGAAGTCAAAATATGATTTCATTAGACACAACCTGGGAAGTAATAACTTTGCCAGGTTTTTTTGCCAATATCAATTGGTATTCAGTAAACTAACATAATAATTAACAATAAATACAAACATCTATGGGTATCTTTGACAAAAGAGTGGCTTTTAAGCCTTATGAGTATCCTGAAATTATCAAATTCAGGGATGCCATAAAACACAGTCGTTGGGATGTGGAAGAGTTCAATTTTGACTCTGATGCATTTGACTTTAAACACAAACTAAGTCCTCATGAAAAGGAGGCAATCAAAAGAACACTTTTGGCAATTTCACAGATAGAAGTATCTGTTAAAACATTCTGGGCAAAACTTGGTGAGCATATTCCAAAACCAGAATTTAACTCAGTAGGAATCACGTTTGCAGAAAATGAAGTTGTACACTCTGAAGCATATAGCAAGTTGCTAGAAGTTTTAGGATTAAACAATGAATTTGATATGCTATTGCAAAATCCAGTTATTGGAGGACGCGTTGATTACTTGACAAAATATCTCAAGAACAGTGGAGAAAATGCTAAGCAGGTATATACTTTAAACCTTGCTTTATTCTCTATGTTTATTGAGAACGTATCACTGTTTAGTCAGTTTGCAATTGTAAAATCTTTTATTGAAAAAAAGAACATGTTGAAAGAAGTAGACACTGTTATTGAAGCTACAATGAAAGAAGAAATTATACACGCACAACTTGGCATGCATGTTATCAATCTTATTAAAAAAGAATATCCAGAATGGTTTGGAGAAGATTTTTATGACAAAATCTACAGGGCTTGTAAAAAAGCATTTGAAGCAGAAGTAAAAATCATTGACTGGATATTTGAAGAAGGTGAGATTGACAGCATTTCTAAAGAAGCTGTTATTGAATTTATTAAATCAAGATTTAATGATTCATTAATTGCTATTGGTGGTAAAGAACTTTTTGAAGTTAATCAAGAAAAACTTGCAGAACTTTATTGGATGGTTGAGGCTATCTATGGTTATGTAAGAAATGACTTTTTTAATACACAAGGAACTAACTACACTAAATTTCAAAAATCTATAACAAGTAAAGACTTATTTTAAAATGACAAAAATGGACTGGTACACACCCCTCAGTGAAGAATTCATGGGAAGAGGGTATTTTCACAACAATGAATCTATTGAAGATAGAATTAACTCTATTGCTAACTTAGTTGGTAATACATTTAAAGACGAAGAAGTAAAAGACAAAGTAAAAGATTACATTGAAAAAGGTTACTACGTTCTTCCATCACCTGTATGGAGCAATGTAGGTACTGGTCGTGGTTCTGGTATCTCTTGTTTTAACACACATGTTAGTGACAGTATTGAGTCTATTGTAAGGGCTAATGCTGAAGTTGGTATGCTGTGTAAAATAGGAGGAGGAACATCTGGTTACTTTGGTGAATTACGTCCAGCAGGTAGTGCTGTCTCAACAGGTGGTGAAACCTATGGAGCTGTGCACTTTATGCAAATGTTTGACACAACAAAGAATGTAATTTCTCAAGGCAATGTTAGACGTGGTGAATTTGCTGCGTACTTAGACATTGACCATGGTGATATTAAAGATTTCTTGAGAGTAAATGGTGAGGGCCACAACCTTCAACGTTTTCCTTTTGGTGTTTGTGTTTCTGACAAATGGCTTGAAGAGATGAAAGCTGGCGATATGGAAAAGCGTGAACTTTGGGCCATGGTGATTGACAGCAGAAACAGAACAGGTTTTCCTTACATCTTTTACACTGATAATGTAAACAATGGAACTGTTGATGTTTATAAAGATAGCAAGTCTGTTATAAATTCTTCTAACATGTGTACAGAGATATTACTTCCTTCTACAGAGGAAGAATCCTTTGTATGTGACTTAGTAGGTATGAACCTTGTAAAGTTTGATGAGTGGAAGGATACAGACGCTGTACGCATTGCTGTTTATATTGCAGATGCTGTTCTTACAGAGTTTATAAACAAGTACAGAGACATGCCTTTTATTAGTAGAGCTATACGCTTTGCAGAAAGACATAGAGCTATTGGCATTGGTGCATCTGGTTATCATTCTTACTTACAAAGTAAGATGATTCCTTTTGAGTCTATGCAATCTAAACTTGTAAATACACTCATGTTTAAAACAATTCAAGAGCAAGCATGGGCAGCAAGCCGTGACATGGCGTCACGCTATGGTAAACCTGCAGTTCTTGCTTCTGACAAATATGATAGACGTCATACTACTCTTACTGCAATAGCTCCAAACACATCTTCTTCTTTTATTATGGGACAGCAGTCTCAAAGTATAGAACCTTACACTAGTAACTACTATATTAAAAAGACTGCAAAGGTTAAGCATTCTGTAAAGAACCCTTATCTTAAAACTCTTTTAGAAGAAAAAAACCAGGATACTTTTGAAGTTTGGCAATCAATACTTCAGAATGCAGGTAGTGTTCAACACTTATCTTTCTTGTCAGAAGATGAGAAACTTGTTTTCAGAACCTTTATGGAAATTTCCCAGATGGAGATTATTATTCAAGCGTCTACACGTCAGAAGTATGTTGACCAAGGACAGTCTTTGAATCTTATGGTTCATCCTCAAACGCCAACAAAAGATATTAATACTTTGTTATTGAAAGCCCATGAACTTGGCATCAAAACATTGTACTATCAATTGGGGCAAAACGCTGCTCAAGAATTTGCTAGAGATATTCTTTCTTGTGAATCTTGTGCAGGATAATTAACTTTGTAACGTAAAACCAACAACATGAAAGATCTATATGATTACTTAGTGAAGAACAAGGTAAGTCCTAATGGATTGTTTGTATTACATTGCACCTTTAACAATTACATGTATCCATCCTATGTAAATTTCAAGACGGAACAATACCGTCTTGAAACTACAGGACATCTTGTAAAAGAAAGTACAGGTGTAAATGATATTTACAAAATAACCCTAACAGGAGAACACCTTTTAAAAGAGTGTGAACACATTCTAAACAAAGCAAAACGTGCTAAGAAAAATCCAATTGCTCTTGCTGAATGGGATGATAAGATTGCAGAATACAATCTATTATTTCCAGCAGGTAAGAAGTCTGGTACAAGTTTAGCATTCCGTACAAATCCTAAAGAACTTGTTGCTGCATTTGTGTGGTTTTTTAAAGAATATCCTGAGTATACTTGGGAAGATGTCTTTACTGCAACTACCAGATATGTGGAACCATTTGAAGAATCTTCAGATTACACATACATGCAAACATCAAGATACTTTATTAAAAAAGATGACAAGAGTAAAAATACAATTTCAACACTTGCAGGAATATGTTATAACATATCTCAAGGAAATGATGAAGATGTAAAAGAATCTGGTTATCATTATTTTGGCCCTTAAACTTAACACATTGGTAAAAGCAATTAAAATCAACGCAAAGAGTAGATGCATTGAGATTGTGGATTTAGGTCCACAACTCAGTGACATTTATGAGTTACTTGAATGTAACATTATGACTGTTGCATATCCGCAGACAGTAGAACCTACATCAGATGTTATCTATGTAGATGATGAAGGTTTATTTAAACCTCTTGACAAAATTCCTGGAGCATTCTTTATAGATATGTATCCAGCACAACCATTATTTGGACATGCTCTTATAGTAGGTACAGATGATGAAGGACGTAATGCTGATGTAAACATTACAGTTGAACAAGTTTCTGATATGATTCAATTTCTTGATGAAGAAGAAATAAAACTCTATCAAGAACATCTAACTCAATCACCTCAAATATTTAATTTCTAATGAAAAACAAAGTAGAATTACTAGGATATTATGGAAATGATCTAGTTCATGCACAATCTGCATGGACTAGTACCTCCAGAGAATTATCAGAAGACAAGTTAGCAAGAGTAGGTACATTACTTGACATGCTTGCTATAGAAGGACATCACACTCCTTTTGAAAAATCAAGTTTACATTTTCTTGTAACAGTAGATCAAGCAACACACATTCATTTATTAAAACATCGCATTGGTGTTTCTATTAATGGTGAGTCTGCTAGATATAAAGAGTTAAAAGAAGATAAGATGTATATTCCTGAAGACTGGAAAACTATAAACAGATTTCCAAAGATTGTCACTGAAGAAGACGATGAAAATGATGTAGAGTATGAAGAAACTGCACTTTATAATGCAAACTTTGATGGTAATGCTCTTCAGATTCTTTTAGAAGACTGTGACAATAAAGGTCAAAACTGGAGTGATATACTTGAAATTTATGCAGAACTTGGCAATGCATTATACCATGCAGCACTAAAAGATCTTACACCTGTACTGGGACGTAAACGTGCAAAAGAGTCAGCTAGATTCTTTAAAACAATGAATAGTCAAATTACTATGGATGTAATGTTTAACTGGAGAAGCTTTGCACATTTCTTAAAACTTCGTAACTCTGAGCATGCTCAAAAAGAAGTTAGAGAATTAGCACAGCAAATGTTAGAATTAGTAGAAGAGATTCCTGGTAATCCTTTTCAGAAAAGCATTAAAGCTTTTGACTTGTAATAAAAAAAGGGCCTTGCAAAACAGGGCCCTTTTCTTTAATACGTTAAATAAATTTACTGTTATAATCCAAGCAATTTAAAAAATGCTGGGAAGTTACCTTCAGTTTCTAATGAACTGAAATCTTCAATTTTGAATGCTGGTTGATCAAGTTCTTTTTCTTGAACAAACAACTCTTCAAGTTGTTCTCTAAACTTGATGTAGTCAGGATGTAACTGAACCTTATCTGATTCACCGTTTTCACCTTTGATAGTTTCAATTTCTGGAATAGAAATTTGACCATCTTTTTCAACACCTAGTTCTTTAATAAGATCCATACGCATTTTTTCAAATGTTTCTTTCTCTTCACCTGTGACTTTAGCAATTTTAGTAAGTTGATACTTTGTTGCTAATGACATTTTTTGGGAAAGTAATCCCTTGAACTTTTCAGTTCCATTAAGTTCTGCATCCAATGTTAAGATCTCTGCTACATTGAATTTGATTTTAGTTGATTCTGCCATAAATTGATTTTTTAATATTAAAAGTCTTCACAAAGATAATCAAATATTTGATAATTACAAACTTATCTTCCTTGTGCGTTATAAGGTTTTACATAATTTTTTGATTGTGAGCTGACAGAGTGCTTATTTTTTGAATGAACACCTGGTCTTCTTACTTTGGGCTTAACTTTGTGTACCGCAGAATTCACTGCACCACCTTTTTTAGCTGCCATAAGTTAGCAATCTACAACTTTTCCTTTTCCAAAAGCAAGTTCTAATTTCTCTTTCAATTTTGCATAGGCAAATGTAAAGATATCAATTTCTGCTAAAGGAGACAAATCAGGTACTGTTGTTATCTTAACCTCTTGTACGTCTGTCATAACAGTTTGAATAACAGTTTTTGTAACTGTTTCCATAGTTGATTCAGCGCCATCTACTCCAGGCATAAGAACTTCTTCAGTAACTTCAACTTCTGTTGCAACTGGACGTTGTACAGTAATTGTTTCACTTACTTCTTTTGTCAATGAAACGTTAAATTGATCTCCAATTTGAACATTCTTTGCAATACCATTTAACATATTTCCTGCAAAAGGAGCTCCAATAGATAAAGCAGTTGCTTCAGCTTCTGAGTTAAAGATTTGTAATGCAAAGTTTGCATTACCAGTTTTGCTGATGTTGTAATTTACAATACGAACATACGCTTGTTTGGTAATTCCTTGATCTGTACCAATTTCAGATGTAATTTTTAGTGCCATTTTTTTATGTTTTTTAGTTAATTTCTACATTAATAATATACAAAAACTCTGTCAAAGAACCAAATTATTGAGGTTTTTCAAGAGAAAGTATTGCATTGTGATGAAAAATTAGTGAGTTTATAGGTACAATACCCGTACTTACAGACTTATTTGTACCAATTCTGAGTGTAAATTTACCATTTACTTTACTACAAAAAAAATAAACTGTGTCTAACACACTAATCATTGCTTCAATTTTTAGTTGTTCTGTGTGAAAAGTGTATGTATCACCCAATCTATATAGATGATTTTCAATTGTGTATGAGTTTAAGTTTGTCATATATTATAGTTTTTATTGTGGTGGATTATTTCCATCACAAGGTTGTTGTTCATGATAAACGCCATAATATGCATATTGTATATCACAACAGCCAATAGGTTCACCATATTTACCATTATTAGTGAATACAGGATTGCCATCACAATCAGTATAATTAATAGGTCCTGTACCATCTGAAAAAACATAATAACAAGTTGGACCACCACCACAGCCACAAGCTGTAGAATTTGCTTCAATTAACTGAGTATATGTGCCATAACAACCATCTGAATAAAATTGAAAATTGTCACACTGAATACAACCATCATATAAGTATGTTCCATAAGGATCAGAACAACAGCATCCACCACAATTAGTACTACATCCTTGACTTACATCATAAGTACCACCAGTTCCATTTGCATATCTGTAATACAAAGTACATCCTGTACAAAATTGTGACAAATATGTTCCATAAGCAGGATAAGCTCCTGTTGTTGTCATTGACACAGTATTAGAATACGCTGAGAATCCACCTGTAGAAGTACATGTTATACGTACTCTAATAAGATATGTTGTACTAGAATTTAAACCTGATATAAGAGAAGTAGAAGCACATGATCCTGTACTAGTAGTCCATGTACCACCTCCGTTAAAACTGTATTCTGTGTACATTGTTGTACAATTAGAAAGTGTAACATTAACACTTAAACTATTTGTACCAGCTGTACCTGCTGTTATAGTAGGTGCTACACAACATGTAAAAGAATGATTATAGTTTCTCCACTCACTGTAAGCAGCAGGATCAACTGAACTTGGAAAAGATCCACTACATGTTTTTATAGCAGAGTATTCACCATTTTCAGCTGTTTTAATAGATAATACTGAACCAGATGCTCTACCCAGTTCAGTATTTATAGCTGATGCTCTAACTATATCTTCTCCTATTGCCATATTAGTTTAATTTAGCTTTAAGTTCATCAATTTCTTTTTGTTGTTCTTTTATTGCTTCTATCAGAACACCTACTATGTTACCATATTTTACACCATACTCATCAATGTCAGAAGCATAAGTAACAGCTTCTGGTAATACCTCATTCATTTCTTGAGCAATTACCCCCACCTGTCTAACCTTTTCTTCATCATCTATTCTGGTATAGAATACACCTCTCATTTCTTTTACTTTAGAAATTGCACTGTCAATTGTAACAATATCAGTTTTCTTTCTTACGTCAGAATATGCTACGATGTCACCTGTTGAATATATTGCACCAGTTACATACATACCATATAGTATTGAAGTAGTTGTACCATTGATGCCCATACAAGAATTACCTAAATTATAATATAAATACCATTTAGTACTTGCTTGTCTATATATACCACCATTACCAGCAGCATCATACATTATTCCATGTACACCACTATTATTATCGTATATACCACTGTAACCACCTTTAGTACCTTTTATTGCTAGTTGAGTATAGTTACTTATATCATTGGCTTGTAAGTGAGCACCATAATATGATGGCCAGTATAAACCAGTACTAGCATTAAATTGAATCCATGTATCTGCTTGATAATATGTATTACCATTTTTACCTACAAATGTAGTATTAGCATATGTTCCTAATGTACCTGCATTAGTTGCATAAGCAACAGATTGACTTGCAATATTTCCACTAGAAATTGCGTATACCCATGTTTCAAAAGTACCAGTACCTTTATAACTTCTAAACCATAATTGATTGTCATAATAACTCATAGCTATTTGAAAACCATGGTAGTTAGCTTGATTACTATGTCTTACGTTAATAGAGTTATACCAAGTAGCACTAGGCCAGTTAGTACCACCACCACCATTTTCATAAAATCCACTATTAACTTGTGAGTTAGCATTTGAATGAGTTGCAATTAAAGAAGGACTTGTCATCCAATCAGGTCTTGATGTTATGTTACCCCACGCAACTGAACCAGAACTGCCTCCAATACTTAAACCAGATGCTGTTCCTGTTAATCCTGTTCCTGCTCCACTAAAAGATGCTGCTGTTACGTTTCCATCTGCTTGATTAATAGTAACCTTAACACTATTGTCTCCCCAAAATTCAATGAGATTACTTAATTGGTTATGTTTAATACCCCACTTGTTTGTATCACTTCCTAATGAATCTGAAAATATCCAAGTATCTCCTGCAGCATCATCTGTACGACCTGCTCCTGATTGTAATAATCCATTTGCATAGGTGTTATCAATACCTCTAAGTTTAATACTCCAAATACCACTTGCTCCACTTCCTGTAAGAGAAGGTGCGTAAGCTGTATAGTTTGCACTATTAAGTAAAACTCTCCATGGATTAAATATAGCTTCATCACCATTTCTAGTTCTGAATGCAAGACCAGTTCCTCCACCACCATAAGATGCATTAAATTGTAATCCATATCCACTAGCAGCAAAATGTGTTAAAGGGCCTGTATATGGTGCATTATTACTATAAGTAAAGCCAGATTTATTTCCAGCAATAGTATTAGCATTATAACCTGGAGAATTTACCCACCCATCGTAATTAAATATTTCAAGTGGTTTACTAGTCACATTTGCCCATGCAACAGCATCTGCAGTGCCTGCAGTGCCTGCAGTAGTAGCATAATTTACAGATTGAGATCCAATATTTGCTGAGGTTATGACAGCACTTCCGTTTGCATACAATGTGCCACCAATAGCAGCATAAGTATTTCCAGAAGTATCTATTCTAAATCTTTCTGATCCCCATGTACCATCAGTTCCATTTGGAGCTAATCCCATGTTTTGAGTAACACGGAATTGGTCATCATAATAACAATAACCTATATTCCAACGTGTACTGCTATACCCACTACTAAACATAATAGATGGTCTGTCAGAACCAAGATTACTTGCAATATGAAATCTTGCAATAATTCCATAAGAGTGGTCTCCATTAGAAGCTTCAAAACTATAAGGAATATAATTACCTCCTGCTGATTGTGTTGTTAACCATTTACCTGATTGACCATGAGCTACTGTATTAACAGTAGTTTTATGATATTCAGAACCATCAGTATGATATTCATGACCTGCTCCATTAGCAGGAGCTTGAGCTATATAAGTATGACCATATACCCAGTTGTCATTACCTGCAGTTGTAATACCATTTGGAAAGAATGCAGAATCATTAGTTCCCCACGCATTTCCAGGACTTACATATCCACCTTTTGCGTAGATAACATCGGTAAAAGGGTTTACATAAACTGCACTTGTTCCATAAACATAGTTACCATCACCCCATAGCAACTGATAAGTTGAATTAGAATTATTATTATAGTTAATTGTTACTTGTGAAGCTGTACCAGCAACACTTGCACTTCCTGCAATATTTGCATAAGCCACACGTACACCTGCTGGAGTAGCTGGAGAAACTTTAAGTTCCCAATAACTACCACCATCATAGTTCATGTACATATAATATGGAGCAGTTCCACCATAAGTATATGGAGCATCAGAAGCATATAATCTAGTTGAGTTTAATGCATATGTTGCATTTCCTGTAATGTTTATAGCCCAAGTTCCACTTACTCCTGTACCATCTGCAAATGCTAATTTCTTTGACCATGTGATAGCATCCACACTACCACCACCAACTGTTGCGTTAGCACTACTATAATCTAGAGCTAAGAAACCATGAGTATCAGCTCCTGCCCATGCAATCATAGTACCATAAGAATTCTGACCTGGTAATGCAGTTGGTGTAGTATTCCATCTTGCTGTTGATATTTGATAACCACTAGTAGAAGCACCAAATAATGTAGTTCTAAAGTTACTTGTTGTAAGAGCATCTATATTAGCAGAAGCTGCAAGTCTATCTCTTATTAACCCAGTATTTGATGTTATACTTGATACTGATGCAGCATTACCAGCGTTAGAAGCGTATGCAGCACTGTTAGCAGTAACAGCATTACCTGTAATTGAAATACCCCATGTTCCAGAAGCACCAGTACCAGTTAATGTTGGTGCGTATGAATTGTAGTTACCAGCATGTAAAACTTGATTGCCTCCTTGTTGTAACGTACCACTTGTTACGTTAACTGTTGAACCACTAATGCGTAAATTAGAATTAGATGCTTCTAAATTTAAAGTACCATAAACAGCTGTAGCTCTATTGTAAGCAATAATATAAGCTTCACCACCTGATACTCCAATCTCAGCAGCTAAACCTTCTGCAGCATTTCCATTATACCATCCAGTAAAACGACCCATACCACTTGTAGATATATCTCCACTAAAACTTCTTTGTGATGTTGTAGCTGAATTACCAGTGATGCTAATACCCCAAGTGCCTGTTGCTCCTGATCCTGTTAATGAAGGAGAATAAGAAGTATAATTTACTGAATCTAAAACAGTTCTCCAAGCTTGCCATGTACCATTATTTTTACCTCTTACAGCAATTTGTCCTGTTCTATAATCACCAAATATTTGATGTTGCCAAGGTGTACTATGTCTTTGAGAATATAATGCACCATCTGTTTGACCCAATAATGCTACGCCTGTATAACTTATACCATTACTATCAATTGTGTCAGGTGCTGTTGCAGAATTGGATCCTGTATTTCTAAATCCCCAATCATCAATTGTATCAGCATTTCCTGCGTTTGTTGCATATGTTGCAGTAGCAGCGTTACCTGTTGTACTAATACCCCATGTACCACTATTATAAATATAAGGAGTTTCATTAGAATGTCTTAGTCTACCACCATATATATAAACAGTTCCACCACCATTACCAAAATACATATCACCACCTGAATAATGATTAAAGTATATGTCATATCCAGTTGCACCTCTTGAATCTAAGTGTAAGTTACCATTAGAAGTTCTAATTCTAGCGTATGTTGTATCTGTTGACCAACCACCAAGATGCAACGCAGCAGCAGCATTGTATGTGCCAGCTCCATAAAGTATTAAGGCAGTAGCATCACCATTTACAATTGTGTTTGTAACGTTTGTGTACACACCATTTGTAACTGTACCTGCGTTACCAGAAACACTTATACCCCATGTTCCACTTGCACCTGTTCCAGTAAGAGTGGGAGAGTAAGAGTTATAATTAGCAGCAGTTAAAGCAATACTATCATTTACATATAATACACCAGAACTATTAATATACATTTTTCTAGTCCATGCATCACTATCTGTTTGACCTGCATAATAAAAAGCCAAAGTACCATCATTATGAATAAGCCAGTTACAATCTTGATTTGTACTTCTTAATACAATTGATGGATACTCTCCACGAATTGTAAATTTTTCTGGATTAGTTCCACCCCAGTTAGCATTGATTTGTAACTTACCTGTTATTGTACCACCTGAAAGTGGTAAAAAAGAAGTAGATGTATAAGCATTAGATCCAAGACCTAAAAAGGCTTGAACTTTAGCAGCTGTTGCAGAACGGTGATAATTATCTCCAAACTTTGCTATGATATGAGTTATTGCTCCTGTACTTACATCATCTGTTGTGTTTATGTAAGAATAAAATCCATAATATCCATAAATATGACCACTAGGATCTCTATATACTATTGTACTTCCTGTTGCAGGTACTGCTGGATTATTGTATCCTGAAATAGAACCTGTTGTAGCAGATGAACCTGTAACATTAATAGCCCATGTTCCTGAATTTGTAACAACTTGATCACCATGCCAATAAAGAATACCATCCATTCTCATTTCTAAGAACTTACCAAGAATACCACTAATGTGAAATGCTATACCTGTTGTAGTTTCATCATAAGATTCAGTCCAAAGAGCAGCAGTAGTATAGTTACCATTAGTCTGAGACTTTCTACTTTTTAGTGTTGAAGTAAATACTCCACTTGTTCCTATTAAAGCACCTGTAAGGGTTCCTCCTGCTAAAGGAAGTTTTGTAGGATCTGATGCTGTAACTGTAAATGATCTACTAGCTGATAAATCTTGTGTTACACCGTTTATTGTTAATGTTCTTGAAGGTGGAACATAAGCTGTTGAATCAACAGTTCCATCTGCTTTTAAGAATTGAGAAGATGTACCACCTGATTTAATTATTAAATTAGCTGTAAATGAACCTGCAATTTGCATGTCACCAGAAGTAGAGTTAAGTGCAGCAATAGGAGCAAAAGATTGTCTTCCCCATGTGAATCCTCTACCTGTATCTTCATTATTCATTTGCATTTTGATAGAGTAGTCAGTAACTGGTCCATAGTAGTACAATGAAGATGCACCCATACTTATTTTATATGCGTCACTTCCACTCCAGAATCTAAATCCATAACCATTACCAGCAGTAGCATCATAAAAATTATTTACATTACTACCATTTGGTGCTGAACCTGCTGTAGTTGCATAGCTTACAGATTGTGAACCAATGTTACCAGAATGTATAAACTCACGCCAAGTAAACCAACCAGCTTCTGTTCTTCTTCTAAAAAATGCCGTATCTGAAGCATAATCAAAAGCTAATTGAGTTCTTCTACTATAACTATTACCAACATTAATTGTTCTAATGTTTGGAGAAGATAAAGGTGGTGTGCCACTTGGGATAGGGTCAAATGTTACAAAACATTCTCCGTAATCTGAATCTATATTTCCAGTTAAAGTGGCTAATGTTTTTACAAATGAACTTGAATCATAACCATCTAAAGTATCTGCTTGACCAGCATAGCTTGAGTAATATGAATTACCTGTAATGCTAATACCCCACGTTCCTGACGCTCCTGTACCTGTTAAAGTTGGAGAATAAGAGTTGTAGTTAGCATCAGAAAGCATTGTAGCCCAACTTGCAGCTCCACTAATATTGGTAGATCTATATAATAATGGACCACCAATTAGTGAACCAAGTTGAAGATTATATCTACTATTAGCATCAGTAGAACTCCATGTAGGAAAAGAAATTAATCCAAAATCACCTGCAGGAACATTAACTCCATTAAAGAAAGTATAAGAACCTGCTCTCCATATACTATTAGCATTAGCTGTTCCAATGTAATTGTTAGCAAAATATTGAGCAGTACCACTAACATCAATCCCCCAAGTCCCACTTGCATTAGTACCTGTTAGGGTAGGTGCGTAATTATTATAATTTGCATCTGTTAATACCTCTGCCCAAGATGTCCATACTCCAGCATTAGTCCTACCCCTAACAGCCATTCTTTTAGTAGGGTCAGTATCTAACCAAATTTGTGCACCATAAACAGAAGTAGTACCTGACCATGTCATACCTAAAATATGACCATCATTACCTCCAGGCCCTAATGCTAAAGTGTGTATAAATGAATGACCTGATGCAGGCATTGCACTGTCTGCAGCAACAACAGTTCCTCCATTTGGACTTAATAAAGATGTAGCAGAACCTGTTGTAGATCCTGATGTATTGGCATAGTTAACTGACTGAGAAGCAATGTTTCCAGCATGTATGGCAGCATATCCACCTATTGTTGTACCAAGTAATAAAATAGCCATATTATTTAGTTTCTAGTTTTTTAATTTTATCTGATAATTCTTTTACTGCACCTATAAGTACAGTTGTTAAACGTGAGTAGTTAACACCTATGGCTTCTCCATTCTCATCGTATTGTACAAACTCTGGATATGTTTCAGCAACCTCTTCTGCAATAAGTCCTAACTCTTTAATAGTAGAACCAATTTTATTGTAAGCTACTGGTCTCAAATCTAATACTTTTTCTAAATTTCCAGTAATTGTGTTTATGTTTTCTTTTAACTTAAGAGAAGATGATTCTGTAAGTGCTCCACCAATAGTTAGATTACCTAAATAATCTAATGTAAGTCTTTGTAAATGAGTTCCACCTGGTTGACGCACAGCAATTCCAAATACACCTTCATAATTACTAGCACCTTTATATGCTCTTATTGATGCTCTATGATGATTTCCATCAGTATCAACAGTTGCAAATCCCATTTGTGCTCTTTGTCCACTTGTAGTTGATCTCAAAAGAAGAGCGTCAACAAAATCATCTAATAGAGGACTATGGTCAATTACTAGACCATAGTTATTACTAGTTGTAATTACATCACCAGCCTTAGAAACTTTACCTGCAATACTACTAGTTACTGTAGTTGCAAAGTTTGGATCATCTCCCAATGCTGCTGCTAATTCATTTAATGTATCTAAAGCACCAGGTGCAGCATCTATTAAGTTATTAATCTGAGTAGTCACATAAGCTGTAGTAGCATATCCTGCAGAAGCATGATTGCCCCAACCATATGCAGTATTCCATTGTGTAGAATTACCAGCTACTGTAGAAATTGTTCCAGTAATAGTAACATCACCTGAATTAGTTAATGAAAGTTTTCTAGTTCCATTCCACTGAATAACAAAGTCAGCTCCAGCAGCACCTCCTGAACGAGTCATACCAAGTCTCCAATGATCACTATACCATCCATATTCATGACCAGAAACTAAGTCATCTGTAGTATATGTAGATGGTATATATACTGCAACTTCTCTTCCTTCACTACCTGTTATGGTAATTGGAACTGAAGTTGTAGCACCTCTTCCTGTAACTGATGCTAAAGTATCTGTGTATGTTGTTAAATATGCCTGAGATTGTACCCACGATTGAGTTGCAACTGCTGCACTGTTAAGTGTTAGAGTAGTAAAGTTTGTTTGTGATGTAGTTGCAGAATTACCAGTAATATGTGTAGCAAGAGCTTTATAAGGAACTGTTTGTATTAATGTACAATCAGATAAATCTGCGTCTGTCCAAGTCCATCCTGTGGTATAAGAATCAGCAGAGTTAGAAGAGAATACACTTTCTACATACATTTTTGCCCAATATCCAGGATCAGGTAAATGAATAATTACAAAACCATCTGAACTTTTAGCAAGAGTAATTATAGGAGACCATGCACCATTAGAAATAGCATTTCTACTGTAGAACTCACTATTGTAATAATGCCAACCAATAGATAAAGAAACCATTTGAGAAGCTCCATATCTAAATCCTTTAATGTTTACAGTAAAATCTGAACCTCCATAATTCCAAGGAATATTTGTTTTTATCTTAAATTGAGTAGGAGTAACTCCTGTATTCAAATCAAGAATACCCATTGAAAGTTTTTTTGCACCAACAGACGCAACACCTGTAACTCCTAACTTTTCACTTATATTAAATGAACCTGTAAGATCAGTTATATTTGTATTAATACGTAGTCTTTCAACAGATGCAGTTTTAAATATAATTGTGTTAGGATTAGTTGCTCCACCTCCTGCTACATTTATAGAAGAAACATATCCATTTGTTGATCCTGCAAAAACAGTTCCTGTAGATGCATCAGCTCCACTACCCAATATACTATTGTAAGGATAAACACCACCACTAAAAGAACTTGCTGTTACTGTACTTAAAAAAGTAGCAGAGTACCAAGGATAAGTTGCGTTACCTAAATTTTGTGCTGAATAAGTTCCTACGCCATTTGTTGAAATAATAACGCCTGCACCAAATCCAAAACCAATATCATTACCATTAGTAGCGTTATCATAAATACCACCACTTGTTAATATTGTTCTGTTGTTTGCTGTGAAAGATGTAGCGTTTACAGTTGAACTGAATGTCGCTGCACCTGTTGAAGCAATTCTTAATAATTCTGCACCATTATTGCCATTTCTAATTTGTAAAAACCCAACACCATTTTCAGATAGTTTACCTATTGAGTAATCTGTACCGGGGCTTGAGTTAAAAAATACACCACCAAATGAAACATTAGCCCCATCTGCATTAGTATCTCTTATATTCATCAATGCACCACTATTAACAGGAGGAGTACCAATAGCATAAAACTGAGTATTTGATACAACTTGACCTGTAAACCTACCAGTTCCGTTTACATCTAACAAATATGAACCACTTGCAGTTGTACCCAAAAGTAATTGACCACTTGCAGTCAAAGTCATTCTTTGTGTAAATGTTACTGCATTACCCGCAGTTCCACTTGGAGCGTTTGACCACTGATGTTCGCCTAAATATTGAGAGTATCTTGTAGAAGCCAATCCTGTATTTTTATACAAAGGACTTCCTGCCCAATTATAATAATAATTTAAACCAACTGATATTGAATTGTAAAGATTTGTTGCATTTTCAGTCCATATAATACCATTAGCACCTATTTCTAAAACACGAGAATCAGAATAAGCGTTTAATGGTGTAACTCCTAAACCAATTGTGGTTGCGTTTTCTTGTAACAAAGAATTTCCTAAAGCACTTGCTCCTGTAAACTTTGGTAAGTAATTAGTAGTTCCCGTACCTGTAATAGGATTTGTTAAAGTTGATGTACTACCATCAGCCATTAAATATTGGGTAGATGTACCTCCACTTTTAATTAATGATACTGCTGTAAATGTTCCACTTGATTCCCAATTTCCATACAATGAGCCACCATAAGAGCCACCATAATTAACTCTAACAGACCATCCACCTAAATTATTTAATAACCCAAATCCATCTCCATCCCAATAAACATATCCTTTTGTTGTCCCTTCATATCCTTTTTTAAATAATAAAGCACCACCAGTAGCTGCTGCTGATGATGTAACATTCCAATATGAAGCATTAGATGCGTAAAAGTTTGTATCGTAGAAATTACTTTTTAATCCTGTTGTTGCAGAAGTAAGTTCAAAATTACCACCTGATGTGACAGTTGAACCAAATTCTGCTATACCTGAACCATATAAGTTAATAGCATTAACAGTACCCGCAGCATTACTAATCCTTATTGCAGGTAAACTATTACTTCCATTTTGAATATATAAACCATAACCAGTAGCAGATGTGTTTTGAAGATAACCTACAAAATAACCTGCATTTGATTTAGTTGCATTAAATACCTCTCCACTTTGTAATCCTGCATTTGAAAAACTTGTTGCGGTAACTGAAGATGAGAATGTAGCTGCACCTGATGGACCAATTGCCATACCATTTGAAGCAGTATTGCAACCAAAATAGGCAAATGTACCATAAGCATCTATAACAGCTGTTCCATTTGTGTTTTGTCCAATAGAAAAAGTTCCTATATTATATACTGTACCAGTTCTTGTATGGTTTCCTGTTAAAGGAAGATATAAACCAGCATGATTACCCCAGCCAAAAGCTGTATCCCAATTTGCATTATTATATCCTGATACAGAAATTGTAAGTTCTTGAGGACTTGCACTACCATTAGCTGTAATACTAATACCACTTCCTGATACAAAATTAACTGTATCTAATCCTACAGCTGTAAGTTTTTGTACTCCATCAACTTTCCAATATTTGAATGTTGAATTCATTGCAACTTTTGCAATTCCTGCAGAAGGATTTGTTACATCAAAACCTGAATCTTCATCAAATTGTAAAATATTTATTCCACTATAACTTTCTGTTGCAGTTCCAGCAATATTTACTTGCTGTACAGAAATTGTTGGAGATGGAATTTGAGAAATTGCTGTAGTTACATATGTTTGAGTAGCATAAGTGTTTGAATCTATGCTACCATCTGCTTTTAAAAATTGTACTGAAGTTCCTCCTGCTTTAACAAAAGAGTTACCTGTAATATTGTATGCACGCAAATCTGCATATGCAAAAGATCCATGTGATGTATCTATAAAAGGTGATGCATCTGGTTCAGGTGTATATCCTTTAAAGAATTTCCATGTGTTATCTGTTGCATCTCTAAATAAACCAGTGTGTGCGTATGTACCATCATTGTAACCACCTGCAAAACCAAGATCTGGATTTACTGATGTTTTTGCTCTAGCAGTTCCACCAGAAACATAAAGACCAACTACACCAAATGCAATTGTAAATGAGTTTGTAGATACTGCAGTAATAGTTTGATTTGTCAAGTTGTAAACACTTGGGTCTACACCTGAAATTGTAACAAGCATACCTGCAGTATAGTTATGTGATTCCAGTGTAGTATATACTACTGTGGATCCATTACCTACAACGTTTGTAATTGTTGTTTGAATACCATTGTTCAGATAAATCATATTATCTGAAACTGATAAGTTTTGGGCGTTTACAATTGTGCTTGTACCACCAATTGTTAAGTTGCCTGCAATGTTAATGTCACCACCAACATATAAATTTTTTGTAATACCAACACCTCCATTAACAACAACTGCTCCACTTGAAACTGAAGTTGATTGGGTGGTGTCAGAAAATGTTTTAATACCAGCAATACTTTCGTTGCCAGTTGTATGAACTACATTTGCATCATTTGCTGCAGTGTATCCTAAAAGAGTTGCAACTGATTTTGGTTTGTATAAACTTGTAGATGATTCATATGCTATTACATAATTGTTTTGAACGCCATTTTCTACATAATCATGTAGTTCTTTCATTTCAAAACCATTCTGTACTTTTACAAAGATCTCACCATTGTTTGTGTTTACTCTTGTAACAACACCAATAAATACTAAGTGTGCAGGAGCAGAAGGTTTGTTTAGTAAACCATAAATTAAATTTCCACCAGTACCTAACCAAACAGGATCACCAGCGTTTGCACCATTTGTATTTAAACCTGCAAGTAGACCTTCTGTCAAAACTCTTGCCATACCGTTTGTAGAAACAGTAGACATCAAAAGACCTATTGTCTTAGAAGATGTAGATTCAGAAGCATTAGATGCTAAACCAACAATCATGTTAGTTCCATCTGCACCTGTTACATAAACAGCTTGGCCTTTATTTATTGCCACACCTGCTTTTACTTCATGACTTAAAGAATCAGAAGAAACAAAACTTGGAAATGTTTGATATGCACCAGTACCATCTATGTACTGAGAAACTGTTCCAGTAGGATTGTTGTATTTTGCATCAAGAGCTGCCTGTAAATCTGTTTGAGTAGAAAGTGTTCCAGTAATGGAACCCCATGTGATAGATGATACACTAATTGTACCATCAATACCCACAGATAATCCTGAACCTATCTTAACACCACCCAATACAGATGCAGACGCAATACTTAATGTAATCGTTACATCACCAGTACCTGGATTTACACCAGTTGAAGATAATGTCAAGCCCGTTCCAGCAATGACTTTTGTAATCAAAGCTGAACCTGAAGTAGTAGTGTTTATATCACTTCTTATAATGTTCAGAGGTCTTATCTGAGACTTCCTAACTAGAGTTATTGACATATCTTAAGTAATTATAATTTTTTTTATGGTATTGTTATTTTGTAATCAACAGTCAACAAATCATCAGTTGCAGGAGGTGTGAAAAATTGGATCATGTTTGGACCAACTTCATCATAATCATATCCTGCACCAAGTGTTTGTCTAATACCATTAATGTACACTCTTGTGCTATCAGGCACGTATATACTTCTTAATTGAAAAGCTGAGTTGATACCATTTCTAGTACCAACAATATCATAATCATAATCAGTTATGTCTACAATTGAAGACGCGTCTGAATAGACATTACCATTTATATCAACTTTTAAAACACCAGCATCTAAAGAAGTAAAAGCAACAGAACCATTGACAGCTAATCCGCCAAGAGTTAAGCTTAATGTTGTGATGTTATCATTTGCAAGTACTTGGTCTATACCAATACTAGAAGACGCAGCACCAAGGTCAGAAAGCATTTCAATTGCTGTTCTGAATTTAACACCTTTGGTGGAAGGGTCATAAACTAAAAATTTGTCAGCCACAATTCCCAAGTTAGGGAGATTGTGAACTGACAGCATTCCTCTTATTAATAAATCTGCTTCTACTCTACGACTCATGTAAATATTTTTTTGTGTCTAACACATTGTTTTGTTATATTATCTGATTAGATAATAACAACCTTGAACTCATTCAACATTGGTGGAAGTGCAAATATTAATTGAACATCATTTGCTGTTGTAGCAATAACTTCACACTCAATTAATTCTGCTGGGAAATTTGCTTCAAAAACTTGAACATGCACATTATCCCCTTTTCCATGATTAATATTAAATACAGTTGCAATACCATCACCAATAAGTGTAGAATACTTTAATGTTGTAGTATTTACAGCAGTAACGTGACCAAAGGTATCAACACTAATATTTTGTATAACTTGGCTTAATACATTTGAAGTTGTAGCTGCAGTTGATGTATCTGTGTGAGCTACAGTAACTTGACCACCACTTACTGTTACAGTAATACCTGCACCAGCTACTACGTTAGGTGGATCATTTGTAGTTAAGATGTTATAGAATGTTGAACCATCAGTAGTTAATTGCCACTTGTCAGTAGTTTCATTCCAAATTAAAGAAACATTTGTTAATGTTCCACGTTCAACTTCAATACCAGCATTTTCTGTAGGAGCAGATCCTGTATAGTTACTGTTTAATGTGACAATATTATCAGCAAGAAGTACAGTTTCTGTGTTTACAGTTGTGGTAGTTCCGTTTACTACAAAGTTAGCATTGATAATAATTTCAGAACCATTGAACTGAATAGGCGAGTTCTTTAAGTTACCAGCTGCACCATCCCAAATAGGTAAAGTATTATCACTCAAGTTAGCTGCATTTTTAAATGCTACACTTGGAGTAGAACCTTCACCACCAGAGTTTGATACAGTAATACCAGTACCAGATGTAACACCTGCTACATAATCACCTGTAGTATCAGTACCAAGGGCAACACTATTTGCTGCAATTGTAACTGCTACTGTTAATGCTCCAGAAACATATGCTGCTGTACCAGTAACATCACCTGAAAGATTAATGCTATTTAAACTTTTTTGTAACTTACCAAGAGATGTAATAACAGTGTCAGCACTAGTGATAGCTGCTGCTGTTCCTGCAACAGAGTAAGTTGTTAAGGTTCTGTCAAGTACTAAGTCTATGACTGTACCTGTGCTATCTTTCTTGGTTAACCAACCATTTAAGATGTAGGCTTTTACAAAACCTTCACTTGGATTACTAAATGTAGCACCATTGAGTTCAGGAAGCTGTAAAGGCACTAAGAATTTTGATGCCATAATATTTTATGTTTATATGTTAATTGTTACAAATTTATATCAGAACAGGCATTTCTGAAGAAATGGCGTCCTCTACTATAATATAAGAAATAATCCAGAAATATCTATAAAATACTTGCATAATTTGAGAATAACTAGTCACAATTTGTGACCAGTTGCTCAATTACTGCTTACCTTTCATTTGATCTATGATGTAATTAGGATTTATTGTGTTCCTTATATTTTTAATACCAGTCAAATCAATGATGTCTTTTCCTACTTTAGCATCTCCTTTTTCATATGCTCCATACTTACGTCCATAGAATGCATCTTTCCAAACTTCTTGGTAGAATTCACTATCATAAGCTGGATCAGGTTCTTCTCCACCATTGATTGTCATTGCAACTCCATAGTTTAAAGCGTGAGATGCAAATTTTTTAACTGTTTGTAATTCTCTAAGGTATGTTGTTGCTGTGGTAAAGTTCTTAATATACTCATCTCCTCCAGCTCCTACAGGCCACATTGCTAAAGTTTCACCCTTAACACCCCATAAAAGTCTAATAGCATTACCCTCAAGCATACCTAATTCTTCATCCTCATCATCTTTTTTACGCACATACATCAGTGCCATTCTACCAAGAACTGCAAGAATTATCATTGCAATCATATCTCTTCTAGCCTGACCAACCTTTTTAGTTAAGAACTGACCCATTTTATTTTCAGTATTTTTACTCATTGCCGTACTACCAAGTAGCAAATGCTTAGCAACTTCTTTAGAGCCGAATGATTTATTAGCTAACATCAATGCTCTCCAATAACCCATTGCTGCCTCAGAACCTTCCCAGTTAGCACGTAAGTAACCAAATCTATTAAGTAGTTGAGGTACAAGATACTTTCTAAAGAAAAACAACATTTTACCTGCAATATTTTCTTCTACTTTTGTTTGGTCAGCTTTTGCGTAGTTACCTTGAGCACGTCTCATTTCAGAATAGATTGTATTTTTTATTCTGTTTTCATCTTGCTGTGTGTACTCTACATCTTTTCTTCTTATAAGCATTCCATCTTTATCTTTGATATAGATTTCATGCACAGGAACATATACATCATTTCCTTGTTCATCTTTCTGATAAACTGGATTACCTTCAGCATCATGCTTTTCTATGACCTTAAACTTATGGTGATTCATAATAGCATACATTACTGTTACTGCAATTTCTGTATCTCCTTTATCTTGCATCATAAATCCAAGTTCTTGAACATTGGTTAATTTGCCAGCAATTCTACGTCCTTTAGAACCAGTTACTTCTGACACATACTTAATGAAATCTTTCTGTGCAGGATTAAAGAAACGATACAACATAGTGTCTTTGTTTACATCACTTACTCTACCCCAATCTCCAAAGTATTGGTGTAAGAAACCATTGTAACCATACACCTTCTTTTTAGCCCACATGTAATCATCTCTACCATACTTATCACTATCCATACCACCCGCAGCAATAAATGCTTGTACGTTACCTGATACGTAGTTTTTAGTTTGATTGACAACATCAAAACCAATTCTGATTAAACTTGTGTATGCAAAAACAGCATTCATTCTTTTAGCAAGTGCTCTGCTTATTTGTTCTTTTGTTTCAGCTTGACCATATAAAAACTTTTTACGTTCAAACTGTAAGATTTCAATTACGTTGTTTAGTTGTGCTAAACGTTTTCTCATATCAATCTCAATATCTTTACCACTTGCTTCATCTTTTACAATCATTGGTTTATCTTGTGCAATCTTCTTTTGAAGTTGTTCAGCAAGTAATTCTAAATGCTCAATATACATATCTGCTTGAGGAGCAACCTCTTGCATTGCAATATTATAATGTGCTTCAGTAGCGTATTTTATTACAGCTCCAATTGCATCTTGAGTTTGTATATTCTCTGGTAATTGAGTTGTAAATCTATGTCTAATTTTAGAACCATGACTACCAAAGATATTCTCAACAGAATCAACAGCACCAACTCTTCTAACATTTCTATCCACAAACTTTTCAAACTCATCGCTTACAGCTTGTTTTAAACCTTTACCTTTTAAGTTTTCAATTGTAGATGCACTATATCCAGGAACCATGTAACCAATTTTAACTCCTTCAATTCTTGCTTGAAGATTAAAAAACATCTTCATAGTATCATTGTAAAAAGAAAAAAGTTCTTCATCTTTCATCAACTCATTATACTTAGGATTAACATTAGCAGAATTCTGATAAGCAGGATCAACTACATAATGTCCATCACTATTCTTTTGAATTGCTTTTGGCATTGGCATACCATCAGGTGATTTTAAAAAGTCTGGATTTTTAGATGTTTCTTTTAAACGTTTTATCTTATACTTAGGATGAGGCACAGTCTCCATGTATTCTTGTTCAACAGCAGGAGCTGGCATCTTCTCATAATTATAATTTTTAGGTTGTCTATTATTTCTAATATCATACCCAGTAAGAATGCTATCATATTTGTTATCATGATGCATGTTATACCATTTTTCAAAATCAACTTCTTGTTGTCCAAATTGTCTTTCTTCAAAGATCAATGCTTCTTCAGCTTCTTCAACTGCTTTCTTATCACCAGATGTTCTAGCAACTGCAAGTTTGTTTTCAGCTTCAATGATTGAATTCTTATGAGCATACAAAGATTTTACTTTAACTTCAAAGGCGTCATTGTAAGAGTCACTAAGTTTTAAAGCAACAATGCGTTTAATACTTTGTGTAATATCACTTGAACGTTTTTTCTCTTCTGGTGAAAGTCTTCCTGCAGTTTTACTTTTGCTTGTAATAATATCTTCAATTTTTGCATCAAGTAAACTTAACTCATCTATCTCTATCTGACTTAAATACTGTGGTTTAATTCTACCACCTATTTTGTAAGGATTTAAGATGTTTCTTCTTTGCTGCATTAAATCTGTAATCTCAGGATCTGAACCAAATAACTCAGCACGTGCTTCATATAAAGCAGCTAGTTCTTCATACCATTCACTCTTAGGTCTAGTAACAGTATTTCTTTTCTTCCACTTTTCCCATTCTTCTGGAAACTCAGTTTCATATTTAGTTCTAGCGTTAAACTCCATTCTATCATAGTATGACTGATTTACATCAAACTCAAACAGGTTATTAAACTCTGCCATAAGTTCTGCATACTTTGGATTAGTTTCTTTTACACTAGCTCTAAGCTTTTGAATCTCAATTTCAATCTCTTGAAGTCTATCAAAGTCGTGTTCTTCTAGTAACACTTCATTACCTTTACCTACTTGATATGTAATTACTTCAATCTCCAAATACATTTCTTGTATTTGATTTCTGATTTCAAGAGGTATGTTTAATTGAAGTTCATAAAACTTTTCATTATAAGGAAGATGACAGTTTTCCATCATCCACTTTATATAATCATTTTGTTCTTTATTCTTTTTTGCAATAGCATCTAATAAAGATTGTTTGTTTACTGCTTCTTCTGGAGTTTTAACACTTGTGTTATATACAGTTTTAGCAGTTTCAATATCTTTATTTAACTGTTTTATGTTTGCACTAAACTGTTTATATGTGTTTTCATAATCTTCACTAAATGGTCTAAGCATAAATAACTCACTTATCTCTTCTACTTCACCATTTTCTTTTGTTATAGTTGACCTTTTACGTTCAGATAATTTTGCATTTATATCTTCAACAGACATTCTTTGCAAAAGCTTATCACGTTTTTGGTCAAACTTTAATGCAGCTAAATCATTTTGTAAGTTTAATCTTGCAATTCCTTCAGCATTTTTAAGCATCATTGTAAATGCTGATATTTCAATTCCACTATTTGATGCTGAAGCAATAAACTTGTCCAACATTAAATTTTGCATCCAACTGTTTGTGTTAAAAGCATTTGGTGAACCTAAATATAAATCACTAGTTGAGTCAGTAATACCATTAATGTATCTTTCTAATGATTCACGATCACCACTAAGTCCTCCATCTATAATGCTTTGTTTTGTAAGTATCTGTCTTTCAAGCTTTTCAAGTTCATGCATAAGTTCAGGACTTCCAGGTCCCATTCTTTCTGCAAGTTTTTGTTTATAATCCTTGCTCATAAAGCTTAATAAAGAAGATTTAATAGTTTGACCTATACCTAATGCTTTACCATTCTTCAAAGCATCATACTCTTTTTGTAAAATTAAAAGTTGTGCTTGAGTCGCTTCTTTTAAATCTTTGTTTACTTCTTCAAATACTTTATCTCCAATTGATTGTAATACTTTTACAGAATTAAACATTGCTGCTTTACCAAAGTTAGATTGGATTCTTTCTTTATCAGCTTCAATACCAGATATAACTTTCATGATATTGCTATCAACTGTTATGTTATTTTCAGGATTGCTTCTTGCTTCATCAGTAATTTCTTTTATAATATCAAGTACAACTGATAAAGACTTTGATTTTTTATATGCTTCAGATATCTGAGTTCCTTCTTTTGTTGTTAATGAGTTTCTATCTAATTTAAAATTTGCAATTGACTCATCTGACAACGCTGCTAACTTTTGAAAGTCTGCTGCTGTTGCTTCAATAGCAAGGGCTAAATTCTTAGAAAATCTCAAGTTCTCAGAAGATACATTTTGAATTGTATTTAAGATTGCTCTAAAATCTTGTAAACTTTTTGTTCTAGCTTCAAGCATTTCTTGCAATCTTGGATTCTGTTTTTCTTCAGGTGCATTTTTTAATTCCTGAATTCTTTTATAAGTTTCATTAATTTCATTTTCAATAGCATTCTTCAATACTTTCTTTAATGCTTCATCATCTTCTTTTCTAGGTTCAAACTCAAGAGTCTTTGCCTTTTTTGCAATCTTTTCTTCTTCTTCATTTTCTGTGGTTGGTATTTCATTATCAACTACAGATCTTAATTGTTTTAGATTAGCAGCATTCATTGTATCAATGTTCTGCCATTTAGCATCATCTCCTGGTACAGGAACTACAGCAGCATAACTGTAGTAGTTTTCTTCTTCAAATACATGAATTGTAGAACCTAAGTATTTCTTGTTGTCATCTGTTTGATACATCAAAGCAACAATTGATTTGTCTTTTACATCAATGTCAGACTGCATAAGAATATTTTCATAAACTTTAAGTTGTAAAGTCCATGTATCATATGCTGTTCTACTTTGTTTACCAAATGATGGAGATGTACCTTCTTTGTTTGATATTGCAAATGACTTATGTGCTAAGTCAAGAAAAGCTAAATCTGGATTTGCTTGTGGTACTCCACCTGGAGGTGTTTCCATTAAACTCTTAACCTTTTTTGTTTTAAAGTCAAATATGTTTACACGTCCTTGACTATCAATTAATAACAAATCTAAACGTCCAAGTATCTTAGAACCTGTACGTGTAGTACCCATTACTGTAATCTCAGGTAATATTTTAAATCCTCTATCATTATATACAGAAATGTTCATGGCTAATTGTTTTGCCATTTCAAACATGTCTTTCTCATTTAGATTTTCTATAAAGAAAGGATTCTTCTTAGTATAGTTGTCATAAGTTTCTTTAAAGAAATCCTCATCTAGAATATTATGAATAGCACTATCTAGTTCTAAAGACTTTAACTGTGCAACCTCTAATACCTCATGCATAAATGTTCCAAACAACTTAAATGCCTCATACTCATGAGGATCTATTTCAGCACCTGTAAAATCTGCAGAACCAATAAAGTTAGAAACACTGATAGTCTTAATAATAGGCATACCAGATTTTGCTAACTCAATATTCTTTCTAAGAAACTCTTGGTATGAATCATTCATTCCAATTAGTTTATCATAGGTAACTCTTTGTTTTGGATTAGCATCTAGTTTTTGCTTTTCCAAAGATGTTCTTTGCTGTATAGCTCTCTGTAATTTGAACTCATCAGAAGATCTAGATACCTGCTCATCTTTTTCTTGAATCTTAAGCTTACTTAATATAGCTTCAGCTTGTTCAATTGAGGGCGTATTGTTACCATTTAATGTATAAGCTGTCATAGCCTGACCTTCACCTAGTTTTGCAACCAGTTCTTTCCACTCAGGACTATTTGGATTTGGACATGTATTCATATTATAAGCACTTAATTTTTTCTAAAATTTGTTCATTTGACATTACTGCTCTTAGATTAACAATTACACCTTGCGCAGCAGTTTTGAATTCTTCAATTGACATGCGTTTACTGCTTTCATTATAAAGAGCATTTACAACACTATCTGTAAGTTCTAAATTCTCCATATCTATTTCTAACTGAGATTTAGATACAGTTTGTTTTACTGTAGATTCTGGTAGCATTGCTACTGTTTCTTCAGACTTTTTAATTTCTGGTGCAATATACTCTAATTTTTTCTTACCTGAAACATAATCCATATAAGTTTTAGCTGCCTCTTTTGTAAAGCCAATTGAACTTAAACTGCCTGTTGTCAACTGATCTGGGATCAATGTATATTTTGCAGTATACCCTTGGTTTACATATTCACCTTTACCAACTATAGAGTTAATAACGCTTTTGCCAAAACTGTTATTTTCAATTTCACTGTCAACACCGTTTAACAAATACTTTTTAAAACCAACAGAGATTATTAATGGGAAATTGTATTTGTTTGTAAACTTATCAAATGTGATAGATACCTTTTTACCAATCTCATCCATTGTTTCTTTTGTTGCTTCCTTTATGTCTTTTGGAACATCCATGTTAAATATAATTTCTTCAACAGGTTTTTGATTTTCCTCAGATAATAATCTAAAAGTTTTAGCATTTTTAAGTTCTTGACCTGAGAATCTATTCAACACATTGTTTAAGATATTTCTTCTTGACGTTTCACTTTGTTCAGCATCAAAATTAAATGACTTCATTATGTTAGACATAAGACTTGAAGAAAACCCTGTTGCAATTTTAATATTTGAATTACCAACTTCTTTTGTTGCAGCATAAGCCATCTGTAAAAACAATTGATCAAAGAACTCATAAACATCTTTGTCAGTAGCTTCTTTACCAATAAGATCTTTTATAACGTCAATAAGTTTATTTTTATCTCCTTTTGTTTCTTCAAGTTTAGAAATAAAACTATCAATGTAGTTTGATAAAGGAATCATCATTCCTGGATCTAAATATTGTAAGAAAGAACCAGCTTTATATTGAAGACCTGTCTTTGCTAATTCATGATAAAATAGTTTTTTAGTAAACATGTTTTCATTTCTCAATAAGAAACTAGCATCATCAGAAATTTCATCAGATAAGTTTCCAGAGATTTTAGACTTGTTTATCATCTTAATACTTCTTTCATTAACATATCCACCTGATGTTAAGAACGCTTTGTTTTCAGAAATATCTGGTCTTAAAAGTTGCAAGAACTTATTATTAGAATACTTCTTTTGAAATTCTTCTAATTGTTCAGGAAGTGTATTTGTAAACCAGTACTCAGGTGTAAACGTATCAACTAAATTCTTATCATCTTGTTCAATAAGAGCATCCATGCTTGTTCCTGTTTTTCTACTACCAGGCATGTTTTTCTGATATTGTTTTAATGCAACATAACTTGTAATAACTTTTGCAATGTTTGCTTTATCAACAAATACAGAATCAAATGCTTTCTTAATTGGAGCAAAGAACTGAGTTCTTTCTAAAAATAACTTTGAAGCTTGTTCATTTAAATCTTCTAGTGCTTCAAATAATTCTGGCCAAACTTGATTTTCATCAAATATTTTTTCTACAGATTCTGGTGTAAAAATACTTTCTTCACCACGTAGTGTTTTTATATTTTCAAAAAGTCTATCAAAGTTTGTAAAAGATGGATTTAGTTTTTTAAACAAATCAATCATTGAACCTGCTTTTCTTATACTATAAGTTTGGTTAGCTTGATCCTTATACAATTGTAATAAGATAATCTTTTGTTCAGCATCAGTAAATTGTATTCTATTTGTTGTCTCTTCTAGATCAGTTGCTTTATCTGTAATATCAATCATAGCTGATACTTCAAAACCAATTTCATCAGCACGTAATGTGTTCTCTAAAATAGATTTTGTATTCAACTTACCAGCTTTAAAATCTACTACTAACTTTTCTTTGTTAAGAATGATCTTATAAGGATTTGAAGATGGATCAATTAAACCAGCTTTAATTAAGTTTGATAATGCATCTTTGTTTGATGTAGCTATATCTTTAATTTGATTACCAATCTCTTTACCAAGATATGTGTAACTTGTTGATAATGATTCTGTTATTGCATATTTACCTGCTTGTACTTCTTGTACAGCTTTTCTAATTTCTGGTATGAAGTTAAATGCAATTGCAAATTCAGGAGATAAACCTACACCTATCATTGCTAGAGTAATTCCAGTATTTACTTCATTCATCTGCAATACAGCAGGAATTGGTTTTTTTGCACCATCTGCAAACATACCAAGTATGTTACCAACCACAGCAATTACACGTTCATTATCAGCATTTATTGTACCAAATTTGTTTAAATAAACTTGCTCAAGATCTGCATTTTTAAAAGACCATATAACATTCTCAGACTTAAGTCCAAGTCCATATTGAGAAGCAAGAGCTACAAATTTGTTTGTATTAGCTGCAATACCAATACCATCTTTAAACATTGATGTATCAACCTTTGATGCAATAACAGCATCTGGTGTATACATATTATACATTGTAGAATACTCATCTAAGTTAAGACCAAAATTATCAACAATTTGCTCAAATCTTTCTATTGAAGAACGTTCATTAACATAAAGATATTTATATACAACTTCATTAGACATGATGTCTAGTTTAGATTGCAAGTTTAAATTTTGAAATATTGGACGTACAGACAATGCATAGTTAGGATTTGCTTCAAATGCTTGTGCGCTTGCTGGCAATCCCATTTTACTAAACACATTTAGTATTGCAGTAGCTTTTAAGCCACCATCTATAAAACGATTTGCTCTACTTACTTGTCTGCCATACTCATTTTTTTGACCACGTTTTTCTACTAACTCTTCATTATATTCACCAACTTCTTTTCCTAGTGCACGTCTATCATCTAATGCACTTCTATCTGAAGGATTGATTTCATTTCTTTTAATTGCATCAACAAATTCTTCTCTTGCTTCATCTCTTATGTCCATTAATTCTTTAATGTCACTTTTGTTGCTTTCATAAGATTCTTTAAGCTCAGAAAAATTCATTGCACCATTAAAATCAGACTCATCAAATCCAGAATGATAAAGAACATCTAAAACATTCTCACTAACATCATAAGAAGTTTCATTTAATAACTTTTTGATTTCCTTTTTAATCAAAGGTCTCATGTCTTGATCCTTACTCATGTACTGAACAAATTCAGCAAACTTGTTTAGATTAGTATTTTGACCACCTTCATATTCACCATATAATTTTGGATTACCTGATAAATCAAAATAGTGTGCAAATGTTTGGCTATATAAAGCATCAACGTCAAAGTCAGAACCTGCAAGTAAATGTACAAGATGAGGAAGTATAATACCATTTAAGTTTGAACTATCCATAAAGTCCACTACTTTAATAGCAACCATTGAACGTTTATCTTCTGTAGGAATACGCACACCAAACATCTTTAAAAGATTTTTCATATAGAATGCTTCATGCTCTTTACTTTTAAATAAAGGTTTAGGCATAATTGCTTCTATAAAATAAGTCTTAACTCCTGTCTTTTTGTCTATCTCTATACTAACTCCTAAAGGTCTTTCTTTTAATAAACCATATCCTTCAGGATTATTTTTATAATTTTCAGTAGAAACAACTTCATTATTTTCATCTGCAAGAACATTCATTCCCCAAGATGAAATATGTATACTTTTAGTTCCAGAACCTTTTTCATCTGTAACATGTTTAGAATACTGTGAAAAGAAATAGTACTCTAGCATATTACGTATACCTGGCAAGTTTGCACTATGAACAGGTTTACCAGAAGCATCAAGATCAAATAGTTTTAATGTTGCTGTATTAGCACCTTGTTCTTCTAAACTTGCACTTATAAGTTCAAAGATTTTACCAACTTGGAAATCTCCATCTTTACGTAATATTGTTTTTAATGTTGCAAGATTAGATTGACCAATTTTTTTAAGACTTGATTGATACTCTACAAGTGTTTCTGTAATCTTATTTAAAGCCTTCTCTTCGCTTGCAGACATCTTAATGCCCTTAGCTTTGATTAATTCATTTAAGTTGATTACATCAGCTGCTATGAGCATTTTACTTTGTACAGAAAACTTAGCTTTATCTTTAACACCAGAGGTTTCTACTTGTAAAAACTTGTACTTGTTATCTATATCCATAGATGATAAAGCAAGATTCAAATAACCATCAGTCTCATTGATCTTTTCAGCTGCAGAAAAATAGTCTAAAGGTAATCGTGTAGCATTTTTAGATGCTGTTGTATCCATTAATTGATCAATCTGATGATACTCCATAGAATTCAAAAGATCATGTAACACCTTACGATGTGGTAATGGTCTAAAGTATTCATGAATATCTTCAACAGTTTTCTTTATAACAGTATCTAGAGATTCAATTTGATTGATTTCTTTTGCCTTTACCAACTCTTGTCTTTCAGCACGCAATGAATACAAGTTCATGTATAAACCATGTAAAGTATCTTGAGCTTGTGTCAAAGATTGATTACTTTTAGGAACAATTATACTTACATCAAGTCTATCAATAAGATTTTCTGATTGTTTATGATAACTATTTCTTGAAGCTGTAATTGTTTTCTTAGGATTGTTTACAACCTTACCTGCTTCCATCATGCGTATTTCTGTTTCAGAAAGCGTGCGATAATGTTTAGCTATAAGAGAATATAAAATATCAGAACTTAGTCTACCCATTGAATCATGCATATCAATTTGATGCATTAAAGTAGTAATACTCTGACCATCAAATATATCACGCATGGTTTTTTTAGATCCAAACTCTGATAACAATTGTTCTTTTATTTCAGATGATTTTATTGTAGTGTCATTTATAATAGCTTGTTTAGAATAATATGGTCCATATTCTGGATGATTATCACTTATAAATCCTTTGATAGTATTTAAATATGCTACTCTATGATATCCTTCTTTCATTGTGCTACCTGCAGCAAGTAACTTTTTGTTACGCTTAAAGTAGTCAGTTGAATCTTTGATATTCATTGCAATATCACCATCAATTATTTCATTAAAATATAAAGCATTCATCCAGTTGTTAAAAAAGAAATCAGTAGCTAATCCTTCTAGATTTGCATTTTGAATTTTATCTTTTGAAGCACTGTATGTTTCTTCAGTAGGTTGATAAGCATTGCTTAGTAATGTTTCAGGTACATTGTTTACAACAATTTTTGTAGGTATAAATGCTGAATCATAGTATGTGATAGGTGCTTTAGGTTCTCCTGTTCTAGCATCTATCTCTAGTTTACCAGATGAATAATGTCTAACAATGGTTTTTTTAGTAAGAACTTTTAAATCAACTAAATTTTTAAGATGCTTGTCTAATTGCGTTTGAGCATAGTTATTTAAAGAATTTAACAATGCTTCTTTTATAGCAGGGTCAAGTTCATTATATGTAACACCTTGCTTTGCAAAATCAGCTAATCCATTTTTATCAACGTTAGATTCTATTTCAGGATTTTCTGTAAAGAAGTCTGCAAGTTTATTAAACTTATAAGCTCTTAAGTCTTTTAATTCAGTATTAACTTTAGATTTATCTTCATTATCCAGAACACCATTATAGTTATTAAGAATTGGTGCTTGTTTACCTGAATCAAAATCTTTTTTATTTTGTTCAGATCTAGCCCATTCTTTTGCAATACGTTTGTATTCTTGTTTTATAACATCTTCAAATGTATCTACAATCTTAAGTCTTTTGTCAGAGTTTAATACTTTACCTTTTGCATTTGCAAATGGTTTGTATAATCCAGTAACTAAATAGTTAGTTTGTGATGCTTCTAATTGGGAGAATGAACGTTGGTATGTTTGTATATTTGTAACAACATCTGAAACATTACCTTCAGAATCTGCTTCCTTTTTAAAACTAGAATGTGTAGTTCTTTTTATAAAAGCCAAATACTGTGTAATATATAATGATTTTTTATCTATATTTTTAAAACTTTTACCATCTTTGATTTTAGTACCAACTGTTTGTGATACTCCACCAAATAAAGCAACATTAAGATTGTCTAATAAAAGTTTTGTTTCTCTTGCTCTAGGTGTATCTTTATTGTTAAGCAAATCAGTTAACGCAGCATTATCAAAAAAGAAGTCTTTTAAGAAATCTTTATAAAAAGGATCATCTTCTAATGTAGCAAGTAATCCTTTACTGCGTATTGATTGAAACAATAAAGTTACAGGAGTATTGCTTACATATCTGTAAATAGGTTTACCTTCTGCATTACGCACTGTTGGTAATATATTACTTAAATCATACTTTACAATATACTCAGATGCTTTTTTAATAATAGTATTAAAGCGATTTATAGATTTATCTTTACTGTTATTATTATCAAGTTCAACTGCAAAATCATTTGTAGAAATTCCTTGAACAATCTTGTCAAAAATATCATTGACACTAAAGAAGAAATCTCTTTCTAAATATTTCTTTTCAGATACAAATCTTGAATGAGCATCATAGTGTGATTTTGCTTTTCCTGTTACATTTAGATCTACTTTATTGTCAGTCTGGTCAATTGCCATAATTGACATTCTTATTAATGACTTAGGAAACTTAAGACCAACATTATTGAATGCTTCATACAGTTCATTTGTTAATCTTTCAAGTTGTGTATTTTGTGTTGATACCTCTGTTAAAATAAAAGGACTAGTCATCTTTTTTGATAACTTAACTAATTCTTTTACTTGACTAAGATACTCTTTATTGTTTTTGTTTTCTTTGTATGTTTTTATAATTGAAGTAAGAAAGTCTTTTTTCTTATTATCAACATCTTGTTTAAACACTTGGTCAATAATTGTAAACCCAGTTGTACTAAGGTTTGTCTCATTGCTTTGAGGATCAATTTCTTCTACAACAGTTTTAGGTTTAATCATTACATAGTCAACTGCTGTTTTATGTAAAACATCAACAACCATGTTATATAACTGTTTGTTTTTTGTTGGTACTCCATCACTCTCCATACCTGTCTCACGACTTAACTTGTTATATATAGCAAGTATGTCATTGCCCATTACATAAAATCCATCTTCAATTTGCCCTTCACCTGTTATTTTAATATGTTCTATAATGTTTGAAGGTTCAATGTCTGCAGAAGTTTGTAATAAAGAACTAAATATCTGTTCACCAGGAATCATTCTTGGAACTTTAATTCCTAATTGTGGATGTACTTGGTCATATCTTACAATAGTTAAATACTTTCTTATCATTCTTGGTAATGACTCTGCATTTATTTCATTAAATGAAGAATCATAATCAACAGATTCAGAAGTCTCAGAATCTAGTTCTGCATCATCATCTGAAATAACATTTTCATTTGCTCCAGACATTTCTTTTTGCATGACATCATTGTCAGCAGATTTTTCATTACTATCTAGAATTGAGTTAATGCTATCAACTTTTTCTTTAACTAGATCTCTAAGCATTTCATAAGATACTTTTCCAAGACTATTGTCTTTTGGCTCTTCACCAGGTACAATAATCATATTCTTTGAACTTACTCTTCCATCATAAGCAGGATTTCCAGTTGTGTTTATGTCAAACAACTTTTCACCATTAACCCTAGCACCCAACATGAATCTGTAGTTTGTATACAAAGGACCCATGGTAGAAAGAATTCTATCTTTAAGTCCAGGATCTGACGCAATCATTTTTGCGTTATCTGGCAATGCTAATAAAACATCAAGATTGTATTCATAGTCTAATACATATTTTGCAATACGGTCAAACTTTGTTGTAAAACTTTCTTTTTGACCATCTTCTAACATGTATCCTGCAAGCATATTAACAAGTTGATCTTGGTCTGCTCTACTAAGTGTGCTTGTAGATTCACCCACCATACCTGTGCTTGTTGTAGATACTTGTCTAATACCATCAATTAACTTATATGCAAACTGACCTTCAAACATTCCTGAAGATATAACTTCATTTTTGTATTGGCCTGTTTTTATCTTGCCATAAACATTATCAATGTATGAGCTATTCTTTGAGAACATTTCCAAAAGCTTTTTCAATAGTGCCATTAACTGACCTATAATTCCTTTTGGTTTAGTGTTATTAAGCATGTAATTCTGAAACCCATCAGCAAGAATTTCTTCTGCTTTAAGTCGTTTCAATACATCTAATGTAAATGAATAGTTACGTTGACGTGCAAATTCCTTAAGAGCAGCTTCAGTAAATTGAGAAGCATTCTTTTTAACACCTGTTACAGCATCAATAAGATTATTTCTTTCTTCAGCATTAAGTAAATGTCTAAACACACCATGAAAAGCTTCATGATAAACTACACCTTTACCTTTAAGAGCATCATTTAAGTAGATAACTTTATCTTTAAATGCACCTAAAACTGTACCATTAAATTGCATTAAAGAAATAAGTTCTTCTAGTGCTACATTATCAATTCCAAATTGTGGTAAATTTTGTCTCAACCATTCAACAGAACTAAGTCTTTCTTCATCTGTTTCAACAGTAACATTTGCATCTTCAGTTAAAGAAAATACTTCAATGTCTGGTAAATCTGATGACTCAATTTGTGTTACCTTTACATCTTCTTTTTCATGAATTTTTTCAGCAACTGTGATAGGAGCTAAAACTTGTTCTTGAACTATTGCAGGTGCAATAGCTTTTGGTACAATTGTAAATCTTTTATAATCAGCTTCAACAATTTTCATGTTGAATGTATTTTTGTAGTATTTATCAGAGTTTTTAGTAAGTGAACTTTTAATTCTTGGTATCAACAATCCATCAGATGTAGTGTCAGCAACAATCCACTCAGGTCTAAATACACCATTTGTGGTAAAGTCTCTTTTTAAGTTATCCATAAATCCAGGAAACATTGTTGTTCTGCTTTCTAACTTATCAACAACACTTGTAATTAACATTTCAGCAAAAGTTTCTTGAGATTGTTCAATTGCTTTTGCAAGTTTTTTAATCACAGGTAACGCAGTTTCATTTTGACTTAATGTCTCTACTGCGTCATAGAATGTTTCTAAGTCTTTTGGATTACTTAAATCTAAATTCTTTAATGCAGGATATGCTTCCTTAACTTCTTTTGTAAGTTGACCATTACCTTTAAATGAATCTGCTAACGTATGAATTTTCTTTTCATCAATTGGAAAATTAAATTGTTGCTTGTTTTGAGAATCATTAATAAATTTATAGTCATTTGATGCTTCATTACCTGTTGCTCTTATTTCAACTTGCAATGTTCCTTTGTTTACATCTTTATTTGATAGTGCAAGATTAACATAAAAAGGTGCTTGTTTTTGATTTTGCCCTTGGTATGTTTTATTGTTATTTTTTACTTTAAATGTGTAATTGTTTTTACCATATTCATTTGTAGTAAGCAATGCTCTATTATTAAGAAGAGTATTAGATAGGTCAATTACAAATTTGGCAAATTCTACTTTACTTTCCATTTGAGAAGTAAGTGGATTGATTGTCATGTAATTAATTTTACCTGCATCTTTAAATGTAAGTATAATGTTGTTTTGATTACCATGTTCTGGTTTTACAACACTTCCTAACACTTTATCTTCAAAGACACCTATTACTTGTTCTGCGTAAGATTGTTGAGTATGTTGTTTACCCTCAGCATCAAGTATTCTTTGGTTACTATTAAGTACTGATCTTAATACATATGTATCACCAACTTTGTTATAAATAAAAGGAATGTCAATTGTTTCTGTTTTAGTAACCTCAGTTCCATTAATAACTGTTACAACTTGTAACGTTTTAACTAATGCTGGATTTGTTACAATAGCATCTTTAAGTCTTCTGCTTGTTCTAATGTTTGATCTTTTACCTGATGCGTCATATGAGTCAAAAAACTCACTTGTAACATCAACAGATGTAGCACCAGCTTCATACTGATTAGTTAATTGTTCTGACAGTTTTGTTTTAAAAGCATTGTACAAATTGCTTGATTCTGCAATCTTTGCAATATCACTATCACTTAATGATTCATTTCCCTGTTTTGTATTTTTAACAGCTAATGCTTTTATAAGATCTTGATGTTCTGGTTTAGAAAAATCAACTCTTTCAGTGCTGTTATCGCTATTTACAAATACAAAGTTATCACTACTATATAAGTAGAATTTTTCACCAGTACCAATTATTTCTCCTACAAGAACAAATTGTTGTTCACTAGACTTAGGTCTAGATACTGTCATTACTTTCTTATTAGGTGAAGATTTTAATGCTGCTGTTTGTGTTGCATTTTCAAATGTTTCATGTTGTCTTTTTTCTAATCCAGCATATTTTACATTTTCACCAGCCACTTCTTGAATACGTTGTACTCTTCTATCAGCAACATTACTTAATTTTACAGCATGGATTTTTATACCAGCTTGTGTATTCTTCATGTTTGATAACTTCTTTTCAAGTTCAAACTGATCAGCTGAATCAACAGCTTTTATAGAAAAACTTGAAAGCAATGTGTGTTGTTGAAATACTTGTTCACCTGCATTACTCTTTGAGTTATCTGCAACACGTGCATCTTTTGCAGAAAGTATTTCTGTTAATGGAATGATTGTTAATGTTCCATCATCATTTATACGTTTAAATTGTTCATCTTCTCTTAAAGCTTCTACCATTTGACCATTAGTCAATGTTACCAAAACATTGTTTAAGTCAGCAAGAGCTGCAATTTCAGACAATGAAACAAATGAAGATGTCATTCTTAAAGAATCTAAAGAATGAAGCACCTGTTTAATAAGAAAATCTTTGTGAACTTGATCAGTAGTATGATCGTTTATTGTATCTGTTATTACTTTTTGAAAATCATCAATCAAACTTTCTCTTTCATCATTTGTAGGAAAAGAAGTTATACTAAAGTAATTGTTTATTGCAGTCAAAATTCCTTCTTGAGAAATCAAATCTAGACGAGTTATGTTCTTTTTAGTTGAAAGAGCATCAATAGCTTTGTTGATTGATTCTACCTTTAACTTAGAAGGTTTCTTTAACCCAAACATTACACTCACTTCTGAGACATAATTAGAAACATCATCCATAAATGACACAGCACCCATAACATTTTCAGCGTTACCAGCATTGTAAAATTTACTATCAATTCCTGACAATCCCTTATAGATGTATGCCATGTTATGTACAGACAACATCTTTTGTTCAGGTGTAAGTGAACTGTTCAATATAAACTTTGCAGCATTGTCAAAGTTATTATATACTGAAGGATCTAACTTTATTAAATTAAGTACAACTGAGTTGTACTTGTCAGTTTGTATTTGACACGCCATACTTTTATATTCTTTGATTTTACCAAGATTAAGAGAAACAGTCAGTTATCTTCCTCAATTCATTTAAAATTGATTCTTCTGTAACAATTCCTCCCTCTACAAATTTACTACTTTTTTCTGATATTTGCTGCATTTCAGGGTTGCTAATTACACTAGGACGCTTTACCAAAACTGGTAAATTAAACCTTGCTGTCATAGCAGCACCTGCTGAACCATGTCTTACAATTGGTTCAGTTACACCCATTTGCTTTAAATACTTTTCAATTACTTCTTTTGCTTTATTAAAGTCTTGTTGATTTCTTATAGGTAAGTTATCAAATTCCTCTTTTTCCTTTTCAGTAACTGTTATTCCAAGTTCATTAACTAATGCTGAACCATTTATGGATACAGTAGTTGTAACAATTTCATTGTTTTGATCTCTAAGTAGCTCATAACCATTCTTTAATTGGTTTACAAACCATCTAAGTCCATCTGTAGACACACTAATGTCTTCTGAATACTCATGATAAACAGGCATCATTGATTGTAAACCAATTGCCATTTCTTTTATTTTAGCTTTATTGTTACCTAAAGAATTTAATTTTGAAGTAAACCTTTCAGTAGGTTTATCATTCTCATAGACTCTCATGTACCCTAGATACTCATTTTCATTTTGAGCTGCAAAATATATGTCAATTGTTTCTGTATCAATATTTTTGTATCCTACATAAACAACACCATTTTTTTCAATTATGATGTCTCTCATGTAAGCACCTTCTAACTTGCCAAAAGCTTTACCATTTTCTTCTGGTGGTGTTAAAGGAAACATGTCATCAGCAAACTCGCTAACTGTTTGATTTTTAACAACTTCAGGTTTTAATGATTGTTGAATTTGATTATGTAATGTTTGTAAACCTTCAAGAGTTAAACTTGCAGAAGTTGAAGGTGTTTCTGTTGTATCAAATAGTGGTAATTGTAAAGCACTACTTGGTTCAATGATAACTGGTTTTTGAGCAACTGCTTCTAAAGGCTTTCCTAAGACAATAGATTTGCTAAGTCTAGTTAAAAACTTTTTACCTTCTGGTATTTTATTGAACTCTTCTAAAGTTTTAATCTCAGTATTGTTTCTTCTATTATATCTATCTAATGCCTTCTCACCACGCTCACTCATCATTTTTATCTTATCAGATGCGTCTTCAACATTATCCAACATAGGAGCAATGTATTCTTTTGCAAATTCAAGATTTGTTTTAGTAGCATTTAAACTTGCAGATAACTCTTCAGCTTTTTCTTGAGACTCAATTTTGTCATCTGTTACAGTATTGTTATTTTTATCAACAACATCAAATCCTGATTCTGAATTACCAGTTACACTAAACTCATCTGTAGAAGGAAGATTAGTTTGAGAATACATCTGTTGTAACTCTTCTTCTGTCATTGGTGTTTCTTCAACAGGAGTTTCAATAATAGGTACAACTGGTGTAAATGTATCTTCTTCAGTATCTACAGGAATAACTTCCTCAGCTTGATCTCCTGCGTTAATTGGTGCATTTCCCAAACCTTCTGTTCCAGGACCAACTGGTGTTTCTACAACAGGTTCTTCAGTCATTGGAGTTTCAATTTCAACTTCAGTTTCTTCTTTAACTCCTGTTGTTTTTTCAACAACTCTTTTAACTTCTTCTTTTATAAAAGCTTGAATTTCAGTTATAAGTTTTTGACCATATTCTTTATTTTCAACACCAGCATCCTTATTAGAAATAAGTGTTAAAAGATTTGTATAGGATTCATAGTTCAACAAGGAAGTAGCAAATTCTTCAACTGCTACTTGAATTTGTTCTTCACTAAAAATCATAGCATATTCATTCTGAGCTGATAATAATCTTTGTTCAAGACTTTTTTCACCCATCATCATTGATACATTAAGAAACAATGATAATTGTTGTTTGAACTTACCATCTAGCATTCTTGCTACAGTTCTTTTATAATTTTCTGGATTTAATAATTGATCAACTGATCTCATGTAGTCAGCTGTATCTTTATCTAATCTCATGTAATCATACACTTTTCCAAAAGAATCTCTTAATGTTTGTTCAGAAATTTCAACATCAGAACCAGCTTGTTGATTTCTTATATTCATTAAGTTCCTAAAAGTATCTAAAACTTCAGGATGATCTATGCTATATAAATCTTGTTCTTCTTCTGACAATACATATTCACCATTCTCATTTACTGTTTCAATTTTACCTCTATATTTTTCTCCAACAAATACAGTTGTTTCATCTTCAGTGATTACTTCACCTTCTTCATCTACTTGTACTATATCTTTTCTAGTAGCCCAAAAAGTTTTCCATTTTTCAACATTTTGAATTTCTTTTTCTTTTAGCTCAATTTGTTTTTCAAGTTCCTTTTTAGTTGCTGCATCAATATCTTCTGATTTTAAATTGTTTTGTAAATTAGCCAATTCAGAAGCCATAAAATCTAAATCAACATTAAGAACCTTTTCATTTGTCAAAGTTCTAATTGCATAGTCAGCAGAATTACTCATACCTGGCATTGCAAGAATATCACTTGCAACTTGTTTTGCACGATTAGCTGACATCTCACCTTTAACTGCATTTAATGCAATAATCTGAATTGCTTCATCTTGTACTCTACGCGTGTAACCTTCTATAAATCTTCCTCTAGAATTATCTGAAAACGCAAAAGGGTTTGCTAAATTATTCTTAACATGAGATGTAACGTTATCTATTGTGTCAGAATACTTTTTAATATCTTTTGCAACAGCTTCAGAAAACTCTTGAGCTGTAGCATACTTAGTATCTTCTAATTTATAACCAAATGACTTTTCAAAATCTTCATTTGTCATTTCAACACCCATTCCCTTTACAGCATTGTAAAGCATGTCAATTGAATTTGTACGTTTGGCACTTGCAACTGCACTTAGTAAGGCATTGTCTTTACCATTTTCAAATTCATATCTTGAACCTTTGGCAGCACCTTGAGCAGTTTGTTGAGCTGCATCTACTTGTGCATTAAAGTTAAAAACCTTTTGTTCAAACTTACCTTCATAAGATTGTTTAAAAAGATCATTCATTCTTTTTAAATCTTCATCAAGTTGCTTTTCTGCTTTCTTTAAAGGATTTGCAGCCTCATCAGCTTTATATTGATTATTTATGACAGCTCTATTTGCTGCGTCTAAAGAACGCGATGCAACAGCTGTTGGTAGTCTTATGATAGAACCTGTCAAGGCTCCCATCAAAAATGTTTTTAAACCTTGTTTTGTGAACTGATCTTCAGCTCCTTTACCAAACGCTTCAGATAAAGAATACTTTGTACCATTCATTTGGCCAGCATAATAATCTCTCCAACCTGCAGCTGTTGTTTCTTGTAAGTTTTCTTGTAAACCTTCTACAATTTCAAACGCTAATGCGTCTTTTGCAAATGCTTTACCAAATTGATAAAGAGCTTGTTTTTTTCCAAAGTCTTTTGCAACTTGACCTAAGACACCATAAGTACCAGTTAATCCTTTTTTGTAAAGTTTAGCAGCAGCTGCTTTTCCTTCTACTCTAAGAATTTGTTCTGCCATATCATCAGCAATCATACTTGCAGGAATAAACTTATTAAATAAAGTTCCAAACTGCAATTTGTTTGTTGCTAATAAAATAGCCATGTTAGTATTAAAGTTGGAAGAACTTGCTTGCATTGAAAGACTTCTCATTTTTTCAAAGTCTTGTGCACTTGGAACTTCTCCATTATTATCAATTTTATACTGCTGAACCATTTTATCAAGAGTATCACCATAAGATGTTACTGCTTCAAAACTAGCTTCAGTAGCTGCCATGTTCATCTCTTGACCAACACGTCTTAATCCTTGTAAACTTAATCCTAGTACTTGACCTGCGCTTGCACCACCTTTTGTGGCAGCTGCAACTCTTTCACCATATCTAATACCAGTTCCAAGTAATGGCGTACCCTTTAAAAGGTTTTCACCAAATTCAGAAAAAGATTTAGACTTTAATGTTTTAAGCCAACTATAATTAAATGCTTCAAAAGTTTGAGCCATTGTTGATCTTAATGGAGCAGCACCAGCTGATGCTATTTTGCCTGCCTCATCTATCTTATTTAATACTCTAAGTTCATCTACACTTTTTGCTCCTAGTTTACCAAAACCTTCTAGAACATCTTTACCAAAAACTCTAGCACCACCTAAAAATCCTTCTTTTGCAGTTTGTCGTGCTGCAACACGTGCTGCTTGACCTGCAGCAGTAAGAGCAAATGTTTCAGCTCCTGCTCCACCAGTCAATGCTGTAATAGCAATGTCAGCAGCAATTTCAATACCAAGTCCTGCAAAAGTTCCTAATGCAAAACCAGCATTACCAACAAACTCAGACATTGTTCTTTTAGAAAAAATACTATCTTCATTCTCAGGTTGTTCAAACACAAAGTTTTTCTTCATGTCTATCTGATCCTTATAATATGTTTCCATCATTGTTTCCTCATCTGGTCTCATTTTATCCCAGTCCATAGAAAACAATGCATCAGCCATACGTCCATAACCTTTCCAATAATCTTTGAAAGTATTACCAAACTTATAGCCAAATGAGTCAAAACCTTTATCTAATGCAGAACCCCATGTTTCTTTATCAGCAAATTTTTGATAGTTTGTTGGATCAAATGCATTAAAATATCTACCCTCAAATCCTTTCTGATACATGTATTTATCAGTTAAAGAATCAGGAGCAAACCCCATAGAACTTGGTCCTACAGGTGCAAATGCTTTTTGTGTTAATGATTGTTGAGGTACTGAAAATATATCTCTTGCACTATTTGCAGTTAATGAATTAAACATTAAACTGAAACTATCATCTTTAGCGTTTTTAGATGGATCAACAGGTGCAGATTCCAATGGAGATATTCTATCATCCACAGGTGGTAATGCTTCTTGACTAAAATCAAATGTTATATTCTCTGCCATTATGATGGTTTCTTAATTTTATTATTTGTTTTCGTGACTTACTCTAGATATGATATAGCGATCAAATATTGATTCTATATAAGTATTAGCTTTTATCAAGCTTTCTACATCATTTAAAGTATAAGGAACCATTTCACTTTTTGTTTCTGTCTTTTGAGTGTGAGGATTATAAATTTGCACATTAAAAAGAAGATTAGGATTACCTTTTGCATCTTGTGTACCAACAATATTATAGTCAAAACCAAATTGATTATGATACTCATTTCCAGATACTCTAGCATTTGGATTTGTCATAAAATCATCAAGAACTCCTAGTGACTGAGATGTCACTGTATTTCTTTGAGTATATGCGTTAAATCTTTTTAAAGCTGGATTACTTTGAATTGATTCATATGGTAAAGTAAATGTTAATGTACCTGCACCTTTTATACCTAATTTTTTACTTATCTCAGTTTTCTGAGAAAGGTTAAGTTGTACTTGTGCATTTTTTCCATCATAGAATACATTGGCTTGATCACCAAATAACTCAGATAGATCTGATGCATTAAGATTCTTTAACAACCCCATATCTATTGCTGTACCATCAGATGCTTTAATTGCTGAAACTGAATATGGATCTTTTACTAATACCTCAACCTCAGCAGCACCTAACTTACTAAAGTTATAACGTTGACCTACAGGTGTTAATCTAGATGAATATTCTGAAGTTACTAATCCTTGCAATCTTGTTTTAGCTGCTTCAGTTACACCAGAAAAATCTATATCATATCCTCCTGTTGCAAGCATACCTCTGATTTTTGCACCTCTGTACATTTCTTTTACATTACCATTTTCATCAACTACTTCTTGAGAAAGTCTCAACATGTTTTGATTTAAATTTTTACGTTCAGATTCTAATACTTTAAAATTATCACTTGCAGAAACAAAAGATTTAACAAATTTTTGAGCATCAGAAGTTTTATGCATTTTAGAATACTGACCAAGTTTTGCAGTAGCAGCATTATATGTTGCACCAGCTAACATGTCTAACGTTAAAGATGCTTGGTTTTTATCATAGTTCTGTAAATCAACTCCTACTTGTTTTCCATAAGATTTAACTACATTCCATTCTTGAGCAGATAAGTTACCTTTAGCTTTCATTTTAGAAACAGCAGCTTTAAACTCACTATACTTATTAGCATCTTCGTTTAATACAAGAAGTGCTAAACCATTCTCACCATTAAATGTGTTCAAATAAAGTTTTTCTTTATTCTTACTCATTGCTTCAGAAATCAAATCAGCACCATATTGTTTTTCTCCAATACCTGGACCTAAAGCTTCTTCTGATGGAATATATCCTTTTCCTTTTAATGCAAGAATTTTTAAATCATTACTCATTGCAGTCTTTTCTTTATCCCAAATAAGTTTTTCTCTGTCCATAGAAAGTCTTGCTCCTGCAATTTTCTCTTGTGAAGCAACTCTAAACTTTGTAGCCCATGTTGTATCTGGTTTATATTCAAGTGATTGTTTTGCTGTTGCAAATGTGCTACCAAATACTTTTGCAGTATTGTCTCTTGCTTCAGATGAAAATAATGAATATAAATTTGATGCAACATACTGTGGTCCTTCTTGTTGCATTTTTGCAACCTCAGACTTAGCACCATCAAGATTTTCTTTATATGTGTCACGTTTTTTAAGCAACTCCATATAATTATCTTTAACATTTGCTAATGTTGGTGGAAAACCATTTGGATATTTTTTTTCATAAAGATCAATTTCATCATCAAGTTTTTTAAGTTCTTTGTCAGCTGTAATACCTTCAGTTGATACTTTAGCATTTATAACTGGAAACATCTTTTGAGAAATCTTTTGAACTGCTTCATCTCTTGATATGCCAGTTGTTGACATTTCATTTCTAATTGCAGATTCAGCAGACACTCTACCCATAACTTGAAACTGTCTATCAAACTTATTGCCCATTGTAGCTTTTGCCCAATCTTCATAAATAATAGATGTAGTAGGACCATTTATTTTTTTCATAATATAACCACGTCCATCAGGACCTGATTGTGTAATTTCTAGACCTGCTGCTTTTGCTTCTTTTCTTAAGTATTCCATTGTGTCTTCAAATGGAACAAACTCACGTGGTTGTATTTTTTGTACAGAACCATCTCCTCTTTTAGCATTTCGCAAATCATCTTCTGCAAATGCTATATCCATTTTACTATATTCATTGTACATACCACGCATTTTAGGATCAGTACTATTTCTATACTGTTCCATTTTTTGCTTTTGTGATTGATGAAACTTTGTTACTGCCATGTCATACGCCATATCTTGATCCTGAGAAATAGGATCAATTAAACTTTGCGCACGCATTATATTAGTAGGATTAGAAAGATCAACATTAGAAACACTTTTTAATGCTCCTTGTAGCTTTTTAAAAGCCTCTTGTCTAAAAGTTTCATTGCCAGAATTTGTCAATGCACTATTTAAAACAGAGTTGTAAAGGTTTTTGACCATGCTAAAACCACGATCATATTCAGCCTGTCTTGTACCATATACCTGAGTCAGAAACTGGTAGTCAGGTTTGTATAGTTGCATTGGACCAAGTTGATCAGTAAGTCCTTTTATAAATGTTGCCATGTGTTATTTCTACTTTACTTTTAATTAATTATTGACCATCATCCCAAGGTGTTGGATTGTATGCAGCAGGCATTGTCATACCACTCATATATGCTTGCTGAAAATTATTCCTCATTGAATTTGATTGCCTAGAAGGTTGTAATACCATGTTAGATTGTTTATCAGCATGTAATCTTGCACTCTTATCACCCATTATTGGAAGAGCTTGATCATATGCTTGTTTCCAAGCACTTAACGCTGCTTGTGAATTTCCAGCCATATTGTATCCTGCGTTAGTACCACTTCTTGCACTACTTCCATATGGATTTTGATAAACATCAGGAGCCATTGCAGTTCCTTCATCTCCAAATATTTGTCTTCCTTCACCAGAAAATTCTACATCACCCATAATAGGATCAATATATACTTGTGGAAATAAAACATTTTCCATTTGTTTTTTTCTAAACCAGTTAGATGTACCATTGTTAAATGCTGCAATCTCTCTCCATTTCTTTTGTTGTAAAGAGTTATCATATTGTTGATTCAATGTTGCCATATCCTCAACATACTTTTGACGTGCATTTTCATTACCAAGTATTTCTTGATTCTGAACTTGAGCATTTGTATTGTATGCTTGATTAACAATTCCAATGTTTGCAGATTCTGTTGTATCTAATACGTTTGCAGCATTAGCAAAACCTTCACCAGATGCACCTAAAGTTGTAGCTAATCCTACATTACCATCAGCAGTATTTTGTACTTGACTTTGGTATCTTGCCATTTGCTCTTGATTAGCAGCAAGCTTTCTTGTAGGATCTAATAAATCATAACCTGGTGTAACTAAGTCAATTTTACCTTGTGTAGGTTCATAACGATTAACTTGATCTGTTGCAGTTCCAACATAGTTTACAATATCTTGTAACCACCATGGTCCATCTTTCTTAGGTTGTTTTTCAGAAGGTGTTTCTGGAACATTTGTAGTTGGTGTTTCTGGTGTATCTTTTACTGGCTCAGTAGGTTTTTCTGTATTATCAAAAAATCTAGGTACAGAGTATGTAACTTGACCAAATTTAGAATCTCTAAAGTAAGGGTTAGTTTCTTTGTTAGAACCAAGTGGTGCAAAGTATGGTACTCCAAATTGTTTCATTGATTTCTCATTGATTGTATCTTGGAACCAACCAGCTGCTTTATCACCTGTTTCTCTACCTGATTTTAAATCTTTTTTAAGTTGTTCAAATCCACCTGTATATTCTTTATTAATCCAGTCACCATGTCTATCTTGAAAGTCAGCCCATTCTTCTGGAGACAAATCACCACTAGTTCTAGCAGCAGCATTTCCTGAAGAAAGATAAATACCAGTACCTTTTACATTTGGTTGATTAGCAAATGTACCAAAGTTTGTATTTGTGTATTTAACATTCTGAGCTTTAGATATAATCTGATTAATGTTTTGAGAACCATATTGTTCATTCTGAACATCTGTTCTTGTGCCTTGTGCTACAATTGCACCATTAGCATCTTTTACATACTTTTGGTTTCCTTTATAGTATGCTTTTAAAACAGTACCATTTTCTAATGTAATGTTTCCAGCAAAAACTTCTTGATTAGGATCAACACGTTTAGTACTAGCAGCCTGTGCATCTTGTTGTGTTGCAACAGTAGTATTTAATGTACCATTATTAACTTGAGCTCCTACTTGATATGAATCATATACTGAACCACCTGAAGCAAAATAATTTAATGCGTCTTGAGCTGTTTTAGGCTTACCAGTAGGCTTTGGTTGTTGAGTTGGCACATTCTGTCTTGGAGCATTTTGAGTAGCTTGTTGAGTCTCAACAGGAGTTTGTTTAACAATTGTCTGTTGAGGTGCTGCTACTGGCGCTGGATTACCAAATGTACCAACATTTGTAGAATTTGGAGTTTGTTGTGTTTTTCCTGTATAATCAAATGTATTTGTTGCAACTGCATTGCTTATAACAAGTGGATCTAATACAAAGTTTCCTCCTACTGGTTTACCAGTATTATCAATTTTTTGAACTTTAACACTTGGAGCATTATATGCACCACCACCACCTGAAGGAATTCCTGTTGTAGGACTTACACCTGAAGAAACATTGTAACCTCTAAATGCTGCATTTGCATCTACAACTTTATACTGTTGACCTTTAGCATAAAAAGTATCACCAGGTTTAAATGATTGACCTGCTATTTTTGAAATTGTATTTTTAGAATAATAATCTGGAGAATTTTGTGGAGTTGTTCCAACATAATATCTTTTATATTTATCACCAGCTATTCCTGTTTCAGCATATTTACCTTCTGCTGATTTATTTAAAATTTCACCAAGTTTTTCTGAGTTAACATCATAAGTTCTACCAGAACCATCATCAGCTTTAAATGAAACTTTATCACCTGTTCCCCAACCCCAGTTATCTTCATGTTTAACATATCTAAAAGGAACACCATTTAAATAGATAACAGTATTAGGTGTATATTTTATAGGACCACCATCTGGATATTTTCTTTTCATAGAACCACCATACATCATTCCTTCTTCTTGTCCTTCCATGACTTCTTCTTGAACACTTTCACCTTGTTCCATTCCTGGAACTTGTGCACCTTGTAATCCTGACATAACAGATTCTGCAATTGCAGGAATTCCATCAGGAAATCCTTTCATAGATTCTTGTACTAATGCAAGCATACCCAATTTTTGAGTATTCTTTTTTAGCATCTCAGCAGAAGAACGTTTTTGAATAGCATCAGTGTCTTCACTTTTTAAGTCTTGAACAAACTGATTGATTTGATATTTCTTTGCAATTTCTGCAGGAGTATAACCACCTTTCTTTTCTTTTAAACCAAAGATAGATTCAAGGATTTCTTTATCCTTAATCTTTAACTTCTTTGTATCAGAAAATATAAATGAACCTTCAGGAATATTTACAGGCATACCACCTTTAGAGTGGCGTTTACCTACAAAAGTAAATTGTTCTAAGAAACCGTCTTTGTTGATATCACCAACTACTGTTTCACCACCTTCTACTTCAATGTTAGCTTCCTCTTCAGAAGTTGCACTCATAGTATTTTTAACATTACTTGTGCCTTTACCGCTATCAGTAAAACTAACATTTCTGCCAACTAGACTATAGTCTTGCTGATCTCCAGGTTTTGGTGCTTTTTTAATTCTAATCTTTTGCATAATAAACTTATGAAGTTTAAACTTTATTATATTGTAAACCTCCTACATTTAGAATTTACAAATTTAATTTGATTTTTCCAATTTTAGAAGGGTTTTTCTATATTTTTTAGTCAAGATATTCTATCTCTCCACCCATTGCAAGAATGCGTTTTATCTCATCTTCATCAGCATAAAACTCACCACCTTCATTGTATTGTCTTGTTGCTGGAATAAAAGGAATTAATCCTCCATATCTAGCTGATGACATTTTAGTACCAAAGTCTTGTATTGGAGTATTTGCAACAAGTGCAAAGTTTGATGCTGGACCAGCGTTTAATGTGTAGTTACCAAATGGATTGATTGCGTTCTGAGGATTGTATCTGTTCATTGTATTGCCAGTTTCTCTTAAACGTTGCTCATATTCTTTTTGATAATCAGCAGCACCAAGTACTTCATTTGCCATACCTAATCCTGCAAGAGCATTGTTTGCAACCATCATACCAACTCTATCACCTTTAACAGTTTGAGTAGATTGTTTCGCAATAGCAGATACATCACCAGGTTGTGCAGCACCACCAGGAGTTTGAGCTACTTCAGTACCTCCAACACTTGTTGCAACAGCAGGTTGAAATGATGAAAGGTATTGTTGATAATCATTCATATCTCTACCTTCTTCACCCATAAGACCTCTGTTATTTTCAGCCATCCATTCATCAAATGTTAAAGGTGTTTGACCTCCAACTTGATATTCTTTCATTGAACCACCATATCTTGCTATGTTATCAATAGACTTTCCAAGAGGAACATTACTATCAAAATAACCAGGACCTATTGGACCTGAAGGAAGCATTTCATTCTTTCTTCTCATCTCATCTATAGGTGCTTCTTGGTACATGCTAGGTTGTGAATATTTTTTCATGAAGCTATTTGGTTCTTCTTTTCTTTTATTTGTAACATCTTGCATTGTTCCAGATTCTTTTGTACCAGGATTTACAATATATTCTGTTGTTTTAGGATCAGCAAATAATTTTTCATAACCTAATATTGCACCAGATAAACCTGCAGTAGCTCCAGCAATACCTTTAATCTTACCAAGTAATCCTTTGTTAGGTAAAGCCCATACCATTGATCTAGGATCTCCTAATACGTTTGCCTTGGCAAGTCCTCTGTTCCATGCATTGTTTTCCAATGCACCTATTGTATTTGATTCAGTCTTAGTTGTTCTTTGATCTCCAACTCTGTAGTTTTCATAATCATACATTGAATTTCTATTAGTGTTAGATGCATCTGGAAAAATAATATCTCCTGGTAACATACCTTTAGCATTCAATGGTTCCCCACCTTCTGCCCATGTGCCAAATCTTTTATGCCAATATAATGGTGAGAATGGATCTTTTGCTTTTGCAGAATCTCTTCCACCCATTCTATCCCAGAATCTATCTTGGCGTTTCTCAGAACCATGTTGACTAAAGTCTTTCATGCCTTTCCATCCACCATGTACAACTTTGTACTTATCATCTTTCTTTGCAAGTACCATCCATTTCTTGCCAGGTCTTGTAGATTGTTTTTTAACACCTACTTTTGTGAAACCCATGTTCTTATAACGATCAGGCACTGTGCCACCAGAAGCCATCTCATACATTTGTCCTCCAAGTTCCTTAGCAAAGTTCTTAGCAAAGTTAGCTTTTTTTACCATAGCTGGAGAATATTCTTCCTTATTTGATAAAATATGTGTTGCAGCTCCTTGTACACTCATTCCCATTCTTGTTGCTTGAGCTTTAAATGTACCTTTTTTCTTAGGATTAATTTTAATACCTCCATATTTCATTTCAGCATCATCATCTAGAATACTCATCATATCATCAAAGTCATCTTCAACTTCTCCATCAACAGTTTCTAAATCATTATCTTCAATGTCATCTGATTCTAAATCAGCATCTTCCTCTTCTATATCAGATTCTTCAACATCATTTTTTGCAGACTCAATAAAAGAAGATGCTTCTTCTTGTGAGATACCTCCTGCAATCATCATGTCCATGATCTCTTCTTCACTTGTTCCATTTTCAAGCATCATTGAGATTTCACCCAATGCATCATTTATATCAGGACCTGCCTGTTGCTGAGGTTGCATATTTTGTTGTTGCATTTCTCCACCTTCTTGTTTAGCTTTAATACGTTTCATATTATCTATTTGTAATTGCTTATTCATTAATGCATTATTAATAAGCTTAAGGCGTTGTTCATCTGTAAGTCCTGGTATAGAACCTATCTGTGCACCAATCTTATTATTATAAAAATCCATTTCTCTACCTTCAGGATTATTGTGATACATTTCATACAAAGCACCTAATGCTCTTGATCCATATTCTCTTATTTTTTGTTCTGAACCAGGTAAAATTTCATTCATAAATGATGGTACAGGAAGATTAGAGGCAACACTTGCTGCAGAACTTACATGTCTTACAGCGTCTAATGGTCCTTCATTATCTTCACCAAATCCAAATCCTTTTGCTTCAGCCATATCAGCTGCTTTATTTACAAAAGGTGCATACAATAATTTGTCACCAAACTGTCTAACATTTTTATTAATTCTTCTTGCGTACTCTGTCATTAAATCTGCTTCACCTGTTGAACCTCCTGTTTGATAATTTTGAGCCATACTTTCATCATAAGGATTACTAATGTTTTCTCTTTTTATATTATCAACCTTTCTACTATATATACCAGAAACTCCTTTTTTAATCATTGAGTGTGCTTCAACATTATCTATAATAGACTCTGTGCCATCAGGATTTCTCATAACATACACTTTATTATCAGGAGTGTATTGATTACTATCAACTGACATAGGTTTTAAAGAAGCATTATCATTTGCATCAATATTTGAAATACCTCTTGATGGAATTGTATCCATGTTTGATCTTTCAAGATAATAAGGTTGTTCAGGTTTTTTAAAATTATAAACCCATTCTGATGAACCACCTGCATTAGGAGAATATGTACCTACTTGTCTAGTATAATCTATCATAGGTGATGTCCTAGTGCCAAGACGTTCATTTATATAACTAACATAGTCACCTCTTAACTTTCTATACTTATCTTTATTATCCTTACCTTCAACTAACGCAATGTTATATTTTACATCTTTTTCATAATTATCATCACCATAAACTTCTTTCTCTTTTTCTAATCCACTTGGCAAACTATTATGAAAATTCATAAGTTTATTTTTCAAGTTAGTACCTGTATTAAAAGCACTTAAACTATCACTATAATTTTTAAGTCTTGGATCATTACGGTCAGTTACAGGAATAGAAACTCTTCCTCCTTTTTGTGCTTTAGCATTAATCTTACGTTCTTGCTCTAACATTTCTTTTGTAGGTTTTTTACCAGAACCTTTATTATCTCTAATGTTATCCCACAATCCTCTCTTAGAATAAGAACCATCTGCACGTTTAATCATCTCACCACCTTTTTCCATTGGTGTTTCAACAACATAGTCACCACCAAATAGATATTCTCCACCTGGCATCATCATTTGTGAGTTACCTAAATTATCAACTCCTCTCACAGGAAAGTCTACACCTTTCATTGTAATCCTATTTGAAGGAATTACATTAACAGGATTATTAACATCAGGGCTATTGTTTTTATAACCCTGTGTGCTAATAAATTTCATCAATATTTTGTTAGCATCTTTCATTATCTTGAACTATTAAGATGTTTTGAGTTTGTTAGTTTTAATATCATTTTTTTGTCACCACTTACATTCTTGCGTAAGATTACTTTGTTTCCATAATGTCTAAACTTTTTATGTTCAGTTGGTGTTTTAAAGTAATTTACATAATCTGGATTTATTGTTCTTTCATAACCAGAACATTTTGTAATCCACATTGGTATATCATTTCCTGTAAACTCACCTCTATCCTTTGTAACATCCCAAAACTGATTAAATCTAAACTTGTTTTCTTCTTTAGAAAAAAGTATGTTAATACCATTTGCTGTTGCTTGTGGGTAATTAACCAACTCTAATGGATTGTTCTTGCCTTTAAGTTTAAGTTTTAATAAACCAGACATTTGTTCTGAGTTATGTATAATTGCTCTGTCAAAGTTTTCATCAAGAATATGATTAAAATCTTTACCATCATTAAAGAACTTATATACGTCTAGTGTATACTCTATGCTTCTAAGTGTTGTTACACTGTTAGGAGTTGTCACAGGATACTCTACTTCCCATGGATAATCTACACCATAGTAATTAGCAAAACTATCCCAGCGATCATTGTGTTTCCAAAAACCATTACCTTTAATTGTAAAGAAGTGTTCATGTGAAGGCATCAATAAACTAGGTTTCCAATCATGGAAACTTATCCATAACTTTTGTTTTGGATCATAACTTATTGTCCAACCACATGGTGTAAAACACTTAGGGTCATCATATTCACATGGACATTTAATTAATTCAGGTTGAACTACAATAATCTCTAATTCACAAATGTTTGTGAGATCATCTTTAGTACTTATTAATTGATAAGTAGTATTTATTACAGGTGATACAGTTATTGAATCTGTTGCGTTTACAGTAATATTATTTGGCATAAGCACAACAGAATCTGGTCCACCATCAACAGACCATGTTAATGTTATTGATTCACCTAAATTTATTGTGTATGGTGAAGATTCAAATGTACAACTCAGATCTACTACTGGGCATGGTACATTTAAAATTGTATCAGATATGATAGTATTTACAATACCAGAAAGAGATGTACTTTTTGTACCTCCTGTAGTATCTGCATAAATATTATGTACTATATTTATTGCAAATGGAATAATTGGTAGGTCATTACTAACACCTACACCTGTAGCAATTGGAAATATTTTTATTCCAGCTGCTGCAGCATTGTCTGCAATTACTTGAACTCTTGCAAGATCTACACCAGGATCAAACACATCATCTGTGCCAGAAGGTCTAGCATCTGTAACCATTATGATTACTTTAATTGCTTCTGGTCTAAAAGTTCCTGCATCACCATCAATTGCCATTTGTATACCAACATCTGTTGGTTCTGGTTCCATCTCACCATTTCCTATAGTAACAGCTTGCAATGCAGCATTAAATGATGTAATGTTATTTAAAGACATTGTATGTCTTACAACATTAAGTACAATGTTTGATTGATCTACTGTTATTAAACCAAACCTATAATTATTGTTAGATTTTATTGCAGCATCAGCAGCAATATTTACAATACTTTGTTTAATATTTGTCAATACACCACCCATGCTTCCTGTAATATCAATTACAAAAACTAAATCTAATGGCGCTATACAAGGTGTAACTGGTTCCTCTGCCATCAACATAATTGGAGCTGGCGTAGAAAATTCAGGTATAGTGCCTTGTAATGTAGCAGGTCCAGTTTCACCACAACTATAAAAAGGAGAAACTAAAATTTGGTAATGTGCTTCGTTATTTAATGTTTCTGTAAAAGGAAAAGAACCTCTTACATAATTTATTACAGAAGGAAAAGTATAGGTATTTGTAGGATAGTTTACTGCAGTACCAAGCATCAAAATAGGATAAGTCCACGCTAAAGAACCATCAAGATCTAAAACTCCTTTTCTTATTTGAATACCATATTGTTGTGGATTTTCTTGATTACTTGCTAATGTAGGATGTTCCCAGTTTATTGTCAATGTTCCATCAGGATTAAGTCCTGTGGTTGATATTGTAGTAACTGGTACAGGTACACACTCAGTAGGATCTCCTCCACCACCTGTGGTTCCACATGGATAGTAAGGTACACCTGAAGGATCATCAAAATGTAAATCTGATCTTAAAGGAATATAATCTTTCTTTGTAAAGTATACTAACTCATACTGAGGATCATAAATTGCTTGTACTCCAATACCTGCTACAGGATTATCATACAATGGATAATCTGGATATTGACGTAATAATTCAGAAGGTAAGTTTTCAGCAAACCAGAACTTTAAACCATTTCTAGATATCTCATTAAGACTACCTGCGTAATGCATAATCTTACCTGATTTCTGAGAAGCATAAAATAAACCATGTGGTGTATTTACTGCAGATCTTGAAGAAATACAAGCACCATATTCTAAAGCATCATCTGCATTAGTAATACTTTGCATATTTTGTTGGAATAATCCACCATCACCAATGGTAATTTTTACACCACCTTTAGTTTGTAACTGATCAACCCCAACAAATTGTGTAGGTTCATCATTCTCAAATAAGATAATAGCACCAGTACCATTTAAAGATTTTATTGTACTGATTTTTCCTCCAAAATCTTTATAGTTAAGAGGTAAGAAGTTTCTCCAGTTGTCTCGTTTAAGACCTGACTGCTGTTGGAGAGAGTACACTCCACGTTTAGGGTAGTACTCAAAACATGTGCTATAGATAGCTGGGTCATAGTCCCTAGGTAAAATTTGTCCCCAGGTTGCAAAGTTGTTGAATAATTTTGATGTGCTGAGTGATAAGTCATATTTGTTATAAATTGGTTTAGTTATTAAATCTGATCTAAACATTGTAGCCTCATCATTAAATGAGTTACCATATACATCATAGAACTTTTGAAAATCTTCTTCACCATAATCTCTAAATGCCATATTAAGTTCAGACTCAGTATAGAAATCTCTAATACCATTATGGAATAAATATGCAAAACAGTTTCGTAATGTCAAATAAGGTTCAGTACCAGGTCTGTCTAATCTATGAAAATCACTAGGTGTTGTAAAATCTAACTGTGGTATAATAGGAATGTTCAATATTTTTTTAAATGATAAATCTACATCAAAATCAGTTGCATCAAATTTATCATAGTCAATCCAATACCTTGGTACAGGTCCATTTACATAATTTCTATAATTATACTCAGTAGTATTTGGCATATCAAACATCCATGTATTAAAAAACATGTATGGATTTTTTTCAGTATATCTATTAATATAGATGTCACCACCAAATATTGTTGATGTTGAATAAGTAGTTGTTAACTGAGGTTCTGTTGAGTATATACAAGAATCTGTTGGCAGTTGAACTATTGACGTTAATTGACCGTATTGATTTTCAAAATCTACTTTTAATGCACCATAGTAAGCTACAGTATTTGTTATTACAGAATCTTTAGTAGGATTTGAACGATCAATTCCTCCATCTCTAACTCTATGCTTTGTGTTATCTATTATAGATACAACATTTGGTAAATCAGATGTTAACTTAACAGCAACATATTTATTTCTATTAAGATTATTAATTCTATATGTTGCATCTAAATCATGAATTCCTGAACCAATATATTTAGTTCCTGAATCTGCAACTTTTCTTCTAAAAGCATTAGGTAATCCAGAAGGTACATCAGAATTTGATACATTAGAGTATGAGTCATAAAATCCATGACTATTATACTGAAGCATGTATTGTCTTTCCTTACCAAGTTTTCTTAAAATATCTAAAGTTTGATCTATGCCTTGCCCTAAATAGTATACAGCTGTTGTTGCCATTACTAGAAGTCCTGCAACTGCAGCTGTAGAACCTATAATATTTGAATATGCTCCTGCTATTAAATCAGGTACTATGGTTGCTGGTCCTGTATCTCTTGAAGAAGTAGTACCTTTTTCATAACCAGCTCCAAATGGTGCAGCCCAAAAAGTGTCGTGTCCTGTTGTGGTAGTTTTACCAACAGCAGAAACTACTGCAATACCCAATCCTACAATACCTGCTAATATAAAAGCAGCATCTGATAAGATTACATGTTTTGGATGTTTATGAGGATATTCATATTTACCTGTTACTTTACCTCTTTCTTCTGTATAAATTTTAATATAGTTAGAACCAACATAAGGTTTAACAAAGTTTGTTTCTACACCATGAAAAGAAAAATAATTTTTTTTATGAGTATCAAGTTTAGATCCTGATTCAACTCCAGATTGAGTTCCTCTACCTTCATCAAGTATAGAATAGTCATTACTTAAAAAGTTATCAGGTCTAATGTCATTATAAGGATAGTTTTGAAACAATCCTTTTCTTTGAGTATTTCCTTGAATGTCAAACTCAAACATGTTGTTAAATAATCCTTTAGCAACAATAGTTCTATTTCCTTCTCTTGATCCTCTTAATATTTCATATCCTACAACATCTTTTATTGGAGTAAGTGTTTCATCTACTGGATGTTGAACATTAGAAAATTCTACACCTAAATTATAAATATACTCTCCACCTTGACTGTGAATATGAATAGTTTCATTAGAAGGCATCTTGTGATGTCTAATTGGTTTACCACATAATGTTCCCCAAACATCTGGTTTATCATCAGGATATCTTTCTGTTGATTCCCAATACGCCATATCACCTTTAGCAATGATAGCACCACCATCTTTGGTAGTACCAGATGCTACATATTTTGTTGCAGTATCATACACCTGCCATACTTCAGTTTCTGAAGGATTAATAACGTCAGATGTTGATACAGGATTTGTATCTATTCCTGTAGATATTCTACCAGGAATATGAAAAGATGCACTTCTAGCACCAGTCTTATATACCCATCTAATAAAAAATGCATATACTTCATCACGCATATAACCTGTAACATTACCTCCATTGTGATAATAGTCTGAAGGAAATTGTGCAGCAACCCACTGCACTTTTATATCATTTGCTTGTTTTTGATAATTAAAGTATGGTTGTGTAGTTACTCCTGTTCTGATAAGATAGTTATTAACAGAGTGCATTTTCTCACTCTTTTCATATACTATTGACTTCAAAGGTATTAATGCAAGTTCAACAGTTTCTAAACTTTGATTATATAAATCAAGATGTACTGATGTTTGTCTAGTTGAATAGTAACCTATTTTTTTTGCTATTGTTTGTTGATTAATAACTGCAATAACAACAAGTTCATACTCATCATAATCCTTATCTAAGTTGCTTACAATAATATCTAAAGAACCACCTATTCCAGTGTGGTCCCATAATGCTTGTGGTTGACTTGGTATTGAATAGTCTGTAAGTCTTATTCCATTTTCTGAATAAGCTACTACAGCCATATAACTACCATTATTCAATTGACCAGATCCTTGTGCTTTTTTTACATCCACACATGGTTGAGTTACAAGAGGATGTAATCTTAATGCATCACAATCTAAATCAGTTGTATATTCTGGAATAAAACAATCAGGATCTTGAGACAAGTTATTACCTGTTGTCTTGTAAGGAATTCTATCTAAGTTTAAAGTTCTATCAGGATTTAAATTATCTTGAAAGAATGTAGAAAAAGTGCAGTCATAATTTTCTTTTGTAACTGCAGTAATCAAATTAGTTTTTTTAAAACCAAGACATGGATCATTTATAACTACTGTATATGAACAATCTCTTTCATCAAAAATACCAATCTCAGAAGAAACATTATTTGTAGAAAATATAACCCATGAAGTTTTAGATTTATGAGATATTCCAATTACATCATAAGTTGCGTTTACACAAAACTTATTAGAGGGTTCGTTACCAATAGAACCAGTCTCACCATAGTGAGCATTGTTTATGGCATTAACAGCATTAGTCCAAAGACCTTCTGATATGTAAATATCAGTATAGTCTTTAACCATACCTTTATTAAAGGCATTAGTTTTGGCAGCACTTGTATTTGTAAAATTCTCGCTCATTACTCTTTGATGTTGTAATTTTTCTGACGTAATACTTTATATATTGTTTCTGTCAAATGACCAACTAACCATGCTGTTGATTCCTCATCTGTTATATTTATATCTGTTAAAATTCTAACAGCTAAATGATATACTTCATGAGAAATTAAATTTATAGTAAGTTTGTCTGATTCATAAACAATATAATATTCTAATCCTTTTTCACCTGGCATATCAAAAACACATCCTTGACTATCTGTAACGTCAACAATAGATTTTGTTTTTTTGTCAAGATAGTCTTGCATGTCTTGCATTTTCTCTACAACACGTAAGTTTATTACAGTGTCATAGATAGCAAGGTTTATTTTTTTTTTAAATATTTTAGCAGTCATTAGATTCTACTCTTAAACATGTTATAGTAATTGTGATACTGTGCTTTTCTGTTCATCTCCCATGTTTGTTTTAACTCTCTAAAGTCAGGTGTGTTTACAAAAGATAAAGCGTTGTTTCTTGATGATCTAAGTTTTTGTTCTACTAATTGTAAATAATTAAGTACATTTTCACCAGACATATACAAGTTCTCATATATTCTTTGTTTCAAAGCATACTCATAATATTCATTTACCAATGGATGTTCCATTACCAAAAGATTTCCTTTATCATCTTCCATCAAACTTTGGTAGTTGATATAAACAACACCCTCATCAAAGTTTGTTACTAAGAACCCATTTTTTATATAAGCTACATTAGGATCATGACTGTTTAAATTAAAACAATCAGCTGATACTGATTTACTTTTTTCAATTCTTAAAGGTATTAAATTAGAATGCTCATATCTTCTACCATTTAAATTATATGCT